GTTCAAGGTCAGAACGCCAACGGTCACCGGCTGTCACCGCGTCAGCTTGAGATCCTTACCAAGATCGAGGGGCGTTATAGTGATTCAGCACTTGCGGCGGCTCGTTCTTTCGCTTCTAGCTATGGCGAGGACGAGCGTGCCCGAATGATTCAGGTGGCGAACTACTACAACGGTACGTCATACTTTGGCGATCTTGTTGATCGTGTGCTCAATGATACCGATTTTATTCCTACCAAGAAGCAATTCGATGCGTTGACCAACAACAAGTATGCACTCAAGGTGCTCGCTGGCTATGCTACAGCGCCCGCATTTGACGTTGGAGCGACTGTGCAGGCTCGCGGAGGCACAACGCCTATGAGCGTCCGACGCGCTCTCAAGGTCGGCGGTGTGGTCCTTAAGACGGACGAGATTATCAAGTCTGCGTGCAAGGGCAACCGTACATATAAAGTTCTGCCCATCGGCTCGGTCAAGCCTATCACTGTGGAGGAACGTCATATTAAGGTGCGTCGATGAGTATGAGCGAGGTCACTGACGATCTGTTGTGCTCGATGATAGTACAGACGATCAGAGATTATTATCATGAGGGAGCGTGGGAAGAGGTTGTCGAAATGATGGCAACCATTGACAACAATCCTGCGCTTTCAAAGTGCGTTTTCGATGAGGCATTTGGTTTCATCTCAGAGGTTTACGATTGGTACTTCAATGGTGAGGGACCAAAAGATAATGTTAGAATGTTCGACCCTTCAAAGCGTAAGGCGAAAGAGGACAATGACGAGGAAAGAGAAGGATAAATTGTTTACCTCGATAGCCGCATTGTCAGGGGTCTTTCTTGCTTATCAGTTGATGGGTAATGTAGGTGTCGTATTGTCAGTTAGTATTTTATTTGTATGGAGTAAATGGTAATGTCAGAAAAGTGTTGGACCGCTGTAGCCTTTGAGCATGGCGAGACTGGTATGAATGTAGTGAGTAAGGTTGTGACGGCAGGGCATGACAGAGGACCGGCGTTCACGTCGATTGCTCGTAAGCTGCCTTCAAGCTGGTTTCTCGTCGCTATCGTTCCCGGTAGTCATGAGGTCACTTGTCCGAATATTATTAAGGTCGCATTGTCAGAGAACCGCACCGATCTACTGTTTGGCTACGGAGATAAGTAATGTTTGACGATGATGAAATAAAAGAGATTGACGATACACTGTCTGCGAAGGAAGCAGAGGCGTTCGCTAAACAGATTGCTGCTGAGGCTAAGAAAAAGAAAAGACGAAAGAGCAGTAAGAAGCGGAGTTATCGTCAGTGTACTGCTGGTCAGTGTCAGCGCAAGCCTACTCATTCTGTCGTACGTGTTCATGCGACACTAGAGAATGGAATAATAAAGTTTGAAGAGAAACATTTGATACTGCCTTCATGCGAGAAGCATGCAAGGGGTATGCTACAGAGGTTCAAACGTATAGAGGTTCCTAATGTAAGGCTACATGTATTGTGACGTATGCACAAAGTGTATCATTGTGGATCATAGTGGTGCATAGTGGATCGTTCTGTTTAGTAACGTATACATTTTGATACGTCTGTATTAAAGGAGGAAGAAAGTAGGTTATTAGGCGTGTGTGCTAAGGGTATGTACGCTGCGTATGTCAAGCAACGATTGTGTGACAATGGCTGTCAAGGACAGAATGTGTCCGGTTAGGCTGTCAAGTCATTTTATGTCCGTATATGTTTTGATACGGCGCGGTGGATAAGTGTGTGCCGAGGGTGATACTATTTAATGTGACAACGATATGGCAGGTGTAACCTACGTTACCGAGGAATGAGAAACATGGACGAGGATAAAGAAAATATATTGTTAGAGAGTATTAAGGAGAGACTACGCAAGGTAAGGGACAACCCAGCGAAAGTCCTGCTTGTTCCTCCCTTATGCGCAGGGTACTTGCTACTACTCGGCGGACTGTATGCAAACATGTTAGTGTATCATTATAATGTATACAATAAGAGAAAGAGTAGGTAGAACCTGCATTATGCTGTCGCATTAAATGTTACAAAAAGACGGCTACTGCCCCCCTCCCCCCCTGCGCCGGGATCTATGTACCACCGTATACTATTGTATACGCTGCGCTAGATACGCTTTCGTGATCGCTCCGAAATTTTCACAAATTAAAAAACCTAAAAAACTAGTTACTGGTGCGAGGCGAAGAGCAAAAACATTTGACACAAGCGGCATAGTGCGATATGATAGCCGATATATAGCCGAGGACACATGAGTACCAGAAAGAATACCAAGCACACCCTACAGTATGCTGGAGACATTGAAGACGTAGAAAAAATAAAGCAGCTAGCGGAGAGGTTTGCTAATAGAAAGAAGATACACAACAAATATAAGTTGGTAAACGTAGATACGGAGTTGCAATATTTGAACGAGGCGAAGACTGCGGCAAGCGTAGCGCTCATATGGGAGTTCGAGGATGAATCTCAGTCATGGCCATTTATTCGCAAGCTATACCGGTACTTGTCGCTGCGTATGACCGGTAGTGCTGACGGAATGTATGCCAACGACGCGGCGCGCGCGTATCGAGACATGTCTTTACACCCCGAGTAGTTCTATGTACTTATGTGGGTATAGATTATTTTTCAGTCGGAGACTTGGTAAAGCTTAGTGAAGATTTATTCTATCGCTATGATAAGGATGAAGCTTTCTCTATGGCAGGCGCACATTCCGCTTACTATGCCATTGGTATGAAACCATGGATGGTTGGCATCATAGTACGTGTACGCACTGGAGAAGACTACGTTATCGATTCTGAGATGTATATGCCCCATCGATTTATCTACGATGTTTACTGGACTGGTGGCATTGGGCTACGTCGCGAACAGCACTGCGATATATTTGTGATTAGCAAAGTTTGAATTTTCATTCTATTTATTCACATGGGTACCGATGTACGACGACTGATAGACAAGTACCACTTTGCGCCGGGTGACATGGTAATCGATGCAATATCTGGCGAACGTGGGATATTGCTTTCCCGTCGTCGCATGATTGGTGATATGTACAACCCTTCTCCCTTGTTTGTGTGGGAGATCGTATGGTTCCCTCCCATAGACCCACGTTCACTCTCGTCGATTTGGCATCCAAGGGAGTATCCCGAGCATACACTAATGATGTCTATAGAGGAAGGTGACTTCACTTACTACGAATGTCCTAAGTCAAAGTCTTTAATATAGAAAGAGAAAATTTAGGGAAAAGTTTTCGCGAAAAAATAAAAAAAATTTCGATCCTCGCCGTGTTTACCTGCCCGCGCCCATAGTTACTACTGAGGGTGTTAGTTTTACTGGGAGGTCTTATGCATGCTAAACAAGTTAAAGATGGTGTTGGCTGGCACCTTAACAATCACCGCCGTTGCGCTGGGCGTCGGTGCTTATAACGGGGTTCATGTCACTGACATTGAAGTCCCTGAACAAGCGCAAAGTTTTCTAAGCCCATTCCTTCATAATGCAAATGCTTCGCAAGAAGGTCTTGAGGCTACCATCGCTCAGACAAGCGCCGCCCGTGTGCGTCGTCAAGTCCGTAACGCTGCCGTCGAGGTTATCACTCCATTGGGACGTGGCTCCGGTACGCTATTTGAGGTAGACGGTCACTACCTAGTATTTACTGCTGCGCATGTCATTAATGGCATGCCTGTTGTCCAAGTCGCTGGACGCAATGGGGAGACTGTGTTTGGTACAACTATCCTCACAGCGACAAACGTTGACATGGCAATCGTGCTTGTGCCTGAAATGAACTCACGCGAGCCCATGCCGTACAGACCACGCGGACACGAAGACATTGATGATATGGTTGGAACCGAAGTCACGTATACCGGATTCCCATCTCACCACGATTTATTAACTATTGACGGAGTTATTGCCTCAGAAGAAGAAGGCAATCTCGTTATGCACTCATATGCTTGGCCAGGTTCATCTGGTTCAGGTATCTTTGACATGAGAGGACGATTCATTGGGGTCGTCAAGGCTGTAGACATTGGGGTTTGGAGTTATCAAGTCCCACCGCAGTTGGTCGAAGATATGGTATGGATTGCACCCGCTTGGGATATCAGCAAGAAAGAGATTAAACGTCATCTCAGGGAGAGAGGGCAAGAATAAAATAAAATAATATACGGGAGGTGACAGGTGATGAAAAGGTTACTTGTTTTAATCACAGCAATCGCAACAACGTTGAGTGCGTGCCACAATGGAATTGATTATGTCGTTCATGGTCAAGGAGAAGGCGAGACTGAAACAGTCTATATTACTGAGACTGTAGTAGAGGAAGTAGAAGTTCCTGTATATATTGAAGTAGAAGTACCGGGTGAGACTGAGTACGGTGAGATCTGGGTTGACTCTGACACTCAGGTTGCTTCTGTGGATGGTGTTGATATTCTTTGGGTTATCGACACATCAGGGTCCATGCATCGTTATGACGCGCAATTGCTGCTTGGCATTGAAGCAATGATTGAAGCTCTGCCTGAGTCTGGCTGGCGCTTGGCTATGATGAGCAATGACCCTGCAAAGTCCGTCCTAGAGGCACAGTTCCCTCTTGTACCGGGTGACGACATTGTTGACGCAATGGACATGTACAACAACATGCATCGTGGACCCTTTGAAGAGGGCTTTGACGCGGCTTACGAATATTTGGTCAATAACCCCTACGCCACAACGTGGCTGCGCCCTGACGCTGCTTTACTGGTCGTGTTCGTATCTGACGAGGAAGAGCAAAGCAACCAGCACATGATTGACGTATTGGACTGGACTAGTTGGCTGTCCAGCCAACGCGGTGGGTCTGCCTTTATGTCCAGCATTGTCAATGTAGATTCTACGGAGTCTGTCTGCGACTTTACAGTCAACCCCATTGACATTGGGGAAAGATATATGGAAGCAACAAACTTCTTTGGCGGTGTCGTTGTCGATATTTGTTCAGAGGATTGGGCTCCCGGTGTTACTGATGCTACATCAAACGTTGAGCCTTTTGAAAAGATTGAGTTAACATATGTCCCTGTTCAAGAAGATACCATGCGTGTCTTTATTAATGGTGCCTTGAACTGGGACTGGCACTACGATTCTACAGACAATGCTGTACACTTCACTGTGATTCCTGCAGCGCACGATCATGTAGACGTGGCATACCACTATGACCCTGACGACCCTCACCAAAATGGTGGTGCGGGTGCGGACACTGGCGATACAGGTATGTAATAAAAAATGAGTCCACGCTATTTCGATAGCGAGATTGGTGTATTCTTAGTAGGATCACTAGTTCGCATTAATACATACGGCGCTGATGAAAACCACGATAAGATTGGTTTAATCATCAGTGGTGCTGATCCGTGGCGCTTGGATTCTATGGCGCAAGCAATAATAGAAAACTGGTTGTATCGTGAGACACAAGATGACGGATATCTTTTAGAACCAGCATATGTTGTGAGAATAGAAGGGCTCGATTATATTTACTCAGAGAGTGAAATGATTTTGATAAACTCGCCAGAAGTGCCTGAACGGATTGATATTAAAATCGTGGAACCAGACTAGTTCATTATAAGGAGACTTCTCATGACAAGTACATCTAATTTATCGTCGAGCCTTTCAGGAGCTTTAGACACTTTGCTTAGTTCGCTTAGAGCAGCAGCACCGCAAGTAACATGTTCGCTTCACGGCGAAGGCAGCGAATGGTACTACGAGATAAACAAGAGAACAATGATCAAAGTACCAAACGGAACAGAGATTTTGGAAGCGCCAAAATATGGCACTGACGAGCAGGGGCGTGTTGTGGTGCAAACAATCAATGGCGATGTCATACGAGTAGATCCTAAACGAATTCTTAGGTTGCCTTATCACTGATTAGCTAAACTTTGTCACAAACTTTTGACATTTAATAGCGAGTTTGTATTTTTACGAACTAGCAATACTTTTATCCATTCTCGTAGCTATTTATAGGGTACAGGTGTTGCGCGATAGGAGAATACCACACATGAAAATCAGTAAAACACAGTTGACAAAAATGGTCAACGAAGAAATCCAGCAGATGGTTGACGAAGGCTTCTTCGGAAAGATGGGTCATAAGATGGGCTTTGAAACCGGAGAGACAAAGAGGATTGACTCATTGCTAATGCAAGTTGCAAGGGCGCTTGAAGAAGCAACCGGCGACTACGGGCTAGATCTAGATTATGAAGACGATCCGGTTCAGGCTGTTAGCGATTTCGTTGACAGAATCGGTGGACTGTTTATGAGAGCCGGATTGCCAGAGAAAGACTTTGCAGAAGCAAAAGAGTTAATGATGCAAGGGCGAGGCGAAGCAGGAGCTAATATCATGTATCAACATTTTACAGGCATGCGTCGAACTCCCAAGGGCGATGAAGCTAGAGGTATTATCGCCAACAAGCTGCGTGACATTGGAGAAGAGATTGGGAAAGCCGAAGAAATTTTGAGCATTCGATACAAGAACAAGATGGCTAAGGAGCGCGAAGCAGCGTATGAGAAAGAGCAAGCAGCGGCAGACGCGAGGTCTTGGTGGGGCAAGGGCAAAGTGGACGGTCCACGATGGGTCGGCGACAAGAAAGAGAAAGTTCCCCACGGGAGGGCTAGTAGTGCTGTAGGTTCTGCCAACCTAGCATACGGCGAAGGCAAGATTACGAAAGCTGGTCTTAGAAAGTTCATCGGCGAGGTGCGTAATCAACTCAACGAGGATGACGTACAACTGGAGCCCGGTGGCAATTGGGGTCAGCCCCTTCCCGGTGAGGAAGAAGCCGGCATGGTGGATGTGGAGTCCCTTGCTATGGACATCGTTAACCTACTTCAAGGAGTGGAACACAACGATGCAGTAGATGCTCTCACCTTGGCTGCTGAGACACTTGGTCTTGCGCCACCAGAAGAAGAGCCCAAGCGACCCATCGGATTTAGAGAAGGCAAGAGCTTGCCACCGCACTGGCTTGAGCAGGGCATTAAGGCAGATCCTCTGTGTGACGAGAAGGTTCCCGATGGTGCGTCCATGGGCGAATACAAGAAGTGTCTCAAAAATCCTGCGGCTTATCAAAGACCCGAACGTCGTAGCCTTGAAGAGTCGCTTCGTCACAAGTTGCTTGAAGAAAGTTTAAAGAGAGCACTTACCAATGCCCTCAAAAAGTAAAGCGCAGCAACGCTACATGGGCATGGTGCATGCATGCAAGAAAAGTGATTATAAAGATTGCGCCTCCAAAGAGGTAGAGGACACAGCAAGGGGAATGAAAGCCAAAGACGCTAAAGATTTCGCCAGCACTAAACATAAAGGACTTCCTGACAAGAAAGAGAAAAATGAAATGAAAGAATTAATTAAACAACTCGTAAGAGAAGCAATGGACGACATGCAACCTCCACAGGGTCAACCCTTGGAAGGTCAAGAGCTACTGGATGCTCTTGCTTCTGATATTTCAGATATGTTTAAGGATATCAATGGGATACGACCACGCTGGCTCAACTTTAGTGCAATGTCACTAGAAGAGTTAGAACAATTACACGATCAAACTTCTCAAGCACACAGCGACTGGTGGAACCAAGAACGAGTCGAAATGGATTTAGATGACTTGGCAGATTCCAGACAAGCACAGCATGACGCACAGGATGCTGATGATGCTGCAGCGGCAGAGCTTGACGCAATGCGAGAGCCCGAAGAGGGAGAAGAAGAAGCCAAGCAAAGCGGGATGGGTAGACGCTACAGTCCCGGTAAGTTGCGTGAAAGCACAATGCGCAGGAACACTGCGAACAAGCTTTACAATCTTTTGATTATGGAGCAAGAGTATGGTATTATAACACCACAAGAACTCGCCGAACTTAAAGACGCAATTAATAAAGTTTTAGGAGTTAACGTCGGAAACTTATTATGAAACTTGAAGATTTCAAAGAAGCCGTCACTGAGTTAATCAATGAAATATCCGTAGCTGATGTTGTGGATGTGGCAGATGATGTTGGTCGTATGTCGCAGGGCAAAGATTTTTTTGCACACCTGTCAAAGCCCGAACAGAAAGTAATCAGAGCCGTTGCACAAGTAGCTTCAGATAGTCGTCTTGAAGGCACAACATTTGAAAAGACTGTAGAAATGATGGCACGACATAAAAGCGTTCCTATGAATTTGTTGAAGTTCGATATGCACACTGCAAAAGAATATGTGTGTAGTGTTGTTGCCAAAGGTGGCGACGGTCGTGCAGTTAGACATGTTAAAAAGGGCACGTGCCCAGCCAGTTGGAACTACGATGGCACACGTCCCGCTAGCGGTCGAGATGATCGCGACTGGATGACCTCTCTTTCTAAAGAAGAGAAAGTTGTCTTGATTGAATTGAAGAAAAAGATTGTAAATGGCGATGTGGCAGCGGGATCGGACTTTGAAGAAGAAGTTAAAAAAGCTGCTGCAGATTTGGGACTGAACGTTCGTAAGATTCTCTTCCTTCGTAGTCCCGATAGTATCGATGCCGTTAAAGAAAAGTTTAAACAAGAGTTAGGCAGAAGCAGTATTTTTGAAAATAAAAAGCGCGGGTTTGGCGAGGGCGATCCTCCCGAAGAAGAAATATATAAGAAGCAAGAAGTTGTACAAGAAATTGACGCCGAAACTCCCGAAGCTGCGCAAGCATTGGGAGATGCTTCTAAAGAACAAGGCGAAGCCGCCAAAGGAGTTGCAGATGCACACACAAGAGCGGCACAAGCTGCTAAACAAAGGCAGGATGCTAGCAAAGCTTGGAAGGATGCCAAGATTACTCAAGTTAAAGCTATTGACGCTGCAGAGAAAGCCGCTGCAGAAGAGGCTAAAGCGACAGATGCACAATCGCAAGCAATGGATGCTGCACAGAAGGCAACAGATGCTGCTGAGAAGGCTCAAGGCGAGAAAGAGAAGTATTTGGATGTAGCCAAGCAAGCTGCGGAAGCAGAGAAGGAAGCGGCATCAGCGGCAGAAGAAGCGGCTAAGGCAGAAGAAGAAGCTGAGAACGAATTGTCTGACTCTAATACTGCTGCAGCAGATGCCGATCAACAACGAAGCGAAAAAGAAACAGACTTTGGTGACGCTGTGTCCTCAGACGAGGAAGAGCGAGCGAAAGAAGATGAAGAAGCCAAGAAAGCCGAAGAAGAAGCTAAGAAGGCTGACGAAGAAAGAGAAAAGAAAGAGAAAGAAGCTGACAGAAAAGCTGCCGACAAGGAAGCACAAGACAAAGCCGATTCTGAAAAGGATTCTAAAGAGTCGGAAGGCTCAGAAGAAGAGCCCATGACTGAAATGATCAAGAATATGGTTCGTCAAGTTATGTCTGAGCGCAAATGGGGTGAGGCAAAGGACAGCCAGTCTGTCCCGCCAGCAGAAAAGCTCAAACAAGCCGGCATCACTGCTCAAGATCTTAAAGGTATGGTTTTGAATACTGTTATGGCAGGCGAAGAAGAGCGCGATCTTGAAATCATTAAACTTCTCAAGGACATGTTAGGTTCTCTTCAATCAATTGAGTATCATTCAACTCCTGCAAAGGGTGCATCATCACAAATGGCACAAGCGATTGGCAAGGGCTGGGTCAATGAAGGCGATAATCGACGAGTTTTTAAAAGTATTCCGACTCTTATTGCAGAAATGCGAGATAACGGGCTTGAAAAAGAAGCAGATGACCATGAATCGTTCTTTAAATGGGCATTAGCTAACTCTGACTTGACAATGCAAGAGATTAAGAACGAAGCAGACGCTCAAATCGCTGATTTGAAGAAAATGCTCCGTAAAATGAGCGATCATGTTACCGGTAAAGAGGATTCTTTAGAAAAACAGAAGCTTCGAGGCGAAGTTCCGGGGCATCACTAATAAATGCTTGACAGAGCCACCAAAATAGGTTAGAATTCATATATGAAAAGGTGGCATACAGGCTCTGGTTATGAAATCTCGATGAAAGATATCGAAGAAGAGCTTAGTACCCACATTTCAGGCAATGGTGACATCTTTTTAGGGTGCGATAGCTTCTTAAAAGGTGGAAAGTGTATCTTCGCGTCTGTTATATGCCTACATGGGGCTGATAACCAGTCAGGCGGGCGTTATTTTTGGGTTCGTGAGAACTATGACGCTGAAAAGTACCTCAATTTGCAATATCGCATCTTTTCTGAGGTGTCAAAGTCGGTTTCTCTTGCTATGAGGCTGTCTGAGCGCTTTCCAAAGGCTAATATTGAGCTACATATTGATATATCGTCTAAAGAGACTGCCAAAACCCATAAATTCGTTGATGCGCTGACTGGATTCGCCAAAAGTGCAGGTTTTAACTGTCAAATCAAGCCCTACGCATGGGCAGCGGCTGCAATTGCCGATAAACACTCAAAATAGGAGTCAAAATGCGCATTGTTTACCTTCATGGTCGTATGTCAAGCCCAAATTCTCAAAAATGCAAGGTTTTGCGTGAAAATGGGCACGAAGTCTTCGCCCCAAAGCTGAAATCGACGGACTGGGCTCAATCTGTCGCCGCAGCGCGTGAAATTATCGAAAAAGTGCAGCCTGACCTTGTTATTGGCTCGTCAAGAGGCGGTGCAGTGGCTATGGCAACGAATACGACCGTTCCAATGGTCTTAATCTGCCCTGCGTGGGGAAAATACGCTCCATGGAGCATGTGTCGCGGCAATTCCGTTATTTTGCACGCCAAGAAGGACAGAATTGTCAAATTTTCCGATTCTCAGCTTTTATCCGAAGCATCCGGCGCTAAATTGATTGAAATCGGAAAAGATCATCGAATGAACGACGAAAAAGCAATACAAACGCTTTTGAGCGTTATTTCCGAGCATACTAGTTAAAATAAGATGGTTTTGAAGGATAAAGAAGTTGTCTTCGGCAGTAAGCAGTTAAAAAGCCTTAATATTGGCGATCTGGTCACTTGGACGGAGTGGATGATAGAAATACCCTCCGATGAGCCCCAAGACGGCTCAGAGCCCCTTTGTAAGCGAAGTACGAAGTGTATTGGCGTCATTAGTGATCTATACATTGAAGATCGCGATATCAGAAGAGTTGCGATGGCAAAAGTCGTACCTATGAATAATAAACAGCAAAAAAGCCTCCGAGAAAAGAAACTCCTTGTTACTTCTTTAAAACTAGTATCAGCCGGTGGGTTTATTAGTGGGAAAGAGAATAACAGGGTCGTCAGTGAGTAAGGGTGATTTAGTAAGACGTAAAGTCACACAATTACAGCTTTTGTTTCATTATGAGAAAAGAGACTTGCATGCTGAGCGAATACATAAAAACGATGAGGTTGGAATCGTAATATCGACGATACGACCGTACGACAGAAGCATAGGTGAAAGTGATTGTTATGTTTTCTGGAGCCGTACGCAATCCATTGCCAAGGAAGACTCTCACATGCTTCATGTGCTCTCAACTGCACAGGCTGAAAACACCTAACAACTTATCATGTTGTTTTAGGGATTTGCTAACTATTTATAGTGTCCTAGGAGTGTATCATGGCTTCTACCTTAGATCACATAGCAATAGTTGTAGATGATTTAGATGAAGCTGCGGAATGGTACATAAGCCATTGCGGAGGTGAAGTAACTCATAAACAAGATACATATTATCGCTTGCAGCTTGACAATACTTGCCTTGCGCTTTTATTATCTTCTCACGCACCAAACAGACCGCACACTGCGATACTGGTTGAATGCATAGAAGACTTACCGAAAGAGAAAGGTCAATACGTCCAACACCGCGACGGTACACATGGAGTTTATGTTACTGACCCTTGGGGCAATCATCTAGAATATATTTGTTACAACACCGAAGAGTGTAAAGATAAGTTTTTATCGTATAGGGGATCAAAATGAAAATCGAAACATCAGAGGCTAAGATTCGTCAAGCCGTTAACGAAGAGCTACTTAAGCGCGCTCTTACCAAGTCGCTTAGAGAGTCAAAGTTTCCAACATATACAGCATGGCTCGGAGCAGAAATTCTTACATTAGAATGGAATCAAAAGTTGCAAGAAAGCAACACCGAGCAACAGCCATCACCCGAATGGATTGCAGAAACTGCTTCTGCTTTTGGTTTGTCTGATGCAGAGATCGCAGAAGCTACTGAGCTTATGAATTCTCAAGAGTTAAACGAGATTGGTGGGTTCCTTAAAGCAGTTGCGAAGCCATATCAAAACATGTGGCAGACGTTCACTAATATTACACAACAAGCTGTAGACGCCTCTGATCCTAAAGCGAAAAAGGCTGCACAAACTCTTGACAAGATTGATGATAAGCTGCCGGAACCGGAAGAAGTTGTACAGACTGCCAAGACTAGCCCCGAAGAACTTGGCAAGCTTATGAAGCAATTAATCGCTCTTCTCCAGCAGGCAGACCAAGCAGTAAACTTAGATGATATCCAGCCCGGTCTTGAAGATAAGGTAGACCAAGCGCAAGACTCGCTTGAGCAAGGTGCCGAGGATGCCCTTGAAGACGCCGGAGTCGAAGGCGGGGGCAAGGAAGCCTTTGTCTACAAGGGCAAGGGTGGAAAGGGCTTACAGAGCTTCTTAGCGCGTGGAGCATCTAAGGGCGGTGTGAGCCTCAAGGGACCAGCCATGGGTGCTGTCCTCAAGCACATTGCTAAGCAGCTTAAGGCGCAAGGCATGACTGTCAACGAAAGTGTTCTTGACGAAGTGCAAGGGTGGATTTGGTACGGTCTTGTCGAGAACCTGATGCAAGAACAAACTGGTACATCTATTACTATTCAAGATATCTTGAACGAGTTCCAGCCGAATCGAGCAGCACAATACAGAGGCAAAGAACTCAAGCGAAAACGACAAGGGAAAGCAGATCGAAAAGCTGCTAAAGGTCAGGACGTTGGCAATCTCGGCAGGGAAAAGCCGGCTGCTAAGGAAGAGCCCGCCGCTGGAGAAATCAAGACGGTGAAGCCTACAGTCAAGAACACTGCTCCCGCTGATGCTCCTGTTGTTAAGGTATTCCGAGGCAAGGATGGCGTTGGACTACAGAGCGCTCTTGCAAGGTCAAGAGATAAGCTTGGTATTGACCAGCAAACTGTTGCTGTTATTATTAAGTCTGTCGAGCAATGGGCTCAAGCAAACCAAATCCGAGTTGAAAGTATTGACGATGCTGGTTGGGATACTATTGTTTCAGAGATTGCAATTCAACGCAAAGCACGTAAGTTGCAGGAGACAATTAATAAGCTTAAGTCATGAGTTGTCAGATCCGCAATAACTCTAATCAAGATATGTCCGCTTTGACCAACATGGTCAAGCGGTTCTATCCTTATGCGCAAAAGTATCTTGGCTTTGATAAGCCTGCTACAATTGTATATGAGTCGGATCCTGCAAACGCTCAAGACCCGCTGGGAAAGACAGCACATTATCAACCGGGCAACTACACTGTAACTTTGTATGTTGACGGAAGACACCCAAAAGATTTATTACGTTCGCTCGCGCATGAGCTTGTACACCACACTCAAAACTGTCGAGGTGATTTGACACCCGAGAAGTTAGGAGAGATGGGAGATGGCTACGCACAGACGGACGGACACTTAAGAAAAATGGAACAAGAAGCTTACGCATCCATGGTTATGAGAGACTGGGAAGACCAGTACAAATCAAAAAGGCGTAACAATTTGAACGAAACTACTTATAGTAACAAGGAGTATACTACCATGTCTGAACATGAACAACTGATCAAGCGCATTGTCGCTGAGGTCTTAAAGGAAGCTGCGCTCACTAACGAGGCAGAAGAAGAAGATGCTGAGGTAACAACCGAAGCAGAAGAGGAAGAAGGTGAGGTCACCACTGAGGGCGAAGACGACGCCGATGCAGAGGTCACCACCGAAGACGAAGAAGTCGAGCACGGCGAAGTCGTCAACGAGAACGGTGAGCAGATTTTCGCCCCTAACCATTATTGCGTCCATCACGGTGGAGTGCAACACAATGGTCAAATCGCGATGGCAGAAGCTATTAGCCACAACTATAATGAAGAGTTGGGGCGCGTCACGCACTATGACATGAAGCTTGCTGATGGTACAGTTCTTGAGAACGTTGCTGCAGAAGATATTCAAGTCACTAACGCATCCCTTGCGGAAGGTCACGGTAGCATGAAGCGTGATGACAACAAGAAGCCAGACAAGGACGGCGACGGTGTACCTGATTGGGCTGACAAGAAGGACGGCGAAGATGACAATGAGGAAGATGAAGAGAAGAACGAATCACTTCAAGAGACTTTCCAACGTCGTCAAGAGAAGTTGTTTGAAAGATTAACCGAATGGAGCAAGAAGTAAATGGGCAAAGTATGGAAGAAAAGACTGCTGACTCGTAGAGTTGCAGCAAGAAATGCAGCGCCGGCTCCAGAACCAGCACCAGTTGTTGAGGAAGTTGTCGAGGTTGCACAACCTGCAGGGGAAGCTGCACCAGCAGCGCCTGCCGTAAAGAGTAAAGCAAAGAAGGCAACTAAGAATGCACCGAAAGCAGATTGATTTCGACAAAATGACAAGAAGGTTTCTAACCGAGGGCAAGTTGCCCTCGGTTGCGAGCTTTATTCAATCTCTGGAAGAGGTACTGGCACAAGTCCGTCCCGGCAGCAGAACTGATGAACGTCGCATTGAAATCGCCAAGTCTCATTTGAAAGAAATTCGTAGATCTGTTAAGCGTCTGCAAAACGAAGTTGCTCTTCTTCAAGAAAAACTACAAGTTTTAGAAGAAGGTAAGGGTGACAATGAATGACGAACTTTATAGAAAGCTATTGAAGGAAACTGAAAGGCGCGGGAAGCGACTCCTGTTAGAAGGAGGCGTTGCTGGGCATTTGGCACACCTGTACGATAATCCCGATCTCTCTTATTCAGACATGGAAGAGATCCTTAGCACCGCTGCGCGTGGTGATTTGGTTGGGACCGAGAAGACAGACGGCTATAATATCTACCTCAGTTTTGTCGATGGTGAAGCTCGTTATGCTCGCAACAAGAGCGACATGCGTAAGGGAGGCAGCAACGCTGCTGACCTCGCTGCGCGTGTATTCAAAGGCGGCGAGGGTGTCAAGAGAGTATACACCGCATCCTTCCGCGCTTTTGAAAAAGCTGCAAGAAGCTTGACGCCGGATGAGCAGGCAATGCTCTTTGGTGCAGAGGCTCCCGTATTCTTGAACACGGAGATTCAAGGACCGGGGGCATCTAACGTTGTTAACTATGATGCTAATGTTTTGTCAATCCATGCATCTGGTCATAAGCAATACATCGAAGATTCTGATCAAGTTGTGAATGTGACAGACTCTGCAGTCAACCGCATTTCTCAGACGCTCGACGACGTTCTGGACCGCTTTGAAGAAGCAACAGGGGATGAGCCCTTCTCAGTCCGCAAGACGGCTGTACTGCAGCTACAGGCGCTTGCAGACAAAAGTATATTAGAAGACACTTTGCGTCGTATGAATCACGCAGGGTTCAGTGGCAACATGACAATTGGTCAATACACTGATATGAAGCTGACTCCTATTATCAAGAGAGCAGTACCGAGCGCAAACAAGGAAGTGGTTGGTCACATTATTGATCACATCAAAGCAACCAAGGGCAGAAAGAATATTCGACTCGTTCGTAAGATGTTAAAAGACGAGAACGAAGTAGCAGCACTTGCCCAGTTGCTCGAAAAGAATAATAAAAAGAAACTGCTGGGTGAAATCATTGAACCCATCGAGGATGCGATTCACGATTTTGCAGTTGAAATGTTGAAAGGTTTAGAAAGTGCTTATATTCTTGACAACGCAAGAGAACTTGAGAGACTGCGAAGCGAGGTAGCTACTGCTATTGACAAGATCCAAAATTATGATGGACCGGGCAGAGATGAAGCACACAATATTTTAATAAGACAACTTAAGAAGCTCAAGAGCCACGACAATGTTAATACTGCAGTCGAGGGCTTTGTGTTTACTTACAATGGACAGATGTATAAGTTCACTGGTAACTTTGCACCTATCAATCAAATCCTAGGATTGTTTCGATACGGTCGTGGCGATGTTGAAGCGATTGATAGACTTGATGAGAACCAAGGGCAGCGAAGAGTCGTTGCTATTGTTCCCGGCGCGTTTAAGTTGCCACACCGTGGGCACTTCGCCATGGTACGTCAATATAGCGTCATGGCAGATGAAGTCAAAATCTTCATTTCTCCCCTCAGCAGACAAAGTGATGGTGAGTTTGCCCAGCCTATTGACTTTACATCAGAACATTCTTTGAATTTATGGAAAAAGTATATCGACGCATATGGCTTAAGCGAGACAGTCAAGGTCTATGTGTCAACAGATAATTCACCAATCAAAATGACCTATAACTATGTGGGCAACGAAGACAACGACCCACAGAAAGCACAACCGGGCGACCATGTAATACTTGGAGTCAGCACCAAAGGGGGTGATCATTCACGATTTGCTGGCAGCGTACAAAAGTACGCCAGAGATGGTGTGCGCATTTTGGCTGGTGAACAATTTGCAATCGATATTGACGGAAAAGAGTTTACACGTCAAGTAGTAAAAGTCGATGAAGAAACGGGTGAAGAGACAGTGACAAATGTGCCACTGAGTGCGACTGATTTTCGCAATGCCATTGAAGCAGGAGACAAGGAAACTGTAGCACAGTTTTTGCCCCAAGCTCTCAGAGGTCAAGCGGAAGAAGTTATTAATATGATGGGAGCACAGGTTGCAATGAGCGACCCAGAGCAGGCACAAGTTGCTGAAACTCTTCAAAGACTTGTTGAAGAAACAATGGATGAAATGTCAGCCATGGCTGGCGGTGCTGTTGAGGGACCAGCTAGCGCATACAACAAGAAGAAGAAGAAAAAGGTGGACACTTTGATTCGTGAAGAGGACGACGAAATTGAAGAATCAGAAAAGAAGAACTGTGGTTGCGGGCAAGACCCTTGTATCACATACGGTTCTCAAAATGAAAGCGAAGAAGAGATTGATGAGGCACTGTCAGATTTAGCTTGGGGTGCAGCAAACTTTACTGTTGATCCAGTTGAGCGCGCACCTTACTATGATGAAGAAGATGAGATCGATCCAATAAAAAATAAAGCTAAGCCGGGACCGAATACTTTCGGCGCATAGGAGACTATTTAATAACATGAACCGTTTAGATTTTTATAACGAGATGCTGCTGCGTGAGAATATCCGCAAAGCAATCCGTGTTGTACGCAAGAAGCGCTTAGCCGAAGAGCGCTATGTACCGGGTCGTGCTGTCGGTGGACCCCAAAGAAATCCATTAGTGAAGGCTGGCGGGCGTGACGAAAAGATTCCCAATTATCGTTATGATCCAGTCAATGGCGTGCATGTGCGAATCGATTACAACCCAAGACTTGATCGCAATAATAAGCTTGACAAAGCAATCGCTAAACTCAAACAAGAAATGAGCCTTGAAGAAACTAAACTGCGTAATATTATTCGCAGCCTTATTAACGAAGACGATTCAGCGACGGATGCCCCAACAATGAATACTGGTGGCAACGCTCTTGACCAGATGCTGCTAAACACTAATACTTTGTCCGAGTTGGAGAAAGCTTATAAGACGCTTACCACCGCTCCTGAGCAAAGACAGTCGTTCCGCGCCCATATCATCAACGCTGTTGTAAAGGCATTGGGCATTGAGCGCGTTAGCGGGCTTCCTAACGCCGCTGACGGTGCTGGTGAGGCTGACGGTGAGGCTGACGCTTTAGGCGCGCTTGAAGAGGCTGTGAGAGCCTTGTTTGAGGCTGAGCTTTCTGTAGGCGACACTCCCGAAGATGAGGTCGAAGCTGCAGCACCGATGCTCGGTCAAGAGCCTGAGAAAGACGAAGACCCTCTTGAGTCAGAGCGCGAAGAATTTGCTGCAGGTGTTGATATTGACGACACCGAAGACAAGACCGGTAGGAACTATGCACTCGATGCTTGGAACAAGGTCGAGAAGAATGTTACTGAGGCGTATGCTAACTTAGGCAACGAAGCAGACAGAAAACAATATTACGATTATTTGATTACTAACCTCAAGCTGTATTTTGATCAATGGGAATCACAACTTGAAGGAACACCTGAAGAGCCTACAACTCCTGAGTATGAACAAGAGAAGGATGCTGAGACTGATATCGGGGGAGAAGAAGAGATGGGAATGGAAGAGCCAATGCCAGAAGAAGGCGGCGATGACGAGCTAGACTTCGGAGGATTGTAAAATGAAACTTAGTGAATCACAACTTAACGAAATTGTACAGGAAGAGATTTATATTTATCTTATCCAAGAAGCATGGAGCTATTCGCAGTTTGGCAAAAACCCTGACGGCTCTGAGCGCACTCAAGAAGAATGGGCAAGAGATGTTCTGGCAAATCCTGAGAAGTATAGTCGTGAGGATGTCTACGATGCTGAGGCATTAGAAAAGGAAGGGTTCCCTCCCCACAGAGATGAGTTCTATAGACAACAAGAACCCGCGCGCGTATCTAGTGGACTGAGGGATACACCGAATGACCTCGCTATAATCGCTAACACTTGGGAACAATTTATTAACAATACCAGCAGAGAGAACATTCCTCAAGCCATTCAAACTTTAAAAGCAGATGGAAGACTTGCTGGGAAATATCAAGGTCAATCAATCCTTCCAATTTTGAAGAGCCTTTACGACAAGATTAGAAAATACGATCAGCACAGTATGTAAAGAAAATGTCAAATGATCGAAATCTTTCTGATTTTTCGCTTGACAAGACCTTCCAAAAAGTGTATATTATAATTGCTACTAAGTTCTACTAACTCTTTCCTAGAAGGCAATATGAAAACTGGAAAGAATTTATACTACAGTATATCAAAGAAACTACAAAAAGACAAGAAGATTAGTGACGAATTTGAAGTCATGATTAATTCTTTAACACTAGAAGAAGTAATAGCACTCAAGCTTGAACTTTGTACTAGATCTCTCAGAGGTAAATACTATGGTTTTCCCATATGGAAATCACTACCAGAGATTACTAGGGATGCTGTTCTTAAATATGCATTGTCAGCCACGCGCTCAAAAAAAGAAGCAGCAAGATTCTTAGGAATCACAGTATCAGAGTTGAATAAAAACCTTAAGCAATATAACACAGAATCTTTTTTTATAAATGAGGATAGTAGATGAGAGCCTATTAAGCTACATGGCTCTATAAAGGGTTTAACAACTAAACAAAGGGTCGGTTCAATGCCTAAAACGAACCTAACCATCTCAGAGTAGAATCCAGACCATGCGGAGAGCATGAAGCCTCATATGACATTGAGGACAGTTAAGAAGGGATGGTAGTTGAAGATAGGCTGGCAAGCTAGACGCAAGGAGTGCTAGCAATCTTTTATAGAGTTTTGATAGGGTATCATGAGTAAGATAAATGAGTTGGAAAGTCTGGAAATGGGATGGGCACTATATTCAAGGAGAACTACTTAGTAGTCACTCCAGCGAATCAGCAGCGCTCAAGAAGGCAAAGAAAGAGATACAGTATCTCAATGCGGTAAAAGAAGAAAGTAAGGATGAGATCGTCATTTGGCTGGACGGAGAAAGCGGTCAGCCACTTGGCGTGATCACCAAGAAAAAAAGAAAGAAGAAAGGGGATGACTAGGATTCGACAGGGTAATAAAGAGGAATAGTGCAAGTAGGTTAGATACGACCTTAACAGTTCAAAAACAATAGTTGCAAATAACAACAATCACTTCGATTCTGCACGCCTAGCGGCTTAATCGGGAGGCTGACCAGAGCCTTCTTTCCAATCTGGTCAAAACAACAGAGCAGTTGTAAAAATCAAATCATTTATCGCAACAGGATGGTAAGCGATATCTTATAGCCATCTACTTTGTCAGGGGCTGATAGAAACTGACTAAACTTGTGAATGACTAGAATTGGATTTATCTTGGACGCGGGTTCGACTCCCGCCATCTCCACCATTTAAAAAAAATACTTGACATGTCATTTATGGTGTGTTAAATTAGAGAAGATAAAAAGTCGCATTGCGCAAAACCAATATTGGAGTATATACAACAAATGGCAACAACCAAAAAGACTGCAGCTAAATCAACTGCAAAAAAGACGACTGCGAAGAAGACCGCAGCCAAGAAGAAAACAACTCGTAAGAAGACACCACTTGTGACTGAGGGGAACTTTGTCGAGTTGCATTACAAGGGAACGTTCACGGATGGAACTCTGTTCGATAGTTCGTATGATCGAAATGAGACTATCAAAGTTCAAGTTGGCTCTGGTCAACTTATCAAGGGTTTCGAGAATGCGCTTATCGGAATGAAGGCTGGACAAACAAAGTCCATTACTCTCTCACCCGAGGAAGCATATGGTCCCACAAACCCAGAGGCATTTAGCACGGTACAGCGAAACCAATTTCCTGATGGATATGTTTTTGTTGAAGGTGCTCCCTGCCAAGGTGCAACCGAAGATGGTCGCCCCATCTTTGCTACTATTGCATCGTTTACCGATACCGATGTTACTCTCGACTTGAACCATCCACTGGCAGGCAAGTCTCTTAACTTTGATATCGAGTTGACTACTATCGCTGAGGGTCCATCTTTTGACCCTGCTCAAAATAATGAGCCGCCACCTGTCGCCGAGTAATCAGCGACTAAAATCGATTCTCGATCCCTACTGTTGACATGCATGCCTAAAATAAAACAGTAAATTGAGACTCACCGCAACCTAGCCCCCTTCTTCGGAAGGGGGTTTTTTTATGTTACATGCATATAAATAAAAAGAGCCGCATACAAAGGCATCAAGTATTTGATGCTCATCGCTGCGACTTCGTAGATTATCTGTTTTATTTCTTCTTTACTCATCCCCATCTTTGTCAAGGAGGTGTTGCAATGTCAACTCAACTCGCTTCAACTCGCGGATTTTCATTACATCGTCAATCAAATCTTCCTTGGACTTGGGTTTAATAATTTCTTCTTTCGATTCTTCCAGTGCATTTCTCAGGTATGCCAGAATCTTCCAGTTCTTACTAGCCACATCAGTACCTCCCGTGCTGTAACTACTCTATAAGTAGTCGATAAGATTCATATAAAACTATTTATTACATGAAGGACACATTGCAAGTTGTAATGTTGGTCGCCATCGGCGTTAACTTAACTCTCTTTGGGTTTGGTACCTTCATCGGATCTAAAGACATTATGTGGCTGTCCCTTGGCTCAGGTTTGTTGTGCTATTTGGGATTTAAACTAAACCAAACTAATTAAAGTGATATGAAAATGAATGAAATATTCGATGCTTGGCGAGAGTCAAGTTATTTTAAAGATGCTATTCCTACCAGCCCCGAAGAAGCTGCGAGACAGGCAAGAGAATTCTTTTCTGCTGAGGGTCTTGCCGCTGGTTGACTGGAGAAAGCTGTTCAACAGGTTGTTGAACTTGTATCTCAGGGAGCTAACGTTGAAGAAGCAATAAGGAGCGTTGACGAAGGACTATGAAACCTATCAAAGAATGGAAACCAATTATTTATTCAAACAGTAAAGTACCGATTTGGCTTTCTAAATTATCACCAATCAATATCTATGCAATCAGCTTTGGCTGTTGGGTGTGGTGTACCGGTAACTTAGATTTGAAAAAGATTGCAGGCAAGTCTCGTAAGGCAGCAGCAGCGGAGACTGTGCGTCATGAAACAATCCACTTCCAACAACAGCTTGAGTTGCTGTTTGTGTTTCAGTGGTTGTTGTATGGTCTTTTTTGGCTTGTTGGTTTAGTTAGATATCGCGATGGCGCAAAGGCTTATTATGAAAGTCCGTTTGAACGTGAAGCCTATACGAACGACAAGGATGAAGATTACTTGCCCAATAGACCTAGATATGCGTGGGTGAAATACATTCGCGACCCCATCTCGGAAGAATAATGTTTGAGCCGGATTGGGAAAAGCTTGCCGGCAAACAGTTAGCTTATATTCGCGTGCCAAAAACAGCGAGCACCAGCGCTGTCGAGATGATTAGAATCAACAGTTTAAAGATTCGCTACACCACTACGCATAGAAACTATGATCACTTAGTAGAGAATTGGGATTGGCACGGCATAGCGGACGAAACCACCCCGCCTGAGCGTGCGCGGGATTATGATATGGCTTGGGTTGCTGTTATTAGAAATCCTTATGACTGGATTACCAGTTTTTATGAACACCACTCAAGAGGGCGCGGTATCGGCAAAGAAGTTGTTAATATTGGAATGTGGAAATCATTTGAGCAATTTGTTGATTTGATTTGCGATACCGAAACAATAAACTTTATGCAACCGCATAACTGGATTCATGAGCAGATATATTCTGGCAACAAATGCATGCCGCAAATCTTAATCAGATACGAGAAAGTAAATGAAGGCTGGGATAAGATTATTGATGAGTTTGATTTAGACACACATACTGGTGCAAAGGTCAGACTTGGCAGGGTAAATGTCAACCGGCACCACACATCAGGATATAAAAAATACTACAACGACAAATTGATAGAAAAAATGGAAGCACGTTGGGGAAACGAACTACTTAGTCTAGGTTATACCATCGATGGACCAATCGATGATTCAATATTCGTTGACCCAGAGCAATGTCACAGGAGAGTACAATGAAACAGAAAAGAATTATGGAAAACTGGCGAAACTTTCTTACAGAGTCACACAGCAAAGAACAAGAAGCAGAACTCAAGAAAATCGCAGACGAACTCCGTGGTGCTGTAAAAATGCACAAAGGACAAGCCGAGCGCATTGAAAAGATTTTAGATCAGACTGATGATGGGAAGCTTGAAGAAGATTGTTGGGATGGCTACGAGAGAGTACCGGGCAGTAAAGAAGGCGAACCCGGCTCTTGTCGTAAGAAGACTGACGAAGGTTTAGAAGCTCTTAACGAAGACGAAATCTGTAAGGCAGGAAAAGACTGGGTTGACGGTAAGACAATCGGCGGGCAGTTGGTTAAGCGCGGCGAAGACGGTAAGTTCAACAACTGGTCTGCAAGAGCGGCACAGATTGCTTCCAAGTATTGTAAAGACCCGAACTACGGAAGGGGCGGCAAGGATAAGAAGAATGAGAGTACTCTAAGCGAAGAAGACGGTGGCTTGGGCAACTGGGAAAAGGAAAATTGGACACACTCAGACGGCTCACCCTGCGGTGACCCCAAGGACGGTAGTGACGGCTCACAATCTCGATGCAAGCCAGCTTCCAAGTGGAAGACAATGGATGCCGATGAAAAAGCAGCCGATAATGCTAAGAAGAAAGCTGGCACCAAAGCTGGTAAGCAATATGTTTCTGCCACCAAGAAAGGTAAGGTTACCAAGTCTCATACAAAGGAAATGGTTGATAGAATCGTTGCTGACATGCTGCTTGAAATGCAAGAAACTCTTGACATGCTTGACGAGGAAGAGGCTATCGAAGAAAAGAAGAAGAGCGCAGCATGGCAAAGAAAGGCTGGTAAGAATAAAGAAGGCGGCTTGAACGCAAAGGGTCGTAAATCATATGAGAAGGAAAATCCCGGTAGTGATTTAAAGGCTCCTGTATCAGCCAAGCAAGCTAAGAAGAGCAAGGGCGGTAAAGCTGCAAAGCGTAGAAAGTCGTTCTGTGCAAGAATGTGCGGTATGAAAAAGAAGAATACTGGCGCTAAGGGTAAGAGAGATCCAGATAGCAGAATCAACAAGTCCTTAAGAAAATGGGACTGTAATTGCTAAATGAAAACATTAATCCAAAAGATTAGGCATTATGCGAGAAAACTAGCAGACCTTACAATAGGCAGGTGCTGCAGTGGTTGTGGATGCTGGAATGCAGAAGAATGAAGCTCATCATGGAAAATTGGCGCAAGTACTTGAATGAGGCAGAAGTACGCGACAAGTATGATGATGAGGTCGAGAAGGATAACAAAAAAAGAAGTAAGAAAGCCAGAAAAGCTATGGGACTCGAAGAAGAAGTCTGGGCTGACTATGGACATGACAAGGGCAAGTGGGAAGAGATTCCTGCAAGTGATTTAAAAAATGACCCTGACAATGTTGACATTACAGATGAGTTGATTGCACTCATTAATAATGCATATAAAAACATTGGCGGTAACTTTGATTTTAAAACTGCCGCAGACATTCCCGGTGATGCAGATTATTGGTCAGCAGTTGACCTCGACGACGACCCAGAACCAGATGCTGTCCGCATTGCAAAAAGCAAACCTTCCGGTCTAAAACTGTCCGCTTCTGGACACGATGGTTCTCGTCCCGCTATTGACGCTTACAAGAAAAAGACAGCAGACATGTTGCTAACTCCCGGCACTTATGCTGAAATGTCAAAAGGTATTGCACATGTCATGTTGAAATATCACGACGTGCCACATGTGAACGACCCAGAGGTTGTCCAGAGAGTGCTCGGACCTAGTAAACCCATCAAGTGGTTAGGACCACACCCAGAGGGTAAGTACCCCGGCGTGGATGGATGGTACACAAGAACGATTTCTGGAAATGAAAATGAAATGAAGATAATGCTGGGTACACCCAGATAAAGGGAGGACATATGTATGTTGAAATTTATACCGCTCATTTTTGCGATTGCATGCGGCGCTTGCGGACCCGCAGAATTGGAGGCAACAACTGATTCGTCGGCTGTTGACATCCCAGAAGATCCATATCCATGGGCAACTTGGGAAACGTGCGCTCATAATATTGGCGATAATCCATGTAACTTGACTTTGACAGATCAGAACGGTATTGAACAAGAGTTGTATCAAAACCATGGAAAGGTTATTGTTTTAGACTTTTCTGTTATGTGGTGTGGACCTTGTAATATGATTGCACCTATTGCTGATCAGTGGAATGCACAATACGGTTCTGATGATTTTATTTGGATTACTGTGTTGATTGAAGATAGCGCTGGCGGTCCTATTGACGTGTCAGACTTACAGACATGGGCAACTATGCACTCAACCGAAGCAATGGTCCTCGCTGGTTCCCGAGATTTGATTGATACAACTGACCCACTTGAAGATGGTTATCCTATCACAAGTTGGCCAACGATTGTTGTTATTGACCGGTCAATGGTATTGCGATATGGTCTTAATGGCTGGAGTGAATCCGTCGTACAGGGATGGGTCGAAGGGTTGTTATGAGCGACTACGACAATATATTAAAAGACCCTGACTTTTTATTTACAATATTAGCTGCAATCATGAAACGTGATGGTGGCGAGATTGTACTGTCAGAAGATGATGTCTTGGCAGTTAACATGACAGAAGCTGTAGGTTTACATTACGACAGAGAAAGCTCAGTGATTACATTAAAGTTTATCACTGCAGAAGAATTGGCTGAAAGAATGAAAGAGCCTTTACCGCCTCCACGTTTGAAACTTGTGCCAGAGTTTGAAGACGACAATTGATATGGTTATCTTGTTTGCTTGCATAAGTTTGGTCGCATTTACAGTTACACTGGATAAAGATGCTAAAACTAAAGAATCTGAACAGTGCGAAACTGAAACATGCTAACTATTTATTGATAATAGTGGAGGTAATATGAATGAAAACCTTATTGCTCTCAGCAATGTTATTGTGTGGCGTGCATGATCATCACACTGATGCTGTTCGTCTGACTGTTGACGATATTCCAGACAGAGAAATATGGATTCACCCTGTTATACCCATTAAAGGAAATGTAGCGATTCGCGAAGGAAAGTGGATTCAACGCCCATACGTTTTTATTTGTCATGATGGACCTGTTACAGAACATAGAGTCAGGAATGCTGTCAGGTATTGGGAAAGATTAGGATATACATTTGGTCCTATCTCCACATTAGAACAAGGTAATGAAAAGTGTATGACAGGTGATGCAGTCGGCGGCTCAATAACTATTGACATTCCAAGTCAAGATTTTAAGTTCGGCACTCATCTTGGTCAGACTCGCACATGGAGATGGACAGCAACAAACGAAATCTTCAAAGCCCGCATTGAGATCATTCCTGCTTGGGGTGACTCAGAAAGAATACTAGAACATGAAATAGGTCACGCCCTTGGTTGGATGGACATGAATTCAATCGGACATATCATGCACAGAGCATGGTCTGACGGCGGTTTAAGATCGACAGGAGTGAAAAATGAAGTTAACGACTAGACAACTGTATTATATTTTCTTGGCTGCAGTTGTGGTATCCATATTGGTATCGTGTAAGAAGCATGTAGAGCCAGAGCAAAAGTGGCGCACATCAGATGATAAACCCTTAGAACATCGAAGCAACCGTTATGACTTGCCAGAACTTGACGAAGATGACTTAGATGACCTGCCAGAAGCAGGAGAAGAGGAAGAGGGTGAAGAATCTATTTGAAAATTTTAGACGTTTCACTGAGGGCGAAACTGCCGACTCGGAAATGAACGACTTATTGAATAAGTTGAAACAAGGCAAAGCCGAAGATAGGCTTAAGCAAGCGATGAAAGACTTAGGCATGGGCGCTGAAACCGCAACAGCACCCAAACCTGCAAAACCCAAGCGCGTCATGCCTCGTAGATTGGAAAAGATGCTTGAAGAGCATGGCTATTATGTGAATCGTTTTATTGATGAAGGTCAATACGGCAAAATCTGGGAAATAGAAGGCAGCAATACCGGACGCAGATTAGCTGTCAAGGTTGTGTCTGTGCTTTTGGGCGGTCAACAGGTAGACAATGAAGAAAAGAACTATAGGTGGATTCTTGAGAATAGAGCCAGCTTACCAGATGAAGTAAAACAGCACTTAGTTAACGTGTATGCTGTTTATCGTGTGCCCGGTAAAGATATTGTTGACAGAAACGAGCAGCCGTATCAAATGGCAGAAGGTGCTTTGGTTATTCTTATGGAGTTGTTGACGCCCGCACCGAAAGAGGTTTTGGGCACTTTGTTTTTGGATGATCCTGATGAAGAGATTCCAACAAACAAGATCAAACGTATATTTGCCAATGAAGGTGCAATGAATGAGTTGATTACGAACATGGCTAAATCGATTTCTCCGCACATGACCGCTGCTGTTGACAGATGGTCCAAGTGGCATCTTGACACGTTGATCAAACAAGTTGCTGGCGCTTATTTTGCGGGTGAGAATCCAAGAGAAAACATGTATGTTGACTATGGAAGGTTGAGCCGCTACCACGCCCCATCGTTCAAACCTCACGGACCAAGATTATTAAACATCTTTTTTGATAAAGTTGACAAGATGCTTCCTGATTTTGTAAAAAAATATGAGCTTGATAAACAGAAAGACCCTAGGATGAAAGAGTATTTTGCAACCCGCCGCCAAGCAGTCATGGAAACAACATCAAAAGAGCTTGACGAAAGGCTGTTTTACCACTTAAAAAAACAAGTTGTGCCTATGACATATAAGTACGGTCCCGAGGCTCAGTTGGGGGGCGCAGACAAGTATACGAAAGAAACGTTTTCCGAAGCAGAAGGCTTGCTGAACGCGATGGAGTATCTGCATGGGAAGAACTTCTCACCAAGAGATATGCACACAGGCAATGTCATGATGCGTCCTGACAGCGGACAACTAGTTATGGTAGACGTGGGGCTGTTTACACAATGAAACAACTTTTTGAAAATTGGCGACACTACTTACTAGAGGATATGGACACTGAACAAGTCAGAAAAGCCGTGCTTATTAATGATGAAGACAAAGCTCTCATCCTTAAGAGTTCAGATTTAAACGAGAAACACGCAGGTGAATGGGACTTGCCGGGTGGACATATTCATGAAGGCGAAGATGACATCGACGGGCTCAAACGTGAGGTTAAGGAAGAGACTGATCTTGACATTACAAGTCCCGAAATGATATTGCACGATGGTCGAAAGAAATTTTACAAAACTCGGTCATATAGTGGTACAATAAAACTTAGTGAAGAGCATACCGAATATGAATGGGTAACTATTGATGAGATTGATAGTTATAACATAGGAGCTAAATTTGTAAAAGCTGTGAAAGCAGCATTGAATAACGACGATTAAAGTGAAGCGAGTAATAATCTCTGATCTACATCTTGGAAGTGCATATTGCAAAGAAGAGGAACTGTTAAATTTCCTCAATGGATTAGAGTGCGACGAACTTATCTTAGCAGGCGACATTGTTGACTTTGTTAAAATTCCAATATTCTCTCAGCAATCATTAGAGATACTAAAAAAGATTACCTCGTTTTCTAGAGTCGTTTATATTATTGGAAACCACGATTACAGCTTTGATGCGTTTGCCGGCAAGTCATTCAATCACATCAACTTCATGGAAATGTATGAGTTTGAAGACAACGGAAGGTCATTCCGCATTGAGCATGGTGATAGGTATGAGAGTGGTTTTTGGGCGAAATGGTCTGAGGGACTATTATTAAAGATTGTCTCAATTTGTCAAGACTGGCTGGAACGCACATTTGATGTTGACTTGGCAACATGGTGGGCTAATCGAGCGCTCGCAAAACGCAAACTAATAAGGTTATGGGATATAATCGATTTCAATAACGACGTTGACGTGACAATCATGGGTCATTCACACCGCCCCGAGGTGGTTATCTGGGTTGATCAGAACGAAGAGATTAAAACGTACGTTAATACAGGCGATTGGGTGGACCACACAACTTACGCACAAATTACTGATGGTGTTGTAAGATTAAAGTCTCACAAAATAGTGCTTGACGAAGATGAATAATCGTGTTATATTCTAATTATGTGTGATGGACGACACCGAATCATTAGCGCGCTCCTATGCCGCTCGTTTGCTTTCTTACGAAGACGTTGAAAAGTCAGCGCAAGAGATGTTTGATATTGTTGAGCAAGTCATACATGACGACAAAGAATACGAAAAAACTAAAAGATTCATTCTGCAAATTGTAAGAGTGATGGACGAGATAGACCCTGATTATAACTATGCCGTTGCTAAAGCCTACTACAAAAAGGCTAAAGATGTTTACGGCGCTGAATAGGCACCCGTAGCTCAGTTGGATAGAGCAACAGCCTTCTAAGCTGTGGGTCATAGGTTCGAGTCCTATCGGGTGTGCCACTATAGGAGAAAAAAAATGACAGCAAAATCACCATACGACACCGTAGTTGTTTCTGGAGGATTTGACCCTGTTCACATCGGACACGTTCGCCTTATCTTGGCGGCGGCTGAATACGGCGACGTTATCGTTGTTGCCAACAGTGACTCATGGTTGTATCGAAAGAAGGGCTTTGTGTTTATGACGTGGGACCAGCGTAAAGAGATTCTGGAGGCGCTTAAGGGCGTTGTGAAGGTAGAGTGGGTAGATGATACCGACGAGACAGTCTGTGAGGCTCTACGGCGCATTAAGCCTACATACTTTGCCAACGGCGGCGACCGGAAGGGCGATAACGTACCAGAGGTTGCGGTGTGCAAGGAACTTGGCATTGAAATGATTTGGAATGTTGGTGGCGGCAAGATCGAAAGCAGCAGCGAGTTGGTTAATCGCGCCGAGCGGTCCAAGACAAAGCCCGGTCAACCCGACGAAGAGGCAATGTCTGGATACGGCAAAATCAGACACAGCGAAAAATAGTATTTTGGGGGGTGGCGAAATTGGCAGACGCACCCGACTGTTTCTCGGGCGGTGAGTACGCGAAAGCGCATCTTGTAGGTTCGACTCCTACCCCTCCAGCCATCGATAACGAGGTAACAAAAAATGAAGAACTTTATCATTCAAGAGTATAATAGAAGAACTAAGAAGTACCGTGATTTGGGGGCAATCTTGGCTAATAGCAAGGACGAGGCAATGAAGATTTTTGTTGAACAATCACGCTGGACTGGCACCAAAGATTTGCTTCTGCACGCAGAAGATTCGGACTCTTATAGGATTAAGAAATAATGTCACGCAGCAAACTTAACCCAGATCAGGTCAACGAAGATACACTGCAGGACGCAGACGGTGATACCAAAGTTATGGTTGAGCTTAACAGTGATGACGACAGTGTTAGAATCCAAACCGGCGGTACAGAAAGGGTAATCATTGATAGTTCTGGTCGTGTCGGTTTTGGCACGTCTACGCCATCGGAAATGATTACTATTGAATCAACTGAGCCGTGCGTACAATTCACTGAGGGTGGTGCTGACAGAGCCAAGGTTTTCATTAATGATTCCGACAATCTTGTAATTCAACAGCAGCAGACAAATAAGCACATTGTTTTAAAGATTAACGATGCTGGGGCTGTGAGAGAGGGTATTCGTCTAAATGGTATGGTGCCGGAAGTTGTTGTCAATGAACAATCCGACTCGCTTGTTGATTTCCGTGTTGAATCCGATAGCAACACACATATGTTGTTTGTGGACGGTGGAAATAATAACGTTGGAGTTAACCATTCTGCCCCAAAGTCAACTTTGACTGTTGGCGGGTCAATGGCATTAAGGGTTACCAACATTGGCGCATCAAATGACCCCGGAACGACATACACAATTACCGACACAGAATGTGTCATCCTTGTAAATACCCGTCCAACTAATCAGGGTGGTATTAACAGCGCTATCACGCTTACTCTGCCTGATGCCAGCGACAATCCCGGTATGGTTGTTACAGTCAAAGATGCGGCAGGCTATGCTGATGTCAATACAATCACTATTGCCCGCGCTGGCTCTGATACGATCAACGGTATTGACGCATCAGTAGCTCTACCGGCACCAGCTAGCTTCAAGACGTTTATTTCTGACGGAAACGACGCATGGCAGGAGATAGGAAATTGAAATACAAGCAAGGCGATGTTGTTTTGGTTCAATCTCCTGCTGGCTCTGGTATACCACACACTCACGTTAAACTCACTAATCGCATTCAAGTGCCAAAGAGTGAAAACTGGGACGGATACGCTGGATGGCATGCCGAGGTTTTGTATGAAAACGAAGCCGCCGCTTTGAGAAAGTGCCAGATACCGATTAACGTTGGTGATTTGACATTTGTGTTCGATGATTGTATAATAAGCAAGGAGAAAACATGAAGAAGTTTTTATTAGCCGCCATTTTATCGCTAACCAGCACATCGTCATTCGCTACTAATCCGCAAGCGCCGGATTTTTCTTTGCGCGATCTTGTTGGTGATGCATATGATTTGCATGAACATAAAGGCGAGATTATTGTTATGAACTTTTGGGCTACATGGTGCCGCCCTTGTTTGGTTGAGTTACCGCATTTAAACGCTATCGACAAGAAGTACGAAGATAAAGGTGTTGACGTTGTTGTGATTAGTATTGACGCGGCAAGAGAAGTGTCAAAAGCCAAGGCATATATCAAATCGCGCAAATACCAGTTCACAGCACTGTTTGACACAGAGACATCAGTTGTTTCGCAGTACAACCCGTCCAAAGCAATCCCTTTTACTTTGATTATTGATCGTGAGATGAGAATTGTCCACACACATACTGGCTATGTTGCTGGCGTCGAAGACACATACATACAAATATTGGATGACTTAACACAGTGAAGTTTTTTAAATGGTTGAAAGAACGCCTGTCACACAAGCTAGGACATTTCAAATGGGATTCTCTAAAGCAAACTCTCAAAGAGCACGGCATGGCTCTAGTTATTATTATAGTCGTGTGGGAGATAATCGAAGATGTACTGTTCCCTATTCTATTCATTGCTCTTGGAAACTATGTTCATCCCGCGTTCTATGCCGGCGCACCTGCCGCTTGGATTCTCTGTCTCCACTGGCTTGCAGTACCCATCATGTGGGGAGCATGGATTAGAATAAGTGGAAAAGGAAAACATGATCATATTGAAGGTGGGGGATGCTGTTAGGCATGTTCATGATGTTCAAAGAGGTATTGTATGTGTCGGCTTGATTGAGATGGTTGACGATGAGCGCGGAACGGCGCGAGTCATATGGGCATCACCTGCTCAATACTCTCCAAAGTGGATGCGATGGTATCAAAAACATCTCTTAGTAAAGATCTCATAACTATTTACTGTGCATTTGTAACCGCAAGGGAGGGCGTTATGGATGAAGTTTATAGGAAAATTAGAGTTTTTGCCTCACAAGGCATTAAGGCGGTATGTAGGTAGAAAGAAAGTTGAATATTATAGGGTTACGGTTGTCAACGAAGATGGCAAGATTGAAAACCTAGCGCTCACACCACTGGAGCTTAAAAAAGCCCGTAAGCGAGCATCCAAAGGAATACTGTACCAGCGCCCAACAATTTTTATGAGACTTTATGCTGCTTTGGTCGTGTTGTTGAGTTAAAAACATTACAAAGAGATATTTATAGTAGAGTCACCATGGCTATTAAGAAAATCAAAGTTTTAGATACAAGCGTCCTTTTAACGGACGCTAGCTCGCTTCACGCATTTGGCAACAATGATATCGTTTTGCCCCTCAAGGTGCTTGAAGAGATCGACAAACACAAGAAGCGACAAGATACAGTCGGCTCTAATGCCCGCCGTGTCATTCGCATGCTTGACAGTTTGCGCGAGAAAAAGAGTCTGCTTAAAGGAGCCCGTCTGGGACGCGGCAAGGGCATGCTGTATGTGCGTGGCTATTCGTCGTCTAATCTAGGCATTTTGCCTCAAGACCTTGACCCCACCATTCCTGATCATATTATTATTGCCTGCGCGCTCGCAGAGCAACAGAACAATGAGAAGGCGCAAGTCACGCTCGTTTCAAACGACATCAACATGAGAGTCATAAGCGACTCGGTTGGTCTGCGCTGCTCTGATTATAAAGTTGTCAACGACGTGGTTGAGGATCGGGAGAAGCTGTATACTGGTTTTGTTGAGCACTTGGTTGATGAAGAGATTGTTGATCGCTTCTACGAAGGTGAAGAAATCTTTTTAGACCAAGAAGAGAAGGCAGTCAACTTTAATGCCAACCAGTACATTATGCTTGTGTCTTCCACAAACGACAAGAAGACCGCTTTGTGCAAATACGTTAATGAACAATCTCCACTTAAGTCTGTTGTTCGTTACAAGAACGGTGTCTGGAACGTGAACGCACGCAACAAGGAGCAAGCATTCGCTCTGGACATGCTTATGAACCCCGACATCCCCATCATCACGCTGGTGGGCAAGGCTGGCTCTGGAAAGACGCTGTGCGCCATTGCAGCCGGTATTGAGCAGACTATCGGCATGTATGACCAAGGCGGCGGTAAACGGAACAACCCATATAAGAAGCTTATTGTGTCAAGACCCGTACAGCCACTGGGTAAGGACATTGGGTTCCTGCCCGGTACAATGGAAGAAAAGATGTTACCATGGCTTGCGCCCATTCAGGACAATCTACAGTTTCTTATGGGCAATGACAAGCTGATGCTTGAGCAGTACATGGAGCAAGGCAAGATTGAGGTCGAGGCGATTACTTACATTCGCGGACGCTCAATTTCCAACGCCTTTATAATTATTGACGAAGCCCAGAATTTGTCAGTACACGAATTGAAGACGATTATTACCCGTGTTGGTGAGAATTCAAAGGTTGTATTGACTGGTGATATTGAACAGATTGACAATATGCATATTGACGAGACAACAAACGGCTTAGCATATGCTGTTGAGAAGTTTAAGTCTCACTCAATCGCTGGTCACATTACGTTGACCAAGGGCGAGAGATCAAAAGTTGCAACATTAGCAGCAAAGATTTTATAAAAAAAACTTGACACACCGTTCTTAAGCGGTTATAATGATAGCTAAGGAGAAATAATACTATGGCTGAAATTAAATGGCTCACCAATGGGCTTGTTGACAGCACCGAGACTGGCGAGTTTCCTGCCGAAGCGCAACAGGAGAAGAATCCTGTATTGACTGAACCTGTTGAGGCAGTCAACCCTATGAAGGAGTGGCTTATTGATTATGTCGGCAACATTCTCAAGCCTGCAGATGGCAATGTGACAACCGAGATGATTGTACACGCTTTTGGAGTTGAGTTTCCAGAGCTTATGCTTGCCATTGCAGAAGAGAATTGGATGCGCGGCTATGCACAGGCGCTGCACGACTCTGAGAAGGGCTTTGAGCTTCTTAAGGAAGGTGCAATCGAGCTTGGCGAAACGCCTGCCGTCACTGCTCCAAATGGCAGCACCGAAGTACCTGTAGAAAATGACACAGAAACGGAATGACGGATTAACAGAGTATATTGCAAGGTCTAGCAGTAGCGACTTTGTTAATGAAATGAAGACTGCACAAGTCAGGCTTCACAACCACATTGATATTTACATTAAAAACCCTCTTCCAAAGGGTTTTGATCTTGAAAATGTTTTAACTAAAATCGAGCAACTTATCCCACCATTTTTGATGATGGATGTTGACGCAATCATTATCGGTGATTTTGAAATGTTTAAAGCTAGAGATATTGACGCCCTGTACGAAGACGGGGCTATCTATTTGACAAACGATCAAGACGATGAAGCTGATATGTTTGATGACGTTGTACATGAAGTGGCGCACGCGGTTGAGAAAAACTATGGAATGGAAATCTTTGGCGACGGACAGCTTGAAACTGAGTTTATCAACAAGCGCCGTGTACTTTACAGCACTTTAAATGCCCACGGCATTCACAATCTCAGCATGTATGACTACATCAATCCAGAATATGATAAAAAGTTCGATAAATTCTTGTATAAAACTGTAGGATATGATAGACTAAGGCATATGGTCAGCGGGCTTTTCCTGTCGCCATATGCCGCAACCTCTGTGTCCGAGTACTGGGCAAATGGGTTTGAGGCGATTTTCACTGGTGAGGATCCCAAGTACATAAAACAAATTTGTCCTGTTCTCCATGAGAAGCTTATGGCGATTGTACAGGCAGGTCAGTTCCAACCTGCGGACGAAATGGAAAAAGAAGAACAAGAAGGATGGATTAACGATGGCTACTGATTACGCTTACGATATCGAACTCAGTAAAGACAAGAAGCACCTCACTCTCAAGGTTGAGTTGCCTGAACGTCACTTGGCTCGCGAACCTATTCTGGAATGTACCGACACCAATGCTCTTGACATTATTAAGCAAGACGGTTACGGCAACTACAGAATGGTTCAAACCTGTGGCGCTTTGTCTAATTGGGTCAGTCGCGAAGGCAAGGGTGGTAACCGTTCTGGTGTTTGGATCTTTGAGAAGGTTGTAAAGACGACCGCCAAGAAGACCACCACCAAGAAGACGACCACTAGAAAGACTACCGCTAAGAAAACAACTACTACCAACTGAGGTAACTGTGCATATTTCTTTTTCTGAACTTAAGAACTGGAATACCTGCGCTTTTTATCACAAGCTTGTTCACATTGACAAGCTTGCTGGTTTCAAGGGCAACGAATACACGGCTTTTGGAACAGCTATTCACACAATTTGTGAGAAGATGCTGCTCCGCGAAGCTGTGTCTCCAAAGCTCTTCATTGATGAGCTACGAAACAACATTGCAAGTCTTGACGATGACGTTGAGATTAACCAGAAGCTTGTTGTTGACATGGCAACACAGGGAAAGAACATTATGCCTGAGATCGAAGATGCGGTCGAGGATTATTTTGGTGAGGATTATGAAGTAGTTTCTACTGAGGAACAAATATTTGAACCAATCACCGGTTATGCCGATTATAACTTCAAGGGTTTTATCGACGCGGTGATCAAGACTTCCGATGAGAAGATTCACATTGTTGACTGGAAGTCGTGTTCATGGGGCTGGGATGCAAAACGTCGCAGCGAACCCATGACGACTTACCAGTTGACTTTGTACAAACATTTTTATGCCATTAAGCATGGCATTGACCCGAAGATGATTGAGACTCACTTCGCACTTCTCAAGCGCACAGCTAAGAAGAACAGGGTCGAGATTTTTAGAGTAACAAGCGGTCCAAGAAAGACCGACAATGCTCTAGCTTTGCTAGACAAAGCACTACAAAATATTATTAAGGGCAACCACATCAAGAATCGCTTGTCGTGTCAACGGTGTGCATTCTATAAGACTGCGGATTGCCCATGAGGAAAAATAAGTGAGAAAAATTAAAGTATTAACCATCTCCGACCATCCGTTATCTCCATCGGGTGTCGGTACACAAACAAAGTATGTGATTGAAGCGCTACTTAGGTCTGGCAAGTTTGAAGTTGTCAGTCTTGGCGGCGCTATTCGCCATCCAGACCATCAGCCACAGAAGACTGAGGAATGGGGCGACCTTTGGACTATCTATCCGGTCGATGGGTATGGTACTCCTGACGCTGTACGCTCTATTCTGCGCACTGAGCGTCCTGACATTCTGTGGTTTATGACCGACCCGCGCTTTTTCGGCTGGTTGTGGATGATTGAGCAAGAGGTTCGCCCCTTGGTTCCGCTGATTTATTATCATGTGTGGGACAACAAGCCGTACCCTATGTTTAATCAGAAGTTCTATGATTCAAATGATATGGTTGTTACGATTTCTAAGGTCACTGACGATATCGTTGCGAATGTCTCTCCTACAGTTGCGAGAGAATATCTGCCTCACGCTGTCGATGGCAGCGTCTTCGCGCCGATGGCGCAAGATGAAATCAATGCTTTTAGAAGAGTGTTTTTCAAAATCCCCGAGGGCGAGGAAGATAACAAATTTACTTTCTTCTGGAACAATCGCAATGCCCGCCGTAAGCAAACAGGCAGCATTATGTGGTGGTTCAAGGACTTTCTTGATGAAGTCGGTCATGACAAGGCACGTCTGCTGATGCATACAGATCCAAAGGACCAGCATGGTCAAGACATGATCGCCATTATGGAGCGCACTGGCATGACTGAGGGGCAGATTCTGTTGTCAACGCAAAAGATCCCGCCACAGCAGTTAGCCAAGATGTACAACGCTGTTGATTGCACAATCAATGTCAGTGACGCCGAAGGTTTTGGGCTTGCAACTCTTGAGTCTCTTTCTTGCGGTACACCTATTATTGTCAACATGACTGGTGGCTTGCAGGACCAAGTAACGGACGGAACAAAGTGGTTTGGTATTGGCATTGAACCCTCGTCTAAGGCTATTATTGGCTCTCAGGACGTTCCGTACATCTACGAGGACCGCATTTCTAAGGAAGACTTTATCAACGCCTTGAAGGAAATGTATAACATGTCTGCCGCAGACCGCTCTGCTTTAGGTCTTTCCGGTCGAGAGTTCACGCTGAATAATTTCAACTTCCAAAACTTTGGTCAGCGCTGGGTCAGCCTGTTGGAAGAGGCACACGAAAACTTTGGCTCTTGGAATCACCCCGAGGGTCGCAAAAACTATAAGGGATGGGAGCATACTGAGCTATGAATGATAATAGACAAAAGGTCATTGTGATTGGACCTGCACTTACACTATCAGGATACGGGGAGCAATGTAGATTTGCTCTGCGCTCCTTGCGTACTCTGGAAGACCAGTACGATATTTATCTGCACGCAACCAACTGGGGTAATACCGGCTGGATTCACGATGATGATGAAGAGCGCGAGTGGATTGACCGTATGCTTCACAAGACTGTGATCCACCAACAGAATGGTGGGCAATATGACATCTCTCTGCAAGTTACTATTCCTAACGAGTGGAAGAAGATTGCGCCTGTCAATGTCGGCTACACTGCTGGTATCGAGACTACCATGGTAGCCCCACAGTGGATTGAGAAGTCTCGCGAAATGGATCGTATTATCGTTGTGTCCAATCACTCTAAAGAAGTGTATGAGTCCACATCTTATGGTATCATGAAGCAGGGAACAAACGAGCGCATTGGAACTCTCAAGTGCGAGACTCCGATTACCACTGTTAACTATCCTGTAAAGGACACGTCAAACTCAAACCCTGATGATCTGGGTCTTGACTTGAGTACAGATTTTAACTTTCTCTGTGTAGCCCAGTGGGGTCCGCGCAAGAATGTACACAACACCATCGAATGGTTTATCGAAGAGTTTCATGATGATGAGGATGTTGGATTAGCTCTTAAGGTTTTTCACATGAACACTTCCAACATTGACCGAGTGTTTATTAAGAAGCAGCTTGCTAATATGCTTGAAGCGTATCCTGATCGTAAGTGCAAGATTCATTTAATCCACGGGCATATGTCAGAGAACGAAATCCACAGCTTGTATCAGCACCCTAAGATTAAGGGTCTTGTTACTTTAACACATGGCGAGGGCTATGGGTTACCTATTTTTGAGGCAGCATATTGTGGACTGCCTGTTGTTGCTCCTGCTTGGAGCGGTCACATGGACTTTCTCATGGCTCCCAGCAACAGCAAGAAGACTGACAAGCTTCGCCCTCATTTTTTGAAGGTAGATTACAAGCTGGGACCGGTCCCGCAGGAAACGTTGTGGGAGGGAGTGATTCAGCAAGGTTCTCAGTGGTGTGAGCCAGAAGAGGGCAGCTTTAAGAAGCAGATTCGTGATTTGCACAAGAATCATTCTCGTCACCAAGGAACTGCTAACAGGCTTAAGAAGCACATTCTTAATAACTTCACACCTGAGAACATGTATTCTCAATTCTGCGAAGCTTTCGCAGGCGAACAAAACTTAGATATCGACGCATGGCTTACAGAGTTGGAGGCAGGCGTTGAAGAACACGAATAAAGCCACCCCAAAAGTATCTGCAAAATTCAAAGTTGGTGATTTTGTAAGATGGTATGAGGCATATGCCGATGGCTTTCTTGGTCGCGATGCTGGCTGGGGCGTTGTTCAGAGTGTAAAACAGCACACATATTTTGGTGATTATATCAACTATGGTGTGTTGCGAAATAAACACGGAGATGTTATGACTTTTGCAGAAGATTATCTTGAGTCTAAACAAGAGTTTGAAGAAAGAAAGAAAACGGAGAAAAAGAAGCGTGAGCAAAAAGACGATAGCGTTCGTAGCTGATTATTTTGCAGATGAAATCCCCGGTGGTGGGGAAGTCAACAATGACGAACTTATTAAACTTTTATCTGCAGATTACACGGTGATGAAGGTCAAGAGCAGAAACCTTGACCCTGCTGCAATTCAAAATGAGTTGGTAGATTTTTACATCATTTCAAACTTTCTTGAGCTATCTTACCAGAGCTACACTTTTCTCACTGAGCGTGCTAACTACATCATTTACGAGCACGACCACAAGTATGTAAGAAACAGAAACCCTGCGCAGTATGAAAACTTTGAAGTACCAGAGTCAGAACTGGTCAATCAAAAGTTCTACCAAAACGCAAAGGCTATCTTATGTCAGTCTGATTTTCATGCAAACATTGTTCGTAAAAATCTTGGACTCGACACTATTAAAAGCTTGGGTGGTAATCTGTGGTCTTCTGACAGTCTTGAGCTTATGAGCAGCTTGGCAAAGCAAGAGAAGCTTGACATGTGTGCTATTATGCAAAGCGACAACTGGCATAAGAACACTATTGGCGCTGTCAGGTATTGTAAGGTCAAGAACCTACCACACGCGCTGATACCACCCAGCGATTATCATGACTTTCTCTCACAGTTAGGGACGTATAAAAGACTTGTGTTTTTCCCGCAGACTCCTGAAACGCTTTCGCGCATTGCTGTCGAGGCACGGATGATGGGCATGGCTGTCGTTACAAATCAAAACGTCGGCGCTACTAAAGAGCCATGGTTTCACCTTAAGGGCGAAGAACTGATTGAAGTTATGCGTAACAAGAGAGAAGAGATACCACAAATTGTAAGGGATATTATTAATGGCTAGTCATTTCAAGATCATTGTTCCGTTCTACAATGTAGAGAAGTGGATCAAGATTTGCATTCGCTCTATCAAGGCGCAAGATTATAAAGATTTTCAATGCATCCTACTGGATGACATGTCAACAGACAACACGGTAAACATTGTACGCGAGGAAATCGGAAACGACCCTCGCTTTACCTTTGTTGAAGTGCAGGAAAAAGCATTTGCTTTGAAGAATATTTATGATGGTATTGCGTTGTCAAGTCCTGACCCCGAAGATATTATTGTAACTCTTGACGGTGATGATTGGTTCTCACGACGTGATGTCTTGACATTTCTCGACATGGTGTACCGCAACAGCGATTGTCGCATGACCTACGGTAGCTATGCGGAGTACCCAAGCGGCAAGAAGGGCAAGTTCGCCAAGCAAATCCCACCAGAATGGATTTCTCAACGCTTGTTGCGTCAAGCCCCATGGCAGGCATCTCACTTGCGCACCTTTAAGTACGACTTGTGGAGCAGAATCAAGGTCGAGGATTTGCAAGATAAGGATGGAAACTTCTATCGTATGGCGTGGGATTTGGCATTCATGTTTCCAATGCTTGAGATGGCTGGTCCTCGCAGCGTTCACATTGCCGACCCGCTGTATGTATACAACATGTCTAACCCACTTAACGATCATAAGATAGACAATGGCTTACAGGTTCGTACCGAGACAGAGATTCGTCAGAAGCCTCCGTATGCCACGCTAACATCGCCTACGGACTCTCACCCATCTACGTGCATTGTATCGCCTAACAATCGATTTGTGTACACGTATATACCGAAGGTTGCATGCAGCAGTCTCAAGATGGCGTTGGCACCACATTTTGGTGTCGATGTAAGTATCAGTGACGCTGCCAAGGACAACGTGTTCAACGATCTCAAGTCATTTGAGGCTATGCACGCTGCAAACTGGCCAATCGTCCCGAAGCATTTACTGCTATCAGACCAGACATGGGATTTTCTAAAGTTTGCAATAGTTCGCAATCCATGGGATCGACTTGTTTCTTGCTACAAAAACAAGATTCTTTCATCTGGCGAGACAAACGAGTTTTATGAGAATGGCGTCCACCGCGCTCTGGTCAGAAACTACGGAGATTTGTTTCATCAATCAATGACGTTTGAAGAATTTGCTAATGCCGTGTGTGATATACCTGACGAGATCGCGGAAGACCATTTCCGCTCACAGCATACCTTCGTCACACACAGGGGTCAGTTGATTGTGAACCACATTGGAAAGTTGGAAAACATTGATGATGAGTGGGCATACATCTGTGCCAATATTAATATTGATAATAAGCTTGAGAATATTAACGTTTCCTCGAACTCCGGCACAAAGCGTGCCTACAAGGATTACTACTCTGACGAGTTGCGTGACAAAGTAGCGGAGAGGTATCGTAAAGATATCGAAATGTTTGAGTATGATTATTAATGTTCCGAAGTGGCTTTTCATTCATGTTCCCAAGACAGGCGGCACTTATTTTAAAAACATGTTGAAGTGTGGAAGCACTATGCATGTGCCAAGTCCAAGAGGTGGTGTCGAGATGTTGGGAAGCCATGTTGAAAATTTAGCACATGCGTTTCCTTACAACTTTACGGTTGATGGTTGGAATCCAAAAGCGGCTAAATATTCGCATATGCCTTTCTTAAAAGACATGGCATACCATAGAGTGTACAAGCCGATCTATTCCATGGAAAGCGACAATGTTGAATACGTCACAATAGTCAGGAACCCATTTAGCCTGTTCTATTCTTACTGGAGATATCAGCCTCGCGCTCATGAAGATTGGACCGCAAACAGTGTCAAATACGGCGGCTGGGCTAACTGCAACACGCTGATGAATACAAAGACATTCCCAGAGTTCGTTGACCGATATCTGGATGACGAGGCAACATGGCATATACCACCATTGAAGCAGAATCTATTCGCCCAATTGTACACTAAAGACGGTAGACTGGTGCCTAAGCTTGAGAATGTGTTGAGGTGTGAAAACTTAAAAGTCGATATTATCAAGTGGTGCGAAAAGAATAACATCGAATATGATGACGTACCAAGTAAGGACGCAAACATCAACCCAAACAAAGAAGATTATAGAGAGATGTATACACCATTGCAAAAATATTTGCTCGAAAAACGCTGGCATAATATACTAGAAACGTTTGGTTATCATTTCGGAGGAACAAAATGAGTTTTAAGATTTACTTCATGCCATCGAAGGGCATGGACAACATGAATCAGAACGAGTTGCTGCACCGCGCACGACGGCAAACACCCGGCAACAAGGGCATCTGGAAAGATATGGAGGGCACTCCAAACATCGAGGATGCCGACTACTATATTATCCTAGAAGCTACAGATGTCAAGACCCCTGACCCAAGCAAGACTTTCTATTTTAGCAGAGAACCACGCGGTGTCGGTGGCGGCATGGGTCCGATGGATCCCCGCATCCGTCGCTTTTCCTTTTTGACTGGCGAATCATACTTCTCCACGTTTTGGTATTGTGAGCGTTCGGGCTATACAAAGACTTACGACGACTTACTTAACTTGAAGCCACAGAAGAAAACAAAGCATATGTCGTGTACAGTTTCTGAGAAGACATGGCTTCCCGGCATGCGCGCTCGCGTTGATTTCGTAAAGGCTTTTCAACAACAACACGGAGACAAGTTTGATCTGTTTGGGCGCATCAGCAGATTACCAGAATTATCTGATTTTGTGCTTGAAATTAAAGACGATGACAAGTATAATACACTAAAGAACTATAAATACTGCTTGGCTTTTGACAATGGAACTTACCCAAACTACTTTGCAACTCAACTCACAGATACATTACTTTCTTGGACTCTGCCTGTTTACAATGTTGCACCCGGAATTTCAAACACTCATGAATTCTTTCCCGAGGGATCTTACATTCCGTTCGATGCTAGAGATCATAATGAAATAGAACGCATTATTAAGCTTCTAGAAAACGACAACTTTGAAGATCATCTTCCTGCCATGACAGAAGCTAGAAAGCTGATTCTTGAAAAGTATAACTTGTGGAACACAATCTACGAAGCGATTACGGAAGGAAAAAACACTTGGTATGGCAATGAAGAATAGAACAAAGAACAGCGGCTGCTTGCTCTGTGGTGCTAAGCGCAGCAAAATAGTACATAAGTTTGAGAGCTTGCCTAAGTCTCGTCGTGGTAAGCAAAAGCTTGACATTAAGCAGTGCTCGAAGTGCGGCTTTATTGCCACTCACCCTCCACAACCCAACGACCACTGGGTTGACAAATACGAAGGTGACTATTGGAGAGAGTACCAGACCAGCATCGGAGAGAAGCGTATCGACGAGCGCTTTGAAGAGTTCGAGATGATTTCTGCTGAGCGCATACAATATCTAAAGAGTTTCTACGGCTTGCTGCCTCCCGCACTTCGTTTCAAGAACAATGGTCGCTTCCTTGATGTCGGATGTTCTATGGGCTTCTTGGTCAAGGCTGCAGAGGACGCGGGCTACGAGGCTTTCGGTATTGACCCAAACCAGCAAGATGTTGACGAAGGCATGGCACGTTACAATGTACAGCTTTCTCAAGGCTACATCAATGATTACGGCGAAAGCGACTTTGATGTGATTATGTGCTTCAACACTATTGAACATGTGTCTCGTCCTGACGTGCTTATGCATGAGATGACTAAGCGACTTTCTCCCAAGGGTATTATTGTCATTGGCACTCATGATATCGAGTGTCAGAACTATTTGGACGAAGGTGTCGATTGGAAGCATATCAAGCCAGCAGAGCATTTGTACTATTTCAGTAAAGACAGCCTCAGTCGCTTAGGTGAGAAGTACGGCATGCGCGCATTCTGGCATGCTAAGCCGATTGAGAATTCTATCGTCACGTATTTTATTAGGGGAGCTTGACATGTCAAATCTTAACGTATATGTTTTTACATCAAATGATTATCTGCACATTCTGCGACCATTCAGTTTTCTGTTAAACAAGTTCTGGTCACCAGAACAGCAAGTGAAGATCATTGGATTCAATCACCCCGACTTTGATTTGCCAGACAACTATGAATTTGTGTCGCTTGGCGAACAGCGCGGTCTTAAGTATTGGACAAACGATCACATTGATTATTTTCAAGGTATCGAGGATCAGTACTTTGTTCACATGCTGGAAAATGAGTTTTTCTTGAAGCCTCTTGACACTGAGATATATGATGATTTGGTTGCTCGACTGAGCCCTACTATCGGTCGTGTTGACTTGACTCCCGGTCCTTCACAGCGCAGCAATAATTTAGTTGAAAACTGTGGCAGATATGATATAATTGAATTAACTCAAGACGCAAGCTATAGGCTGGCTCTGCGTTTTAACATCTGGAACAAGGACTACCTGATGAAGTACCTCATCCCCGGCGAAGACTGTTGGGAGTATGAGGTCAAGGGTATCGAGCGGTCAAAGAATGACGGCTATCAAATCATGGCAACTGACCGTCGCTATGTCATGCACATTATGGATGGTGTTGCGATGACGGGCGGTAAACGCCCCAACATCCTCGACCTTCGCGCTCGCCTGCACCCTGAACGTAGCTCATTCCAGCTTCCTCTTGACGAGGGAACGATTCAGGAAATGCTTGACCACAAGATTATCGCTCCTAAAGGACACTACTACGAGGTGGTACTTTGAGAATCTGTTATTTCAACACACATGCAACATTAGATCATTGGCATGCTGATATTTGTTTCGACTCTTTGGCGAACCAGAGCATCGATTACAAGTTTGACGTGATGTACATCTACAACACGCACCCACATGAGCTATCCAATGACACACTGCTCAGTCTCATCGACAAATATAGGCTTCGACACCATTTTGATAAGATTGAGATCCTGCCCAAGAGCGATGGAAAGACTCTTGGGCAGGATATGCTGTATCTAACTAGCCACTGCGCCGAGGTAAAGCCAAGCAGAGTGTTGATGCTCAAGTCAGATTACGGAGTATCACGAAACTTCATGCAAGGTCTTGGCATCATTGACAACTCAACAGACGAAAATAGTCAGTTTATTTTTACCGCACCCACAGCAAACGCAAAAGAATATATTGAGAAAGATGAGATTATGAGATATTTGATGCGTGCAAGTTTTACTCCAAGGTGTGAAGAGACTTGGTATTTTGGAAGTGATTATTCTGATTCGCTTGGTACTAATGAATTTAGATATCTTGAGAATGTTTGGCATGGCGATCCCGAAGACTTAGGCAAATCTCTTCGCATTTGCGAGAAGCCTACTGACCCTAGGGTTAGGTTTGTGTCGCACACTATCCGTTCTGATTTCAACTGCCACTATATGGATGGCAAGACTTTTGCAGAGATTGATTTCAAAGGCTCAAACCCAGAGCGCACTTGGAATCTGAGTTTCTGGGGCATACAAGCAGCCCAACGTATTCAAAATATTCCCTTTGTTGACACACCGGGTGCTTTTGTGGTACACTTATTTCATTCCATCGTCGGACCAAACCGAAAGGAGCCAAGGGAAGACGATAACAAGACCGTAATGGGTCAAAGGTATTAACATGGATTTATACAATCAGACCGTTGCGTACTTTCAGGCATTCAGCGAAGGCGATCTGGATGCGTTGCGTGAGTTGTACGCTAATAACATTTATTTGCGCGACTGGGAGGGCACCTATGTTGGCTCTATGGTCGTTCTAGATGCCAACAAGCAGTTATTTGATAACGTAGATGCTCTGGCTGTACGCATCATTGCGCTCCATTGCGACGAAGATGCACGTACGATTGCAGCAGAAATCGAGATTATGATTCCCGAGTCAGACCCGCTGCTGGTTGTTGACATTATTGAATTTAACTCGGAAGGACTTATCAGTTCTATCCGCGCATACAAGGGGTAACATGCACGAAAATATTATTGCAACAGCATTCAACAATTCGGGCGAATATTTTATTTCCGGTCGCACGATGATTGAACACATCCTGACGTTCTCAGATGACGTTGTGGATCAGATTATTGTTTTCAATCTTGGGCTCACTGATGAAGAAAAGTCTATCATCAATGATTACCCCAAGACACAGGTGGTTGAGTTTCCCGAAGTTCCGTACGAGGGTTATACCGACTGCATGACTGATGAGCAAACAAGCCAAAGCCGCAATCATGTGTGGAAGTGTGGCGCTGTGAGGCACGCTCAAGACTACGGCAAGAACATTCTGTGGATTGATTCTGGGATTGCACCGTTTACTAACGTTGGCAAGGTTTTTGAGGTCATCAAGCGCGACGGTCTTTTCTTCTCTTCTGATCAGCGCTGGCGAAATGATTGGCGTACCAGCGAGAACTACTGGAAGGGCATCAACATGACCGAGGAAGAGCGAGGTAAGTTTCAAGTGTTTGCTGCTATCCTTGGTTGGCAAGCCGGCGGTCCATACCAGCAGGTTATTGAGGACATCTACGAGGTGTCACAAGACGCTGAGACTATCCAGAACCCAATGATGGAACAGGGCTTGAACGAGCAGTCTCTGTGGGGTCTGACGGCGAACAGAGCCGGTTATGAGCTACAGGTCAACGATGTGTGGGATAACGACAACGATCTTGGTCGTGCTAATCGCGGCTGGGGTATCGGAATGCCAGACCAGATGCGCATCTATCGTGATCGTGATGGCAGCATTCTTATGCGTGTATGGCGCAACGACGGATTTTATGGTTCTCGCTACCGCCCAATGTTGACTAAGATCATGAACGTTGGTCCTGACAAGGCAACTGCACTTTATAACAAATTGATCGAAGTCACGGCACCACCCGAATACAAATGAAGCATCTCTTTTCAATAACTTGCAGATTCGACCCGGCAAACCCGGTAGTGATTCCGTGCGTGCAAAGTATTCGTGCGCACCATCCTGAATCTCCTATTCATGTTGTTGACAGTGCATCGGAGGATAAATCATATTATGAGCAAGTCGAAAAGTTTGGCGCAAAAGTTGAGGACATCGGCAATCAAAGCCTCACAACTGGAAATATTTGGCATACCTACGAAAAGTATCCTGATTACGATTTTTATTATTTTCTTCATGATTCTATGCTGATTAAAGACGGAATCCTTGATCTTATGGAGACAGATGTGACTGCGCTTCGCTACTTCCGTTCGTGGAATGGTCTTGGCTGGACACCGCAAGAGCACCCAAGCGGCGACAATGGCTTCGTATTTTCAGAAACTCTCAACTGGGCTAATAGTCAGTTGCTGTCCAAGACTACATACAGACCAGAAATGGGTATGCGTTTCGCTGCACTGTTTGGTCCCATGATTATGTGCAAGAGAAGCGTTCTGGACAAGCTTAAGGCGGCAGGCTTCGACAAGGTGCGCCCGACGACCAAGAGGCAGTCAGAAGCCATGGAGCGCGTTTGGGGAATGGTTTTAAACTTGGAGGGCTACGACTTGTCGAAGCTTTCCCTACAAGGGTACTGTTATGATCCGGGTTACCGAGAGAATCACAGGCTTGAAAAAATATTTTTAGGAAGACAATAATGGTAGATAACAGTGAAATCTTAGTTATCTTTGATTTGGACGGCGTTCTTGTTGACGCTCGCGAGCTACACTATGAGGCGCTTAACCGTGCCCTTGCGACAGTCGATGAGAAGTACATCGTGCAGCGTCAAGAGCATCTGTCAACGTACGATGGATTGCCAACGTCAAAGAAGCTGAACATGCTTACAAAGAATAAGGGCTTGCCCAAGGAACTGCACAACACTGTGTGGAAGCGTAAGCAAGAAATGACGTACAAGATCATTTCAGAAGAAATGGAATATGACGAGCGTATGCGAAGTGTGCTGCGCAGGCTGAGAGAGGACGGACACAGGATTTGCTGTGCATCTAACTCTATCAGAGAATCAGTAAAGATGATGCTTCTTAAAAAGGGTCTGCTGGAATACATTGAGTTTATTTATTCCAATCAGGATGTGAAGCATCCCAAGCCAAGCCCAGAGATGTACTTGAAGTGCATGATTAAGGCTGGCATTGGTCCCAAGTACACCCTCATCGTTGAGGACTCACATATTGGTCGCAAGGCTGCGCTAAGCTCAGGCGCTTCTTTGTGTGCTGTGAGAAACCCAGACGATGTGACATACGAAAAGGTCAAGGGTGCTATTGAGCATAACTTTAAATCTCAAAAAATTATTACACCATGGCAAGGAGGCAAAATGAATGTATTAATTCCAATGGCTGGTGCTGGAAGTCGATTTGAGAAGGCGGGGTATACTTTCCCCAAGCCGCTTATCGATGTTAACGGCAAACCAATGATTCAACTGGTGACGGAGAACCTAAACATCGAGGCTCGTCACATTTACATCGTACAGAAATCACACTACGAGAAGTATAACCTACAACAGTTATTAAACCTCATCTCACCAGAGTGTGTTATCGTACAAGTAGACGGCATCACTGAGGGTGCAGCATGTACTACGTTGTTGGCAAAGGAGTTTATCAATAACGATGAGCCTTTGGTTATCTCAAACTCCGATCAGGTTTTTGAGTGGGATAGCAACGAGTTTATGTACTCTATGGTGGCTGATGAGGTCGATGGCGGTATTCTCACTTTCGAGGCAACTCACCCTAAGTGGAGCTTTGCGAAGCTGGGCGAGGATGGGTTTGTCACAGAGGTTGCAGAGAAAAACCCAATCAGCAACATTGCTACTGCTGGAGTTTACTACTTCCGTAAGGGTTCTGATTATGTCAAGTACGCTGAGGAAATGATCGAGCGCGACATTCGCACCAATAACGAGTTTTACGTTTGCCCTGTTTATAATCAGGCTTGTGAGGACAACCAAAAGATTAAGGTATTCCACATTGACAGAATGTGGGGTCTTGGGACGCCCGAGGATCTTAATCACTACTTGGCTCATCATCCAAAGGAGTAGCATGTACAAGGCTTTCATCTTCGACTTTGACGGCGTTCTTGTAGACACCACAGACATCCAAGTGCGTTCTGTTGTACGTGCGCTTGGGCGCTTTGGTTTCGACGTTAGGCATCCTAGCGACTTGGACATTGTGCATTCTACTATCACTACCAAGGCTAAGCTTATCAAGTTTTGCGATAAGGGTCACATCTCGATGGATCAGGTCGAGAGCATTTACGAAGAGAAAAAGCGCGTTGCCAACGAACTGATGTTGCAAATGAATCCGCAACACTATTTTGACAAGCGACAAATGTTTGACTCTCTTGTTTCTGCCGGCAAGAAAATTGCCATCGTCACAAATGCAAACGGCGAGTCTACAAGGATGTTGTTGGATCATCTGGACTTCATGAAGTATCTTGACGTGCTTGTGACCAATAGCGATGTTGTCAACCCCAAGCCACACCCCGAGCCGTATATCCGCGCTTTGATGCAGTTGGCGCGCATTGGTTGTGATTTAGAAGAGTGTATTATTTTTGAAGACTCAGCGGTCGGCTTGGAAGCAGCGCGTGCAACTGGCGCTTCTGTGCATGAGGTGAAGAGATGGCAAGACGTAAACTATGGTTTGGTTGCAGACTTGATTAGGAGGGCAGGATGAGAATAGCATTGTGTTTCAACGGACTAGCTGGTGGGAAGAACGATAAGGGCTTTCCCGTCGATTGGCAATTGGCTGTGCCGCACTTCAAGGAGAATATTATTAACCTTCCTAGTCAAAACGTCGATGTGTTTTTTCACACATGGAGCACTGAGGCTGAGGAAGAACTGGTAGAATTTTATGATCCCAAGAAGTACATGGTGCAGAAACAGATTGACTTTGATTCTTTGGCGAATAAATTCAATAAGAAGGTGCATTCTGATGTTCCGCGTCACTTTCATTCTATTATGAGTCGATGGTATTCTAATGATAAAGTGTTGCGCCTCAAGAGTGACTACGAGAAGGAGCACGGCTTCAAGTACGATTACGTCATGACTAGCAGGTTTGACGTTGCATGGTTACGACCATTGGACTTTAGCCAGTTTGATCGCGATTCTATTTGGTGCGGTCGTCATGAGAAAGGCACCATCTTTGACACTTTTAACGATAAGGGCATGCCTGTCGAGGGCGTATTGGAATACTGGCTCTTCGGTGGCTCGGAAGTTATGGATCGCACAAGAGAGATTGTTCGCAAAGTGCCTGAATATATTTATGTTGGTAACTGTCGCATGTCAAATCATGATGTCATTCCATATCACATCGAGAAGGAAAACATGCTTGACCAATTTAAGTTTCATTTTTGGGAGATTGAAGATTTTCAACTTGTGCGCCGTCTGCACGGGGGCTTGACTCAATGAGTGAGCCTCATCCCGAAGATAAAATGCTCATTCAGACTGTCGCTAACGCTATTGGCAAGTCAATAGCATTTATTTGTTTAACAATTGCTGCAGGTATGTTATTCTCTACTTGTACCATCGACGCAAAAACTATTCAAGAATGCGAAGCTGCATGTTCGTCACGGGGTATTAAAGAGGTCACCGCTACAAGTTGCGAGTGTTTGCCACCCGAAAGCTACAACCCTGACCTATTTGTCCTACCACAGAGGTAATATGATTTATATCGCACACAGAGGCAATACAGACGGTCCTAAGCCGGAACTGGAGAATAGCCCCGAGTACATCGACAAAGCCCTGTCAGAAGGCTTCTACGCCGAAATAGACGTTAGAAATGGCAATATGCTTGGAGAGTTCATCATGGGTCACGACTATGGCGAACACAAGTTGCCGATTGAATGGTTTGAAGAGAGAAAAGACCGTTTATTTATTCATGCAAAAGACTTGGCTACATACTCCTATTTTGTTGGTCAAAAAGACTTTACAGTCTTCTGGCACCAAGAGGATGATTATACATTAACCTCTGCAGGTCACATCTGGGCTTACCCCGGCAGCGCATTAAATGAGAAAACTATTTGCGTTATGCCAGAAAACGTGTTATACTCTAAAGTAGAGTTATCGCGCTGCTTTGGTGTTTGCAGCGATTTTGTTTCAAACTATAGATACGAGTTCGGCACATGAGAGTACCACAGTTTATGCCATACGTTGGTATGGAAGAATATGAAGCTATTAGAAGCTGTTTTGAGGACAACTGGATTACAGAAGGTCCGAAGGCAGCAGAGTTTAGCGATAAATTGCTAGAAATAATTGGAAGTAAATACGGTGTTTTCGCTCCAAACGGCACTTTGTCGCTTTATCTCGCTTTACGGGCGATGGGCATTGGTCCCGGCGATGAAGTCATTGTGCCAGATTTCACATTTATTGCCTCCGCTAACGCCGTCGAAATGGTCGGTGCCCGCCCCGTATTTGCTGACGTTGGATGTCACGACTTACAAATGAAGATTGATGAATGTGAGCGTGTACGCACCGACAAGACAAGGGCTATTATGCCCGTACACATCTTTGGCTTTGCCGCTAACATGACCGAGATCATGGCGTATGCCAAAGAGCATGACCTTATGGTTATCGAGGATGCCGCACAAGCTCTTAGCATCAACTGGGATGGCAAGGGTTGCGGCAGCTTTGGTACTACTGGTTCGTTCTCTTTCTTTGCTGATAAGACTCTAACTACATGTGAAGGTGGGTTTGTCACTACTGATGATGAAGAGGTATATAACAAGCTTCTGCTTTTGAGAAACCAAGGTCGGCTGCATCGAGGAACATTCACACACCCAGCGATTGGTTACAACTTTAGAATCAATGATATTCAAGCAGCAATCGGGCTGGCACAGTTGAAGAAGTTGCCAGAGATTGTGCAAAAAAAGCAGACAAATTATAATCTTTATAAGGAAGCGTTGGCTGATGTTGAAGAGATTGAGCTACTTAGTCCTGCGGAAAACGTAGAGCCTTACGTTCCGTTTCGCGTAGTACTCAGAACTACACAGAAGTCAGACCCCAGCAGAAACTTGATGGGTTTCATGAAGATGAACGGCGTTGAGCCAAGATCTTTTTTCTATCCGCTGCATTTGCAGCCATGCTTTGACATTTGGGCTGACGATCCTCGACATAACCGCGAACACTTTGACGTGTCTGAGCATGCTTATGACCATGGTGTTTGCTTGCCTTCATTCGCAGCATTGACTCAAGACCAGATTCATTATGTTTGCGATGTGATTAAAGAGTTTTACAGGAGAAAATGATGACGCATGTTTATTCTGCAGTAGACCCGAGCGTTATGCTTCTGGTCATTAACAGAGCTAATGAGATTGGCACCAACCGCGCTGATCTTAGTCCTGACGATCAATACCTGCAGTGCGCGACCAAGAAGCTTACAAAGGGCACTACGTTCGCTCCACACAGACACAATGAACTTGTGAGGACCACTGACATTACTCAGGAAGCGTGGGTGTTTCTCAGTGGTCGTGTGGCTGCGCGTTTCTGGGACATTGACGACAGACTGATTTACGAAACAGAGCTAGGCGCAGGAGATGCAGCAATTGTATTTCGCGGTGGACACAGTTTTGAGGTTCTTGAGGACGACACTGTACTGTACGAGTTCAAGACTGGACCCTACTTCGGTGTTGAGAAAGACAAGACCTATATTGAGGAACCTGAGTGAGAGTAGAGAAGTACGATGCTCATTCTTATGATTTTCGTGAGTTAGTTGAGCAAGCGCTTGGTCATAGCGATTTAGAAAAGCTTCATGAGCAGTATGTTTATGAGCCGTTTACCATGGACAACAATTCTAATACTGAGTTGCATGATCGCTTTTATAATAAACTTCGTGGCGGGTGGCAAGACTTCACTGACACATATGACCGTTTTGTTTCTGACATTGTTGCGCCCATCTTTGGAAGCAGAGATTTCATCTACCAAGCGCTACCTACATTTAGGGTACACCTTGTAGGCAACTGGGTAGTGCCAGAGTTTCATTATGATTCACAGCCCGTATACAATCATCCCGAGTGGGAGATTAACTTTCAGATTGCTGTGACAGATATGTTTGGCACAAATGCAACATGGGCAGAGTCTGTGCCGGGTCTTGGCGACTATGCGCCGATGGAAATGACGCAAGGCGAGTTTACAATTTTTAATGGCAACAAGTGTCGCCATGGCAACATGATCAATGATACGGATCAGACCCGCGTATCGTTTGATTTCAGGATTTTACCACTTAGCAAATACGACCCATCAAAGGCGAAGAAGTCTGCTACTCGCGGAACTTCATTCACAGTTGGTGGATATTACAAGGAACTTAAATGAGCAAAAAGAAAGCACTAATCACAGGAATCGCAGGACAAGACGGTAGCTATCTGTCTGAGTACCTGTTAGAGAACAACTACGAAGTCCATGGTATCATTCGGCGCTCTTCGGTTGCGGAGAACCAAGATAGCCGTATCCAGCATCTTCAAGGTCAAATCACTACACACTACGGAGACTTGTTGGACTATCCATCTTTAGTCCGTATTGTTTCTGAGGTTAGACCTGATGAGATCTATAACCTTGGCGCAATGAGTCATGTCCGAATCAGTTTCGACATGCCGTCATTCACTATCCAAACAAATGCTTTGGGTGTGTTGAATATGCTAGAGGTGTACCGCTCTGTCTGCCCTCACGCTGGCTTCTATCAGGCTAGCTCGTCCGAGATGTTCGGCAACTCAGTGGACGCAGACGGTGTACAACGCCTCACAACCCCTATGAACCCTGTCAGTCCTTACGGCTGCGCCAAGGTCATGGGGTACAATCTGGTTAGGCACTACCGCCATGCCTACGGGCTTCATGCCTGCAACGGTATTCTGTTTAACCATGAGTCTCCACGGCGCGGTTCTAACTTTGTCACTAATAAGGTTGTAAAGACCGCAGTGCAAATCAAGAAGGGCTTAAGAGACAAGCTGGAGTTGGGTAACCTTGACTCGTATCGAGATTGGGGTCACTCAAAAGATTATGTTCGTGCTATGCACATGATTGTAAATCATCATGAGCCAGACGAATTTATTGTTGCAACTGGTCAAACACATTCTGTAAGAGATCTTGTAGATATTGTGTTTACTAAGTTGGGAATGAACTACAAGGATTATGTCGTACAGAATCCAAAGTATATGCGACCCGAAGAGCTTAAGTACCTCAAGGGCGATTCTTCCAAGGCAAGAGAAGTGCTTGGATGGGAGCCAGAATATACTTTTGAAACTCTTCTGGATGACATGATTCAACGTTGGGAAAAGGAACTATAAGGAGATCGAAATGCCTACACCTAAGAATATTACTTTATCTGATCAGGCGCTTGGAGCAGTTATGCTGGCGCTACAGAACTCACTGCTAACGCAAACCGACATCGTACCAGTATTGAAGGGATTCAATTTTGTATTCGATGACAATGATGGATTGGTTGTTACCAACCCGCCCATTCTGCGCGCAAATGATGGGGAGTCTACTCCAGATACGGAATAGACATGCCCAGATACACTTACCGCTGCGAGCAGTGCGAAGACGTGTTTGAGACAGTCCACTCGATGAAAGAGTGTTTGACTGATTGCATTAAATGTGAAGAGCAAGAAACACTAGTCCGCGTACCTGCAATGACATTCATCAAGACCAACGCTTCCCCTGCCCCCACGGGAAACAAGGTTGGTGCGCTTGTCGAGCAGCACATCAGGGAGGCAAGAGAAGAACTGAATAGAGAAAAGTCTGATCTGCAAACTGCTGATTACGAGGAAAGTAAATGACAACAGTACAAATATTAATAACCTTACTCGTGATTTCTGTTGCACTTAATGCAGTCGCTTTTTGGTTCATTAGAAATTTATTAACGAAACTGTTTTTTGTTTCAAACAACTTAGGAGAAGTCAACGAGGTAATGCTGAGATTTTCAGAACACCTTGAGGCGGTCCACTCCATGGAAACCTTCTATGGGGATCAAACTTTGCAAGGTTTGCTGCAACATTCTGAACTTGTTGTGCAAATGCTTTCTGAGTTTGATGACATTTATAAAGTTGCTGAGGGATATGAGAATTTAGGAGCAGAAGCTGATGAAGAAGGAGAAGCCGTAGATGGCGAAGAGGCGTAGAAAGACATCATATTTTACCAAGGTGCATGAACAGGCTATCATTGATTACAACAATAGCACAAACTTAGAAGAAAGAGAGCATTTGTACTCTACATTGATTGGACCAGTGTTCAGCGAGATGGTTGACAAGATTGTTTTTACTTATCGCTTTACTACACTGCCAAACATCGACTCGTTGCGAGATGAGTGTAAGATCTGGCTCACTACGGTTATTCAAAAGTATAATCCAAGCAAAGGTTCTAAAGCCTTCTCGTACTTTTCAGTGATCACTAAAAACTGGTTCATCGCCAAGGTCAAGAAAAACTCAAAAGCAAAGAGAACTGAGATCCCAATCGAAGATATCATGATCAAGCCAGTGCTTGATGAAAAGCTGATTGTTGATCATGGATATTATGCTAACCGCGTAGAGAAAGAATTTTGGACTCAACTTTGGAAAGAAATGGAATCATGGGATACGGGAAACCTTAAGCCTAACGAGCAAAAGGTTTTGGAGGCTATAAAGCTGCTTCTTGAGCACCCTGATTCAATTGAAATTTTTAACAAGAAAGCTATTTACTTATACATTAGAGAGATCACCGGTCTTAATACGAAGCAGATTGTAAACAACCTCAACAAAATGAGGGCTAAATACAGGGCTTTTAAGAAAGATTGGAATGAGGGCAAATTATGAGCAAAAAGCAAGAAATCGATGATTATTTAAAGGAAGCAGTTGAGAACATTCGAGAAGATCGTGATGTGACCAAAGAGCTTCTTGATGATGTGATTCAGTTTCTTGCGAAGGGTGACTCGACTCACCGCGAAGTTGGCATGACCGCTGCAAAGTATGTCGAAACACTCCAACGCTCCAACGAACAACTAGTTAAGATTTCCGGTCTTCTTCTAAAGAAAGAGTCTGCAGACGGCGGCATCTCGCTTTCTGATTCAGACAAGGATCAGCTTTATGATCTGATCAAGGAGTCTTAATGATATGGCAAGAAAGGGTCCGTTCAAGGATTTAGGCTGGGGTAAACTCGGCGGTAATAAAAAGCCCAGTTCTCCGAAGAAGACTCCCGGTGTTAATAGTCGCTATCGCACATCTGCGATGGGACAACTCATGGGGCAAGCTAAAGAAGCTGCGATCCCCAAGAAGGCAATGGGCGGCAACTATGCTGCTATTGTACTGCGAGTTGACAAAGTTAACCTGATGGCTGCAGCCGGCTCTAGCTGGATGACTGCATGGTATGATGACATTCTTGGTGTCGCCATGCCCGAGACAATTAAAATCAAGGCGCGTATTCCCGCACTACATGCAGGAATTCCCGAGCCTGACAAATATGGATGCGACGGTACATCTGGCATACACCAGTTTTACATCAATATGCACCCAACATTCTATGCTTCATCTCAAGATATCGAGATGCCTGAGTGTGGAGATGTCGTTATCGTAAGCGTCAACGCAGACGATGCTAGCGGTGGTGGCGATGCAGCAGGCGGCGGGCTGATTATTAAGAATGTTGTGACCCGCGAAAACAATCCTGTTAAACTTGGAGGCTCTTGCCCGCCGCAAGAACAGTTCCCCACAGATGTGCCGCAGACCGCTGCTGGAGCATCAGGCGATGCAATGGGCGGAGAAGCAGTTTCCGCTGGACCAGTCAATCCGTTTGGCTTGCCAGCCGATTGTGATTTTGACTGCATGATGGAGTTCCTTTCTGGCATCAACGTAACACAACCTTTGTGTCCCGGTCGTGATCCTCATGGCGAGATCACAACTTGTGGTAGTCCTATGGACATGAAGGGTATTTTTATTAGCAGAACATCGCTGACAAGCAGAAACATGCCAACTCCGTTGGTTGCCCTGACACGCGCTCTGTGGGCTGACATGGGGTATGTAGTTCTTGAGGCGATACATCAAAGTTCTGGCAAAACAAGGTTTGCCAATCGTAACAAATTAAAAGATTATGCGCGCATGTTCGCCATGGGTGGCATCAACGTGTATATTTCAGGTACACCCTACCCCGGCAAAGCATCTAAGTTTGTTGAGTACATGACAGAGGTGGCAACTGACTTGCCGTGTAAGGGCATGGTCATGACTCCATCGTGGGGCTATCTGTCTCCCGGTAACAAAGACAAGTACGCCCGACAAGCTAAGTACGTCACAAGCCAAATGAAGAAGGCAGCATTGGCAAACAGTCTACAGCTTGGATTTTCAAACCCATGGATGCCATCTGCAGAATATACTGTTACAACAGTAGACGGTGAAGATGGGGAAGTATCGATTAGATACAAAGACTCGTTCCCTTATTATTGTTTCTCCGACGTAGATTGGTCGATTGCACAAATCCTGTCTACTTCTGGAATGTCAGTTATTAAAGTTAACGAGTCAACTGGCGAAGTCAAAATCGTTTCTCAAAAGGGCTCGGAAGCTCTCAAGCAAGAAGATTTTGTTCAAGTTTTAAACGATTATATGAATGTTGGATTCAAGTTTATCATTCCTGCCTTTGGCGTTATGGGTTCTGGTTGGGAAGATTATCAAATCACTTCCGAGAAGCCGCCATTTCGTATGAAAGAAGAGCTTGATTTCCTTGGCGCTATCGAAGAGCCTGCAGTTATTGGCGAGGTGAGAGATGAAGAAACTGATCCTGCACACTTGCCAAGCCCCGGTCCCGGTAACCCCGGATTAGACGTTAAAGACTGGGCAACAGGGTATTTTGGTTCTATTATCGAATGTTCAGATGAGGAAATCGGAGTTGATCGTCGATGTGAACTCCCGCCTGATCCTGTAGTGGTCGAGGATCCTCCACCGGTAGAGGCTACGCCGCCAACAATTGAAACTGAATTGGTAGAAGTCCCGGTCATGGAATGGTCTGACGGATGGGCTGACTATACAATCGACACCAGCAACGTAATCACGTATACCAGCCCAACGAGCGGCGATGTTGTGTCTGTGTACGAGGGCAATACATCCAGCGTGTACCCTGATGGCTGTCCCGGCGATTGTTATGACGCAATCATTGCGCTTCGTCCCGAGTCTACGTTTGTTGAGCAAGAAGTTGAAGTGATTGATGAGATCCTTGACACTGTTGCTGATGTGGCAGATGAGGTTACAAGTCAAATCTTTCCCACATTTCCTAAGCCTAACCCGCCCATCAAAGCGCAGGTGGCTTGGTCTGTCATGTGGTGGGATTGGCTGAACGCGGAAGAAAATGTGCCTTGTTGGAAAAGCACACGCTGGGAGATGATTAAAAACTTTCACAGATACAGCCCCATTGCATATGAGCGTCAACAAGAGGGTGGCGCTATTAATCCCGGCAACTTTGAACATTTTTCGGCTGAAATTCGCCTCGCTATGGAGGCGATTCAAGCATACAATCGCATTGCAGAGACTAACCCTGCTATGCACAAGATCAGTTTGGAACAATACATGATGGCAATTCAACAAGCCCAATCAATGTCCACATTTGCTGATGGCAGTGACATGGAGTCTTACGGTCAAGCAGCCTCTTCGGTTGCGCAAAGCGCTGCAACAGAGTTAGGTTATGATGGCGAAGGGTCAGCCTCGGGCGATGGAACAGACATGGACTCAGGCTTAGAAGACGAGATTGCTGACGCAGATGCGTATTACGGCTCTGACCGAGGAAGGGTGATTGGAGGCGTCCTGTCGGAAGCGGAATGCCGTCAAGAAGGCGGCGTCTGGGAAGGCAACATCATAAAGAAATGTTACGAGCAAGCCACCGAGTCAGGCACAGCTTCTGGTGCAGGTAGCTTAGACGCATACCCAGCATTTGGATACATCAATTTCAGCAGTCCTATTACGGGCGGCAATCAAGGCGGCTGGTTCCCTGCAGTCTCATCTGCGTTCCGGACTAGCAGCCGATCACCAGCAACTATTGATCATATTGTTATTCACACCACAGCCGGCGCAAGCCAGTTGGCAGGTGGTGAGGTATTTTGTCGTACCGGTGCGGGTGTCTCAACACATTACGGTATTAACACGGGTGGTTTTGTATATCAATTTGTAAAAGAAAGCGACGTTGCATTCGGCAATGGTGGTGCTCTTTCTAACGCATCCCCGCCTTCATCACAAGGAGGTCGCAGAAATCTTGCTGGTGGAACAGATAAATATGTTAATAACTCTAACGGAACTGGAATTAGCATTGAGATCACAGGTATTCCCAAGGAAGAGGCAGAGCAACCCGGCAAGTGGTACACTCAAGTTATGTATGAAAACCTTGCATTCTTAGTTGCTAATATTTGCAAAAGAAATCAAATTGCCGTAGACAGAACGCACATTTTTGGTCATGACGAAATGACAATGAGAAAGTCTGACCCCGGCACACTTTTGCAGAACCCACACCCACAAGGCATTTCTTATCCTTACGGCGGTATTGCCAGCGATGGCTCCAACAAAGGACCGTCAGGTGGTGAGGCTTTTCCCGGCGCTCGCTTCCAGATTAACTCATACTCGCCCAATGCTGCAGGTAATGAGACATTTGACTGGGAGAAGTTTATGGGCTTAGTAAATGGCTTCTTTTCCGGCGCTGGCGTGCCCACACCGCCGTCAACCGCGCTTGCTGTTGGAAGTGCTAGTGTTGCCCCCGGCAGCGCTGCAGCCTCGGCTAACGCGCCTGAACAGTGTGCCCCCGGTGGCGGTGGTGCAGGCGGTGGAGGTGGAGCAGGTTCGGCTGGTGGAGCGCCCTTGACGGCAGCACAGGTTGCAGCTTTAGGCGAGTTCCAAGGAGACTGGCCATCGGGCGGCTCCCCCGCCATTTCGTCAGATTTTGGACCCCGCCCACCACCCGGTGGTTTTGGTTCCAGTAACCATCCCGGTATTGATACTATTTCGTTAGACCCGGTTTCTAGTGGAAATCCCGGCACTATTCCTATTTTTTCTATAGCTAACGGTGTTGTATCGAGCATCAATCCGTCTTCAGTCTCGGGCGGTAAAATTGTAAATGTCAAGCATGACGATGGCATGACCTCACAGTATATGCACCTGCACACAATTCAAGTTACTAGCGGTCAGAGAGTAAGTGCCGGCGATGTTGTTGGGACAATGGGCACCACCGGTAAATCTACCGGTGTGCATTTGCACTACAGTTTGTGGACAGGGGATGCATACAATAGCAGTAAGGTAGATCCGTTCTCCGCATTAGGACTTGAATGTAACGCGAAAGCCAAAGGTCACTCAAGATACGGACGCTTGTGTGCCGCAGGTAATCAAAATATGACACCGGGTGGACCCTACACTGGCGGTTAACCCGGATAAAGGATAATAATATGGGAAAAAGAAAGGCGGTAGATACCGCAAACCTATCTCCGACACAAAAGAGAGCACTTGCTGAAAGTAATTCTGCGCAATCAAGAGGTCTTGGTCGAGGTATTGGTGGAACGAAAATTGCAGAACCTAACCCACGATTTATTCAGTCGGAAACCGAGAATGTTTTAACGTGCGCATCTAATGCAAATATTGTTTTAGGTCGCGATAGACCCGGTAGCCGCTTGAGTGGTTACGGCGGCTCTGGTGACACCCACTGTGCATCAATTGACATGGTTGCTGGTAGAATGGCTAACCTCGCCGCAACTGCTACAACAGAAGGCGACCCGGTTAGTACGGATCCAAACTTTAAGCTTGATGCTGCAAGGATTCACATCAGCCAAAAGACTGACGTTGACACAAACTTTGGTTTGGCTGATGGAAATGTCGGCAATGCTTCTGCCAAATCAGCTATTGGCTTGAAAGCCGATGGTGTCAGAATTGTTGCCCGTGAAGGTATTAAACTTGTTACTAAGACAGACAAAAAGAATTCACAAGGCGGTGCAGTTGACCAAATCAGCGGTATTGACCTTATTGCTGGAAATGATGATGAAGATTTACAACCTATTCCTTTGGGTAACAACCTTGAGGAAGCTCTAGTTAGACTTACAGATCATGTTGATAAACTAATCGGTATTACAGACAACTTCTTGATGTACCAAATGAAATATAACACAGCATTAGCAACTCACTTTCACCATTCTCCATTCTTTGGAGCCCCCACATCTCCTTCACCGCCTGCTATGGCTAGCGGTATTCAAAACGTCATTGATCTTCTGGCTGATACAAAAAGATCATTGATGACACAACGCGCAAACTTGATTATGTTCAAGCAAACATATTTCAGTGTTGCGGGTGGAAAGTATATTAATAGTAGGTACAACAACACCAACTAACATATGCGAAGGCATTACTAATAAATGATTAATTTAGAAGCAGTAACATTTACGACAGAAACTGACGAATCGGGTTTGACGATCTCTATCGCCGCCAACCCTTTCTATGCGTCTGTCAACACTGAATCAAGAGAAATGGCGCACGGCTCTGCCACGGGTCAGTCTGCTGTTCCGACTGCGCCAATCATGCAAAGGTATACTGATGAAGAGTTACGAGATTGTCCACAGGAAGAGTGCCTTACCGCTCAGTGGGATGCGGGTGACGCGATACCGGGCTCTTTTGAAAGCAGCTTAGGTACGCACTATTTTTACACCGAGCCTATTACATTTGAAGGTGAGCCGGGTAACAAGAAGATAAAGATTAAAAAGTTCGCAAACCCCAGATCTCAAACTGTTGCAGAAGCTGAGCACCTTACTATTATTACGCTACTTGACGAAGGCATCGGTCCCGGTTCTAAGTGGTGCAAGATCAGAGTTCAGGATCTCGACCGGTCAGTTGACTTTTATAACGTTGTCGGCTATTGCGAGCGCGTCCATCTTCGTGGTTTAAAGTACGGCGTTCTTTGTTGGCAAGGTCCATCAACATTGCCTTCTCCCAAATATGTCAAGCATAAGAAGCGCAAGATATCGTCATGGTCATTGGGTTCGCCGTGGTATGAAATGCTTGCATGTGAACCATGGCTTGACGAAAAAGAATTGAAGTTCATGACAACAGTGAACACAGGGCACAAAGACCGTGAGCTTATGGACATGCTCGCGGAGCAGGCTAAGCGTATTGGTATCAAACAGCTTTGTGTTTATTACGACCGCTTGCCAACTGGTTATGACGTACACACGCTCGACAATGGCGTTGCACACTTAAATAAAGACTTGTATAACTTTGCCAAGTTAGAAAAAACATTTTTACCCGAGCGCCCCGGCGAGTCTATTAAGGCATTAATTTCTGTAAACTACTCTCACTTGATGGCTGTTCCGCGAATGGTTCGGACTTTTGCGTCTGCAACAGAGGTCAGAACAGGGCATCGCAGTGTCATGTACCAGTCAGATACAATCCAAAAAAAGCTCAACAAGGTCGGAAACACTATGGAGAACTTGCAAGCTTCTGTCGATATGTTTCCCGGCACCATCAGAGGTTCGCAAGATTTCTCACCCAAAAAATGGGGTCAATCGATCAAGTCGTTCGTTCCGGCATTAAAGAAGCTGTTCAAGGCAAATGGCTATGATTTGAGAAAAGACCACGAAGACATAATCGAAATCGGTACAGATGGAGAGTTCAACCCAACGCACGTAATTGTATATCCAGACGACACCGGCATTGGCATGCCTCAAACTATCGGATTTAATAACTTTGCCTCACAAATTCCTGCGTCGTCTGCGCGTTTGATGCACTACATTCTGCAAGGCAATAACATGTTCAGTGACGCGAAGAAGCCAGAGATGATTTCTTTGTCGCCGCCATGGATGACGTACCTTACACAATACACATATCCGCCACTGGAAATCAGACCCACGCCACCTAGTGGGCTTAATGTTCCCAAGCTTGCAGATATGGGCAGCATTGCAAACAAGATGAATGCTTTGCCTATCAAAACGCCGAAGGATATTGCTTTTGAAAATCTCAAGCTGGAAGATCCAGACTTCTTGTCTAACATGGCTGCAGCGCGCTTTGACGTTGCGATACCGGCTGGCGATAATATCGTTGCAAACATACCAATTGTGCTTGATAAAATCAACTCGCTCGATGATGTATATGCTGAGTTGTTGCAAAAGATTTCTATTCCTAAACTGATTGAGCAAGCCATGGCGAAGCTTATGGCTGAGTTAGGACTGGACAATATTTATGCAGCTTTGCTTGAAGCAGCTTTAAGCCAATTCTCTGTGGACGCACTAATCAAACAGTTCATGCTACAACTCCCAGAGGACTTATTATCTGATTTGTTACAGCAGTTAATGGACATGTTGGATGTTAGCTGTGACGATCTGATTCAGCTTATGATTGATATGGGCATTTCGACGGATCATTTGCAAGGTATTGCAGATCAGATTGGCGATGAAATCAGCGCTCTGCAAGATCAAATCGATGCTGTAAACTCAATGATTCCGTCCGTTTGCGGCACCGATGTCAGTGTCGAAGCAGATACAGATGCTGATGATATTGTTGCTGATGCAGCAGATGACATGACAAATTCTTTAGAGAACATCTTGGCAGAGTTAACCTGCGATGATCTCAAGCTCATTATCCAAAAAATCGCTACAGTTGGTGTTCCTTCGTTTGATTTCGAGCCTCCTAGTATTGATTTGAGTTGCTTTGTGAAGGATATTGAACTGGCAATGGGCGCAGCTTTGATGCCATTTATGATTCCGCTTACCGGCTTCCCTCTTGACGTTACACGTTTAGGCGAGATCGATTGGTCGGGACTTGCCCCTGACATGCCCGACATTCAATTGATGACACCAGACGGCGAGTTTATTCATATTCAAGACTGGGACGTTCAGGCTGCTGACTTAGCTGAGTTGCCGGGTTTCCATCTGCCAAGTGGAGGATTTAGTCCCGGTGTTGTTGCGCCTGACTTGAACTTCCCTCAGTTTGCGCTAGGAGGCGTTGACGCCAGCACAGGAGATTTATCAGCTTCACCCGGTGGATTACAATTTCCAAATATTAGATTTACAGAAGCATTTTCTGACATTGAAATGCCCGGTGGCATGGAGACATTGATTGAAGCAATCGGCGGCTTGGCAGACGGTGCGATTCCCGGCATTTCTTTAGACGGCTTGGGACCATCTGGTGCTGCTAACTTATCGGACATTAGTGATGTTAGATTTGGCGAACTGCTTGACGATTGGCGAAGAGTATTTGTTGAAGCATTTTCTGGTTTCTTATTGAGCAACTTTGTATTTGCGATTGCCGGAGGTGGAAGACCTTTTAGCATGCTTAGAAACAGAATGGAAGGATTCAGTTGGGGCTCAGAAGGCGCGTCTATGGATATCGGCGAGGTCGGCACATCTATTCCTAACTCCACCCTGCCAAACATTCCCGAGTGGAACGCATCAGGTATGCAAACTCCCGCTGGGACTTGTACTCTTGATGCTAGCGTTACAGAGACTAGCGGCATTGGCTGGCAAACTCTTGCCACAATGCCAAGAGAATGGTGGCAGGCTTCTGTTGACGGCTCCGGTATCGATTCGGTCGTTTCGCTGCCCAACTTCGAGTCTCTGATTACCCAGATAGAAGATTTACCGGCACTTGCACAATCGAGCGCTGCAAGCGTTAAAGATGCAATCAATACTCTGAAAGATTTTGACTTTTCCGCAGGCTTCTCACCGTGTGCTTTGTTTGAGGCGGCTGACGGACTCAGCATTGCATTAGAATCATTCGACTTAGATCCAGAAACTGGAGATTACTTTATCGAAGGTGAGTATTTCTGTAACATTGCAGATATTAAACTTCCTACTGCAGTGTTCCGACCAGAAGTTGGTTGTGGAACGTTCCAAATTTACGGCATACCTGATTTCGGACTTGGCGGCATGAGCTTGCCTATTCCTATTGCTGGACCTAATGGTGATGAGACATTTGATATTTTTGACTTAGAAGCGCTACTCGGTAAACTACCAGAGGTGCCAAACTTCCCCGATGTGTTGCCTGACATTCCCGCAACTGATGTCGGTCTGGACGTTTCGATCCTGTGTGATAAACCAGACTTGTTTGCACAACTCGGCGGCTTGATGGTCGGCGACATTCCTGATGTGCCAGCAGCCTTGGGCAGCTTCGACGCAATTATTAAAAACATGGAAATGATGGATGCGGGTGCTCCCGGCACCGCACAAGGAATTCCTGCAAAGCAAATTGCGATTGCTCTGTTTAAGTTTATTGTTGACAAGCTGGGTTTCAAGCCAATGATCGGACAACTTACAGAAATCTTGATGCAGTTCATGGATGCTGGAGACTTAACAGTCGAAATGATCCAAGATATTCCAGCCATCCAAGCAAAGATTGATGCACTTTCTATTCCCGGTGCAGATGGTTTGCCTTCCTTTAGTCCCGGCGCTCTTAACGGATTGACTGGCGGTAGTGTTGGCGGTTTAGGCGGTGCTAGCGGTCCCTCTATCGAGTCTGCTCCTGCTTCGCTTCCCGGCGCTGGTATGCCATCTGGCTCGCCCGGTGGAGGCTCCACAACAGGCGGTGCTATTGCTTCTATGGGTGGCTCATTTAAGATTCCCACAATCACTTTGCCCGACAATATTCCAACTGGCGACCTGATGGGTGCGTTGTTCTCAGGCATGCAAAGCTCGGTCAAGCAGGCAATTGAATCTGCCATCGTAGAGATGGGTAAATCGGTTCTGCGCAGCCTCCTTGATAGCGCATCTGATGGCGGCTTTGGCGACTTTGATGTTATGGACGCACTGAATGATGCGTACGGCGCTATGGCTGCAGAAGATCTGGTGTGTGATATTTTCTCTAATATGGGAGTTGATTGCGACGGAAACGTAACCGATCCCGCTGGCAATGTGTTGAATTCTACTACTACTGTGACAATTGATATGGGTTGTGACGAGCCTATCGAAATCGATCCAGCAGAAGATCCTGAACCTTGTCCGCCTGCAACGTTTATTAGTGCAGTTAGTGCCAAAATGTCTCCACAAGAAACGGCTTTGCTTCTTGACGGAATTGTAGGACCAAGAATGTGCGCGAGAGTAGAGGACGTAATGAGAGATGAATGTCCACACTACGCTTTGGTGTTCGATGATTGCCAAAAGATTGCAGACACGTTTGAGGCTATCGGCAAATATATCCCTAACAAGGTAAAAGAAAAAATCGAAACACCTGTTGTTCCTGTCTTGAGAGACTTGCGAAAGATTTGCTGCGAAGAGCCACTTAGAGATAAGATTAAAGCAAGAACAGACAAGGGAGTGCCAGAAGAGGAAGCGGCTGCTGATGCAGCAGAAGAGCTTGGACAACAAATTGATGATCTTAAGAATCTGGCTAACATGCTCATGGGTCTGCCCGAAGGCTTCCCCTTTGCTGGTGATGGGCACGGAGACACAATCGTGCCAGACGTATGGCCATGCCCAGAAGCGTGCGCTGCAGAGGACGGCGAACCCAAGAAGCCGTCTTTATTTCCAGCAGATGACGAGATTCCAACATTAAACTTTATGAACGAGATCGCAACCGATCTTATGTACGAGCCAGTCAAGTTGGCGTTCAAAATGGAATCAGACTTATATCCTGAGATGTTAATATCCGGCACTGTGCAGAATGTTGCGGTTCCGTTTTACGAGCCGGCTGGAACACACGAAGGTGGTAGCGAAGCGGGAATCAGCAGATACGCTGAACAGCTTTTCAACGCCGGTAACCAACTGGTAGACTCCGGTGCAAATCTTTTCAGCGAGGGCGACTACCCTGATATTATGAAAAATGTACGAAAGGTTTTGGCAACTGAGAAAGAACCATCCAATTCAGATTTCAAGAAAGCGCACGTTTTACAACAACATAACTCAGGCTCTGTTGTGCCCGTATTGTACCAGTCGCTACGCACATATGACTTTGTAAGCAACACATGGGACACTGACAATCGCAACTACTCATGGTTCTTTCAGTATGGCGGCGAAAGCGAAACTCCAACAGGAGATGAATGGCCAACGTTGGTGTGGAAAATGAATCCTATTAGCGAGGCGCAGCTACAAGCCAGCGCCCAGCCGCCTGCAACCTCAACTACTTCTGTGCCATCTACATATCAAACGCCGTTGGGTGAAGCATGCGACGATTACACAGTCACGTTGTCTGAGGATGTAGAGATCCCAGAGTCGATGGAACCCACGCTAGAAGAAGGAATACCGCTCAAGTATCAGCTTTTCAGACAACTCATACGCGATAAGTTCTTGAAGCACCCATTGATAGTAGAGGGCGTTGATGTCGCATCGTCAACGGCTTGGGCTACTCTTGGACTAGATGATGACGGCGACGGACTGTTTGTCGGCTTTGGCATCAGAGGTGTTTATCAGCAGATTATTAATCAGCTAATCCAGAGCGCTGGTATTCAGATTATTTTCACAGAGTTGTTTAGCGCAGATAGGCTCAGAATTCTAGAGATCGAGCCCACCAGCTTTTCGCCAGCAAATGCATGCGGCGACAAGCCAAGAAGCGTTTTAGACTTGGACGATTCAGGTAAGAAGCCGACGAAGGATGCGTTCTCTAAAGCATGCAAAGACCCGGCAAAAGAAAAGGAAACTGGTAAAAATGCTTTCAAGCAAGCCGGCTTGGTTGGTGTGTGTGAAATCACCATTCGCGTTTATGTCATTGACATGTTGCTGCGCTCTATTTTCCCGATTTCTGAGTACGATGTTGGGGATTTTGACAGCATCTTCCTACAGCAAGTAGCAGATAAAATCATCAGAGAGACACAAGTTCTCGACCCGCAATATCATGACGCCTTTATGGACACTATCGACATGTTGTTTAAGGCAGCGTGTGATGCCGCAGCTTGCAAGGACGAGCCAATGACCGATCCGATGACTGGCGAAGAGATTGATTGCGAGTCTATGTCTGCATTGATGTATTATATTAAAAAGCATTTGGACGATGTAGCAGATATTTTAGATACCAAGTTTGGCACTTCTACTCCTAATGTGTCTAAGGTTGCACAAGAAATGTGGCTTGAGACTTTGCCTATTCCTGAGTATCCGATCCCTGACGGCATGGACGTTACAGGACTCGCTTCGCAGGCTGACTTGTACGCAACGATTCTCAACAACCCACGCTCTGAGGCGTCTATAGACGGCATGAAAACTTATTTCGTCGGCGAGTCAATCGCAACAGAAGAAGGTACAACATCGGAAGACACAACCACGTCTGTCGTACCTCCTGTATACATTGAAACCGATATCGGATTTGTAAACTCAGGAGAATTCATTGATCCAGACTATCCCGACAATCTGCCGTTGCCAAGACTTTTCACTTTCTCTGACACAGACTATAGTAGTGAAGACCTAACTTATGTTGACGAAGAAGTATACCTTACAGACGGAACAGAACTTACGCCAACGGAAGAGGCAGCATGGTTAGCAACAAGAGAGTCAGTAACTCTTAGCTCTCAATGGCAACAGATTTCAGATCCTGTTAGTTCATTCCTCGAAACCGGACCATACAATAACCTTTACTACAGCCTTCTCGACAACTGGCATCGACCACAGCATGCTGCATATCCTTCGCCTAGATCGTTTCCAAAAACAACCGACGTTAAAGGCGGCTTGTACATGGAGAAATTTATTAAGATTGGTCAAGAATATTGGAACGCTGACAACTTGCAAGAGTGGTTAGATTTGCTGATCGATGCAGCAACAAAAGAAAGTCCGGACGCATCAGCGATTGCGGCATTGGCACAATACGCCAACACAGAAGCAGAGTATGGCTTGCGCTTATGTTACATGGCACCAACGCGCACTCCGTCGCTTACTCCGGCAGCAGGCAGCACAATTGCTGCAAATGCTGATTATTTGCGTCTTCTCAATGAAATGTTCGGTAACTCTATGGGCTTGATGCCAGACTTGTCAAAGATGCAAGGCTCCTTGTTGCAGCCAGAAGCAGTTATTTTCAACGCTGAGGTGACTGCTGAGATTCCTGATCCACGCGCTGTCAGCACAGGCGGCAGCGAAACCGACTCAGAATCAGCAGCAGACGAATCTGCAGACGCAGAGACTCCCATGGTAACTGCAACAGCTATCGAAAGCACGCAAGAAAAGTTTTTCAACATCTCTATTCCACTGGTTGAGACAACAATCAGCGCAGGCTCACCAATCAGCTTTGTCATGGCAGAAGGTGCGGGCGCTGCATTCGACGCAATCACCGCTTATTTAGAAGCCGGAATCGTGCCAGACGCCGATACCATTACAACTTTCAGCACACCATGGACTAACGCGCCGGTCGCTCTTGACGAAAAGTTGAAGGCACTGCAAGTGAAGATGCGCAAATCAGACGATTGGAATTTTATGTTCCGTCAATGTTTCCACTCGAAGCAGATTGTACAACAACTGTGGAACTACTGCGCTATGATGACGACCACAAGTGTTCCCAGAATCGATATGGCTTTCGCGCAGACCAAGCAAGAACTGCGCATTTTGTTCTGGACATTGTATAATGACATTGGTACTGGTGGTGACGGATTCTCCTTCCGTGCAGAGACAGAAACGACTGACATGGAGGTTGCTACCCTCAATACTGATACAGACGGAGGCGGCTTACCGCTACCGATTAAGATGGCATTAAATACAATTCCTATGCTTTTTAAGGGAATTGCTGAAACAATGGATCCGAATATCATGATCGCGAAACTAATTAGAATTGCGGCAGACGGAGATAATGGTAAGATTGCCAAATTCCCATCAACTTTGATGGCTTTGCCATTCAACCTTATTCCACCACCGCCTTTCGGACCCGGTATCGGACCACCGATTACCCCGATTGGCTTGGCGTATTTGGCATTGGGCGCACTTACGCCATTGGAGAAGCAGAATTTGAGAATGAACGACGCAAACAATCCACCACCCCCGCCCGGTACAGGCGGCAGCGGATCGGATGCGGATTGTAATCCAGAACAAGACGAGGCAGATGAATAATGGCACAAGGACTTTCACCAGCAATTCCTTTCGTTACTGACGATAGAGATGGAGTAAAACTTAATAAAGAATATATTGATTTGGTCAATCAAAATCTGACCATGCTAATGCTTACCGCACCGGGAGAAAGGATCATGGACCCTGATTTTGGTGTTGGCATGCGAAAGTTTATTTTTGAAATGGATCACCCGTCAACTTATTCAAACGTTTCTGCCAGAATCAAGCAGCAAGTCGATAAGTATTTACCGTACATTGAGATTGAGGACATCACTTATGACTCTAATGGTACGGGCAATACTGCGATTGCTGCGAACACTGTCATGATCAGACTTATTTTCAATATTAAGCCTCTTAACAGAAGAGCAATGCTTGAGGTGCCAGTAAGCGCATAACTTAGGTAACTAACTATTTATTATTTGCAGGAGACACATCTAGATGGCAAAGTGGGATGACGAGAGTAAAAAGGTTCCAATTAAATATACTGCGAGAGACTTCGGCAGCATCAAATCTGACCTAGTAGACTACGCAAAAAGATATTATCCAGACTCATTCAAGGACTTTAGTGACGCATCGTTTGGAGCGATGATGGTCGATACGGTTGCGTACGTCGGCGACGTTTTGTCGTTCTATCTTGACTATGCTGTTAATGAATCGTTCCTTGACACGGCTGTCGAGTTCGATAATGTAGTCAAGCTCAGTCGTCAACTGGGATACAAGTTCAGAGGTAAGCCCAGCACTTTTGGCATCATCACGCTTTACGTGTTGTGTCCCGCAAACGTCACAGGTCTTGGACCAGATACTGCATACTTGCCGATTGCATTGAAGGGCAGTCAGTTTATGTCTACTTCCGGCGATGGTTTCATTCTTACCGAAGATGTTGATTTTGCCAACACTCAAAACGAGGTTGTGGTTGGTCGTGTTGACGAGAACGGGGCACCCACACATTACGTTGTGCGTGCCAAGGGCAGTATTGTCTCAGGCAGAATCACATCACAAACTATTAACATCGGCGGCTTTGAGAAGTTCAGAAAGGTTCCGCTTGTCGGTATCAACATTGCTGAGATTTTGAGAGTCAGAGATGCCGAAGGTCACGATTATTTTGAGGTAGACTATCTTTCCCAAGACACAATCTATAAAGAGGTGCCCAACATGGGCGTCTGGCGACATAATGTCCCTAATATTTTAAAGCCGTTTGCAGTCCCTCGCCGCTTTGTTGTCGAGCGCGACTCACGCACCACGTCACTTGTTTTTGGATATGGCGCAGAAGATCAACTGAAAGCCGGTGCAGTCACTGGTGACGTTATCGAGCCAGCGAATGTGGTCATGGATTTGCATGCCAGAAACTACATCACCGATGTTGGCTTTGACCCGACAAACCTTATTAAAAGCGACAAGTTCGGCGTAGGTCCATCAAACACTACGCTCACTGTTCAGTACCGCGTAAACTCTAACAGCAACGCAAATGCATCGCCAAGCTCTATTCAGCAGATTCAAAACATGAAAGTCAAGTTCGCTAACCGTTTTGACTTGGACGAAGAGAAGGTTACCGCAGTCAAGAATTCTTTTGAGTGCAACAATGACGACCGCATCGTCGGTGATGTCACGATGCCGGGTGCAGACGAGCTTCGCCGCTCCACTATTGACAACTACGCAACTCAGAACAGAGCGGTAACAAAGAAAGATTATCAATCCTTGATCTACTCGATGCCCCCAAAGTTTGGTTCAATCACACGTTGTAACCTCGCGCAAGACAGAGATTCATTTAAGCGAAACCTTAATATTTACGTTGTTTCAGAGGATGTCGAGAGAAGATTGGTAAAATCTAATCCTGCCCTTAAAAACAATTTGAAAGTTTGGCTAAATGATAATAGAATGATTAATGACACTATTGACATTCTGGATGCGAAAATCGTAAACTTTGGCATTACCTACTCTATCGTTGTAGAGGCAGGGGAAAACAAATACGACGTTCTTCAACGCTGCGGTCGAGTGCTGAGAGCAAGATACCGCCGCAAGCACGACATTGGCGAGCCGCTTGAGATTACCGAGATTTATAGAATCCTTGGTCGTCTTGATGGTGTCGCGGACGTTGTGGATGTTGACATTCATCAGAAAGTTGGAGATCGTTACTCCGACATTCGTTTCAATTTCGAGGCGCAAATGACGCCAGACAAACGCTTTATTGCAGTTCCAGAAAATGTTATTATGGAAGTGAAATATTTGTTTGAAGATATTAAGGGAGTTACCGTCTAATGGGCATCAAAAGGTATTACGCCACCCACGACACTACCATCACAAACGCATTCAAATCCGGCTTAAGCAAGCGCGCTACCGGCTCTAACATGGGTGCGTCTGACAGCATGGAGATTTTTCATATTTACGGGCAGCAGCAGATGACTTCATCTGAAAACTCTCGTATTTTGGTCAAGTTCCCCACGGAGAACATCACAACAGATCGTGCTGCAGGGACATTGCCTGCAAGTGGTAACGTGTCTTTCTACTTGAGATTGTTCAACGCTGTTCATCCGTTCACTGTACCTTCTGATTACACACTTATGGTCAAGGCTGTGTCAAGAAACTGGGATGAGGGAACTGGCATCGATTCTGACGGCTATTCAGATTTTGGTTTCTGCAACTGGATTATTGCGCAGAGTTCTTCTGGCGGCGGGCTTGTTAGTTGGACTTCCGAAGGTGGAGATTATCAAACAAGTCTGCAATATTCTTCCAGCTTTGTTGACGGCACAGAAGATTTGTTTGTAGACATCACTGGCATGGTTGAATACTGGTTAGCAGGGACATATACCGACTATGGTGTTGGCGTTATGCTGTCGTCAAGTCATGAGGTTGCTTCCGGCTCTTTGTATACCAAAAAGTTTTTCTGCAGAGGCAGTCAATATTTCTTTAAGCGCCCAATCATTGAGGCGCGTTGGAACTCCGCAGATAAGGACGACCGATCAAACTTTTATTATAGTAGCTCATTAGCTGAGGCTGATGACAACATGAACACACTGTATCTGTACAATTATGTCAGAGGGCAGTTAAAGAATCTGCCACACATCAGCGAGTCTGCTGGTGAAGCTGGCGGCACAGGTAGTGTCTATGTTCACCTGTACTCTGGCTCTGCAGATAACACAGTGCCAGACACCAGCGCATTGACGCTGGTAACCACTTCGGATCAAATGTCGGCTTCTACGCCTGCAACTGGTGGCTGGGTCGCAACCGGTGTTTACACTGCTTCTGTATGCCTTACTGCTGCTTCCCCGCCTATTGACAAGCTTTTTGATGTATGGCACACAGGACGTGTTGATGATACACAGTGGCACACTGGCTCTATTTATCCAAACTTGCTGGAAGCCGTGTCCTACAACCCGACACCGCAATACGTTACAAAAATCACGAACCTCAAGGCTGCGTACAGCCGCGACGAGACAGCAAGATTCCGTCTTTTCGTGCGAGAAAAAGGTTGGAGCCCATCTATTTATTCCAAGGCTACAGCCACAATCCCAAATCACAGTATTGATAGCGGTTCGTATAAGATTTATAGAATCGCAGATGATTACGAGGTCATACCACATGGAACAGGCAGCGACTTGGAAACACAGCTATCGTTCGACGTGTCAGGAAACTATTTCGATTTGGATATGGAGATTTTTGAACCGGGGTACGGTTACGCTATTCAGTTTGCCTACTATAATGGGGCACTGGATACCTATGTGGAGCAGCCCGAAGTATTCAAATTCAGAGTAGAGAAGCATGAGTCTTAAGGATTTATTTGAGAGCACAAAAGTAACGAAATCCGGCAGCGCAGATGAGACAGCTTATGAAGTTGAGTCTGATGCGTACACGGATGCGTTTGTCCAAGACAAAAATGAGTATGTCCCTCCTGTAGACTTTTCTACGGCATCTAACTTTGCAAGATATGGTTCGGCAGCAAAATACTACGAAGACAGTATTCAGCGAATCTATAACAGTTATCCGTACGACGGATCAAAATACGAAGTTTTAGACTTCCACAATTCATCTTCCTTTTTGGATCGATGGATGCTGGAATACAAATACCCAAGAAGTACCGGTTACGTTCACTTAGGTACTACCTCTGGTTCTGGCGACTGGCTAAGCATGGTCAGCGAATCGTCCGGTGTTGGTGGCTATGGCATGCCCGACACCACCAGCAACAACATCTTAGAATATATTGAAATCAAGGGTGGTCCCAACACGGGCTCTGCCGATAGAACATTTGAGACTCAGGACGTACAACTTAAGAAGTTGTTCGACTTCTCCAACGTTTATGATTCAGGCTCAGCCCGTGAGTACAACTTAGAATACGATCTTAGAACCGGTATGACTGTCGAGTTCTGGATGCTCAAGAATTCTTTCTACACAAGCAAGACAGAGCGAGAGGTTGTTTTCGATCTATGGAACAACGAAAACTCATCGTCTGCTGGCTATGGTCGCTTGATGATCGAGCTTTCGGGCGGTTCTGACGCAGGCTCATCAATCAGGCTTACTGCCCAGTCCGGTACTTCTGGGTTCGTCAACGAGCCTCTTGCCACGCTCACGCCATCTGAGGTTGCTGACGGTGTTTGGAAGCATTACGCGATTACGCTCAAGAACCACGCTAACAATGACGGTATCACTGCCAAACTTTATGTAAACGGACAAGTCAGCGGTTCAGCCAAGCTTGGCTCCACCGGTCTTGGTAGAGTTACAGGCTCTATGATGGCGACCATCGGCGCTTTGATTGCGCCACCATCTGGTGCGACAGGATTCTACGATTCTACTACGATTGCAAAGGGTGGCGCAAAGCTTTCTGCATCTCTTGATGAGTTCCGTTTCTGGAAGCTAGAGCGCGATCCGCGCCAGATTGGACGTTACTGGTTCACACAAGTCGGCGGCGGCACAAACACTGATAAGGCTAACGTCGGACTTGGCGTATACTATAAGTTTAACGAAGGAATCATGAACTCTGGTAGCCGTGACCGCACGGTGCTAGACTACTCAGGTCGTATCTCTAACGGATTCTGGAAGGGCGGCGTTGCCGAGTGTCGCAACAGTGGCTCTGCCATGGCATCTGGTAGTCACAACATGAACGAGTTCCATGACCCGATCATCTATTCTGAACATCCAGATGTTGAAGATCTTGAGATTGCTATGGTTGCAAGCGGTACGCTTCATGACAATCTTAATAACTCCCTCATCACATCCAATTTCCCTGACTGGATTGACACAGAGTCAAGAACGACGACGCTTAAGCACTTTACTCAAATCTTTGCCAGCTACTTTGATAAGCTGCATATGCAGATTGAAGGCTTAGGTAAGCTCAAGGACAGGTACGGAAGCTCTTACTCTTCTGGCGACGTGTCAGCAAGCTTCAAGCCTGTGCCATTTGCGAAAAACCTTGTCACACAGTTTGGTATTGCAGTTCCAGAAATCCTGCAAGAAGCAGAGCTTATTGAAAACTTTTTGAACCGCAACGAAGTCGAAGAATACGAAGAAAAGCTTTATAATATTCGCAACCAAATCTACTCCAACATTTACGCTAACCTGCTGTACGTTTTTAAGACAAAGGGTACAGAGAAGTCGATGCGAAACATGTTGCGCTGCTTTGGTGTTGATGATGAGCTTGTCAAGATTAATGCGTACGCTGACAATTCTGACTATGTTTTCAAAGATAATCGCCGCGCAACTTCAAACAAAACAAACTATGTTACGTTCAACCACAGTGATCGAATCGCCGGTACAGTCTATCAAGCTGTTTCGATGTCTGTTGACGGCGTGTATAGTAACCCAAATGCTCGCGCTTATATCACTGGCTCAAGCGGCTTTGGCGAATACAATGCGCAGACTATTGAATGCGAGGTGTTCTTCCCACTTAAGACAGAAGACATCCTCAGCAAGCAGTGGTATCCTGACACATTTGTTACGGCTTCAATGTTTGGTGCTAAGGGCACAGTTGAGAGCCAAACAGACACTCGTTTTCCCACTGAAAGCCCGGTAGATCTCAAGGTATTTGCACTCAAAGATAAATTAGAGTCTAAGCGCGCCCGGTTCATGTTGAAATCAGACAGGCTTGGAACACTAACTACTGATTATTACGAAGATGTTTATGACGATACGCGATGGAATTTCGCTGTCCGTGTCAAGCCCACTAAGCACCCGTGGGTTGATCACATTAGTGGCTCTGACGGTGCGCTCGGCGATCAAACGTTTGATGTGGAGTTCTACGGTGTAAACGTTTTCACGGACGTTGTGCAGCATGAATTCTTAAAAACGACCACAGTGAGTGAAGCGGTCGGAAAAGCATTTTTGAGTTCATCAAAGCGCTGCTATGTCGGTGCTTTACATACAGATTTTACAGGCAGCACAGAATACTATAGTAATGTCGAGGTGGGCAACTTAAGGTATTGGTTCAGCGATGTGTCCGATGACGTTGTGTTGACTCACGCAATGGATCAAAGCAGCTTCGGTGTTGAAAGTCCGTACAAGAATGCGTTCATTTACCAAACGTCGATGAGCGGAAACTACGTTCCACAAATCGCAACACTGGCACTTCACTGGAACTTTGACAACGTAACAGGTTCTGGTCCTAGCCCGACGACTACAGAGAACACAAAAGACGCACAGTTTATTGTTCAAGACATCTCGTCTGGTTCTGCAGAACATGGCGAAAGATATGAGCCAGCGTTTAGCGATCAGGTAATGATGCAGCATTTGGGTATTGGTGATTTCTTCTTGGAAAACAAGAAAGATATTGTTAATACTCGATATATCCCAACTGCTAAGGTTGTCCTCCCAGAGTATCTGCACAGCAGCGACATGGTTGAGATTCGTCAGAACGATGACGAGTTTTTCACGATCGACACAAGACCTAGTAAGGTTTATTATTCTATTGAAAAGAGCATGTACCAGACAATCTCGGAAGAGATGGTCAAGATGTTCTCTTCGATCAAAGACTTCGATAATCTTATTGGCGAGCCAGTCAACAGGTATCGCCCCAAGTACAAGGATCTCGGAAAGCTTAGACAACTTTTCTTTGAGAAGATGCCTAACAGCCCAGACCTTGACAAGTATGTAGACTACTACAAGTGGATTGACAGCGCAGTCAGCAGGTTCTTAGAAGACCTGTTCCCAGCATCTGCAGAGCACTCAGAAGGCATGCAGACCATGGTTGAAAGCCATATGTTGGAGCGGAACAAGTACGAAACCAAGTTCCCCTCTATGGAAATGGCTGATGACCCACCGGCTGCATCTTTCGACACAATTAATACTCTCCTATATGATTACCAGCGTGGTCATGCCCCTGTTCCGTTAGCGCCGGGTGGTGCTGAAATGATGGATCAGGATGACAACTGCCTTTGGTGGAGCAAGAGAGCAGAGCGCGAGCATCCGATTCTTGCTTCCACGGCGCTGTCTGCCAGTTCACCGGGCATGAACCTTTCGGGAACGTTGACTTCTCGTATCGCAATCTTTAGTGCCAGCACCAGCGCGTTTAACCGCAAGCTGCACACGCCATATAAATACAGCGTTGATCAGACTCGCATTATTCATGGCGGTATTAACTACGATGACAACAAGAAGCTCGATTATGTTTATCCTGCAACTGTGCCGTTCTCCCCAAGAGGTGTTGACTATGGCAAGTTCGGTGGATACCCTCTGGGCTATCTTGTTGCGAAGGACATGGACACTGACGCATCGCCAAGCGCAAGCTTGCCGCAATGTGACATGCCACGTTCCGCTTCCTATGGAGCTAAGGTCAAGCGTGAAGGCTACCGCGTCATGGACGGCTGGGAAGGCTTCAAGTCACAGGCAGGCAACCAAGCATATGTTGCACCAATCGCCGCGTCGGGCACGGTTACTGTCACTAACTCAGCAGACCTTTATGATATAGGCATTCACAAGGTTCTTTTGCAACTTACAACAACGGACGGCACTGTTGTTTCGGTATACCAAGCTGGCGCAAAAGACTTTACAGACGCTAACAATCCAATAATTGAAAGAATCGACGCGAGCATTAACAGCGATTCATGGCGTGAAGGGTATGGTTATCGGATTTTTGAAGCTTTAAATAATCACCCCAAACTCACAGCAGCATTTACTGGCGAAGTTGGTGGTGCGTTCCCCTTCGTAACGGTGACCCAAGCTGAAGCCGGCATTTCAGGTAATCGTTCGATCATCCTTACAGGCTCAGTACCGGGTTCGTCTACAACTTTTGAAACTAACGGATTAGAGAGCACACCACTTCAAGGTGGTCAAGAAGGTGTTACGCCAACTCCTAGCTGGGGCTCTGGCTCGTACATTCATTTCCGAGGCAACTTGGTCATGCCGTTCAACGTCATTTCATCCAGCGCTGATGATGTCAATGAAGGTTATACCAAGCTTATTAACCAAGATCTGACTGTTTGGGGTGGAGGCACTGGCGTCGGACACTCGACTGACGCAGGAACATATATTAACAAAAGAAGCCATGCATATGGACTTCACGAATCACGCACTGGTGACGATGACGATGGTTCTGCCACAGCTACAGAGCTTGGCGGTCTTGGTCGAGGCGTCAACTTAGTCAACTTGCACACTGACACATACGGTGAAGACAAAGAAACCCCAATGCAGGGACCGTTCACAGAGAAGTATGTTGGTGGTCGCAAGTACAGACACGCAGCAATCAACGATGGAACAGACACTCTTAAGAATCGTATGGAAGGTTGGCTGGTTCTGATCAATACAGCGCTCAGTACATCGTCGGGTATCTTGCATGCGACTAGTGGTGGTGTTGGTCTGACCGGTCCTGATTATCCTTTCCCACATGGTCCTTATCCGTTCCAAGCAGATGACGGCGGCGGCGGCAATTCAATTCACTGGCGTCCGATTGGTGGACGTTACTATCGTGACGAAGTTGCTAAGCGCCCGGTAAACATTAGAAATATTCAGATGGTAACATCGTCTGCCAAGACTGCTGTGATTGGTGAGCATCGAGTCGATGTTATTGCTAGCGATGGCGATGACGAGTCTTCATGGACAAAGCATTATCATGAGCAGATTGCAACCGGTTCGGCTATCACAGTGCTTGGTAACTACCGACACAACTATGAGGTTGTACACACGGTTGGTCGCTCAAATCAGAAGCCATTTTTAAGAGATAACCAGTCTGTTCGTAATATTTCCCAAACGGGCTCTGCATACGAGATCGGCTCTAATCCTGCTGTCGGCGGCAGATGGCAGCTTATCGATGGCGTTGTTGACGGCGAAATAGATTACGGAGCTTGGTACGCTCCAGACGACACAGATCTCACAAAGTTAGGTCAGGTTAGCTCTTCGGTGCGTACCGGTGCCGACAGCGGAGCACGCCCCATTGATTTGTTGGCTACTACTCATGTTGAGACAATTTTGACTATGCCCCAACGTTTTTGGACTGATAAAGACCAAGATGGCAATTTGCTTCTTCATGACTTGCAAGATAAAATCAATCACGCCAGTTTTGACTACTCTCAGACTGGCGCTCAGCAGATCCATTTCAAGATAATTCCAAAGCTCAGAAGGACTGATTTTGGCGATGGTGAAGACCAACATGCGTTTATTTACACCAATTTCCAAGTCCAGAGCAGAGAGTCGGGCAGCACCAACCTTAATACTATTATTGCAAATAGGTTCTCGGCTCCCGGTGGTCCACGAAACCAATCGAAGGGCTTTCTTGATTTAGCAGCAGAAGAATACTCAGTATATAATGCATACCCATGGCGTAACCTTGAAGTTTTGGGCTCGTCGAGTGGCGAGTATTTAAGCACAAAAGCAGAAATTCATTCTTCTAGTCACCACCCACGTTTGGGTCTGCGCTCATTGCGTGCTATGCCATCTGGCAGATTCGGTGTCGAGAATGTTGTTGGACAAGACACTGAGATTCAAGACCACTCACACGATTATGGTGTTAGTCCTTCGTGGCATAAGGTTCACAGAAATGGAAGACTTGAGCATCGTAATGTGACGCCGCTTCACGGCATTAACACTGAAAAGGTCGAAAAGCGCATTTATGACAACGATTACGTCACGCGACCGATTCCACAAAACGAATATCAATATGCTTGGATTTCCGCATCCTTAGCGCCTTCTGGAGCTAACTCCACATACTTCAATTTAGGTCACGGGTATAACATCCAAGGACTTAACCACCCCACGCCATCAGGTTCTCGTCCAGTCGATCCGATTATTTTCATTAGTGCTTCTGACGCAGGTAGCTCAATTGCTGGCGAAGACACTCACGCAACTAGTGCTGATCAAGGGTTCCGCTACTTTGGAATTGCCAAGGGGCTGGGTACAGAACATATACCTAATGTTCACAGGCTCAACCTTAATATCCGTGAGACTCAAAACAACTGGCTAACAGACGGCTCAGGTGCTGTTGCGCTCGGCTTCTACGCCAGTGGCGGTATTCTGCCAGCAGACGATCCTCTCCCAATTGGACACAATACAGGCGAAAGTCGCGGCGGCTTTGCGTACGCATCCCGAATCGCCAACTTACACAATTATGTAAACTTTGCAATTCAGTTTGGCAAAGGACTCAGGGTGCTTAGCAGCGACAAAAACGGCGATGCCATTATGCTGAGTTCTATCGTGCCTAACGAAGATCCGCTCTACTTGCAAGGAGCTTTCGTACAAGATAATGATGGTACTGGGCTGTGGCGAAACGAACCTATTCGTTGGGATATTTTGCCGCAATACTGGTCAGGCTCAAGCGGCTACTGGAGTGATGTCTCACTCACCGGTCCAAACTACACTGATTCTACAGATTACCATGAAGAGTATGCCATTAGACAGTCTGTTGGCAGCATTTTCAATTCATTAATGTGGAAGCGTAATGGACCTTATGGATATCCAACTTGGAAACAGATTCGCGGTGGAGAACACGAACTTGCGCAAACTATGCGCAAAAACAACCGCTATGTCGTTGTCGATCCGCGCTCTGACAGAGTAGTACCGCCAAAGCCCGGTTTTGTTGGGCGCGTACGCTCCTTACGTCGAATGCAAGGCAGTGATGCTGTTGCTGCATTCCGCAAACTTGGGCACATTAACACAGCAGAAAGAAAGCATCACCATTACTACGTGCCTGTTGTTGAAACAAACGCAAAGACTATGCTCGCCGCAATTCACAGGGGAGCTTTGACCGCAACTTGGTCATCTGCGCAGGTAGCTCAAGGATTAGATCTTCTGTCACCCGGTGGCATCACTCCTTCAAGCGCACCTAGCGTATCATACTCTGTTGATCCTGACAAGATGTTATATGCAAACGTCACACACGTTAATAACTTGAAATACTTCCCCGACAGTCAGCTTAATGAAGACGTGGGGCTTCGCAACTTTAAGACAGACAGAACAGCATACAATGATTTGTATGAAATGTACACAGAGATGACAGATCTTGGCGGTGATGATGCGTACACGCTGGTTGATTTAACATACCGCGAAACCGTATTCCCCCAATCACATCATGCCTCACACACCGATATGCGCAAACGCGCCAACTATGTTGCGGGCTTCTGGGCTGCTGATGAAAGTGCTGTTCACGTAGACCCTGATGATCACGCTTCACGACGCAGCTTTGTTGATCCCGTTGGTAGAAGAACTTATTATGATCATCCCGATACGAGAAACGCTCGCGGAGTATGGAAGTTCAGTCGTGGTGACGGTGCCAATTTCCGCAGAACCATTTATCGCGGTGGTGCATGGCACTTTGTAGACGCATTCGAGGTTTCTGAGGGCGAAATCCAAGAAGCCTTAAAAGCAGAAAACAAAGTTGCCCTTAGAGCTTCAGCAAGTGTATGGCCAATGGATGGCGCTGTTGACATTGGAACAATAGCCGGGTATCAAGGGACAATAGGAATTGGACCAGCCCAATATCGAGCATCAGCCTCTGCAGCTAATATTAACAGGTCTGAGCCATTTACTATGAATGTGGGCGTTACAGACGCATATACTTTGGGCGCACCCGGTATTTTGCAAAATCAACACACTTGGTTTCATAATGGTATGGCATATGGATTCGACGCAGAATACATTAATAACCTTAATCGTGCTGCTGTAGTGTCTTCTAGTACATTGTCGCAAGATGATTTCAACGATATCGCACAACAGGTTGGTATTTACAAAGAAGATTTGTTTCAAAACGAAATTACTGAACGTTACGTCGAAGGACCGGCTGCTGGTATGGCATTCGGACCTAGTTATGCCCGCCCCCATATGCTTGTTGGGCGTGACAGTTATTGCTCGCCATCTGCTGGCAAGGCAGCATACAGTAGAAGATTTAACTTTACATCTGAAACCGCAACACTTAGCGGCGCGGCTTCATACGGTAAGGGCGATGGCATCGCGCCGTTCTTTACTGCGTTAGACACCAACAAAGCAACTATCCCATTCACATCTTCGATTGCCAGTGCGGTTCTTAACTTTGGCGACAGAATCGTGTCGCAACTAACAAGATCTATCGGACACGACGTTGAAGGTTTGTATGTGAGTGATTGGAAGTGGAAGGCTCCCGAGCAATCAGGCAAGGCTCCGTTTTACGAAAACTACGCTAAGTGGTTTGAAGAGCTTCGCGGCAAATCACAAGATCGTCAAGTCTTGCCAGAATATCGAATCAGTGATAGAATCCCATATTTTGTGTTAGATAAGCAGGGTCGGTTCACTTCAAGAGATTCGCAATGGCTTTCGATTCACGGTAACCCAAGCTCTTCTGTCGGCGCACTCACCAGTTCGTCAGACACAACGTCTATCGCTGGCACCATCACAGGCTCCTTTATGAGTGATTATGCTGTGACCGCAAATGCCAGCCTGTTAGATGCAATCAAGACAGAAAATGCTGGCATTGCAGAACCTTACGAGCTTACCTTGACTTGCGATGCTGTTGTGAAGTTCTTGCCATATCAAGGGTTCTATCCGCAACTTCGTACAGTTGATCTGTGCAAGCAGTTTATTGATAGTTATGATGAACATGTAACTTTTGAGTCAGATCTGGGTATCAATGATTTGCCCTCGTCCTTCGTACGTGCAGACACATCCGGCTCTGTTAGTAATACATTCGACGCATTCGGATCTGCGCGCTCGGATTCGACTCCATGGTTTGCTTTCAGTCCTTTCGAGTGGTCCGCTGAACTTGGATTCCACGGCGGCTTTTTGGGTTATACAGGAGGTAATAGCTCCGATGTTGCAGCATACGGGTTCATTTATTTAAAATGGAATAGTTACTTCGAGCTTGATGACGGCAATTCTTTTGACATTAAGGATGATGATGATGTAGTTGTAAGATTTGAGTATGACACGGCGAGAAGTTTTAACTCTTTTGCAGAGATCTCTCCTGTACCGGATAGCTACTCCGGCATCAACAAGCTTTATAGATGGCGTGGTCCTGTTATGAATACAGTAGACAATAACGTGTTACTAAATCGTCCTTATATTACGGCAACGGTCCTGCGCAACGCGATCAACGACGCCCATGGCAACGGATATATAAATGTTTACGCGCCCTATCAGGCTAGCCTCATCGGTGGGTTCCAAGTCGCGATAAAAATCATGTACGAAACAGATCATGGATCCCCAGACGCGGACGGCACACCCGGTACAGCCGGGAACGCATGCCAGTTTCGAACAAAAGGAATTACATCGACAGAAGGCTCCCCTTCCAGCTTCTTCGGGTCTATAACTAGTTGGAAAAACTTTGAGAATGGTGAGTCGGCTCTCGCCACGATCGATGCCGGCTTTGCGCGCGCAAACTTTTACAGTGACGAAGACTTTAGCGCATACAACTTTGACATTGATCAGATTCAGGATCCAACAAACCAGCGCGTTGGCGGCTCTGGCAAACTAACCGCAGAAGGTTATGAAACTCACGGTCGCAATCCTGCTGCTGCTAAGCGTCCGTTCTATGGTCCGTTTATGGCACCCGGTATTCTTTTCAACACTATCAAATCGGGCATTGCGGTAGACTACCCGGTCCTTCACAGAAAGCTTGCTACTACTGCATCTGTTGATCGCGACGGCGGTAGAAACTATCAAATCTTAAATGAGTATTTCGATAACAGGCTTCCGTTTGAGACATTGGTTGAGCCAGAGAAATACCTTACTAATGTGCCGTTGATTGATATGGAGCCACACCCAAGCGCATCTATTAATGTTACAGCTTCGTGGAACGGTCAAGGTGATCCTTTGTACAAAATGATGATGCACAACTTCTTGGCTGAGATTCCAAACTTTTACTTGGCTGAACAGTCTATGCAATCGTTTGTGTCTCTGCCTGAGTCAGATAACAACTTTGGACAAGTTTCGGCTGTTGTTCACAACGGAGAACAAGTTATTCCTGAGTACCGAATGATGGTTAAGCTTTGGAAGTCTCAGGCTTTAGCTAAGCGCAAGCTGACGCCAAGCGCGAGTAATCATTGGCAAAACCATCGTGGTCCACTCAAGCCGCTTACAACTACGGCACTTGACAACAGTAACAGTGGAACGTTGGTCTTCAACGGCGGGTACCAGCCTTGCTACACGACTGATTATATTCAAATGGAACGAATGGGGTTTGGCTCTGAAGGCGGTACTGGACCGGGCTACATGATTGATTTATATAGAAGCCCAGACGGTGTTAATTATAGCAGAGAAGAGTCACTGTACCCGCGCCCGCAGAACGATGCGCCAGAGACAATCACGATGTACAGTCGCCCAAGCGCATTTGGACCGCCGTGTGCGGGTGGGTATGCCTTCGAACCAGAATTGCACTATATTTACACAGGCTCTGTCGCTCCCATGTCTATGTCTTATGGCGCAACGTCAGATGCAGATGTTCCTGCTGGTTCTCATGTCCCCGGCTCTGGAACTGTAGGAAAGGTCTCATGGCACCACGGAACAACACATGGCATGAAAGATGGAACAACTGGATATAATGCTCCGTTCACCCCGCCTTACTATGATGGTCAAGCTTGGGCATTCATTACGTTCAAGCCTACTCGTACCGGTAAACATTACCTTGATGATATTTGGGAACAGTCAACTATCAATTTCTTGAGATACGAACTTGATTACGTTTCCGGCGCATATGGCGACTGGGGAACAATCGGACCACAAGGTTATGCAATCAATGTTAACGCAATGCAGATTGATGCTGCTGTAAACATTAAGGGCAGAACGCAAATTAAGGAAGTTGCTTATGATGCAACGACTGGCTTGCCCCAAACTGTGCAAGACTCAAACCAAACTACCGCCAGAAACTCAGCTTGGGTTATTCAAACTAAGCTTGAAACTCCGATTCTACATTTTGGATATGGCTTGACCGACAATCAAAGTGCCCCGACACTTTCGGGCTCGATTTCAACCGCAGCATTTTCTGAATCAAACGGTTATCATCATGGTTATGCTGGCTTGTGCGAGCCTATCGGAATGTGGCATCAATACGGCGAGATCCCATCTGCATCACAGGGAATCTACTTAGAAGTTTCTGACATTCCATTGAGTTATCTGCAAAACGGCACAGAGATGACCATTCCTAATCCGAAATGGCTACACATCACAGGCTCGCCTGATTTCAACGCTGGAGCCGGTGCTAACATTGTCAAGTGGGGTGATGGTGCCGATGGCTCAGGAGATCCGGTCATATATCGTGGCGGCTTGGACTGGGACGGTCATCAATCGGGCACATTCACGGATTCCATCGTTAACGGCGGTTCAGCTAGTAAGAGGCTGTTGTTGGGAATGGGCTACAGACAAAGTGGCTCTTTCTCAGGTTCAGAACAAGCGTATGTTGTGGGCAGAGATACGATCAGATTCCCAGACAAGGTAGCCGATGGTACACTTGAACGAGGTGGTCGCCAACAGTATATGAGATGGCGTCTTATGTCTACTGGTTCGTTAGCTGGCATCATTGCAGATCACACACACTTGCAAATTCTTTCTGCGGACGACGGCACTATTTTGGATACTACATGGGGAGTGACGCTTCATCCAAATGCTTCTACGCCCGGTCTTTCTGGCAGCAACATGCCTGCATTTGAAAGAGGGTTTTATATTGACGCAAGCGTTACAGGCTCTAACATTATGTCAGGCTCCGCGCATGCCGGCGGTGACAACGTTGTACATGGTGATGGCGAGTACGGACCACCCGCTCATGCCGATCAGATGACTTACTTGAACAGAGGCTATCCCGGCACTTCCTCTCTTAGACAAAAGCTCATGGGCATTGGAAAACTGCCAAGCACTTACTCAGAAGATGCAAACAGGGCAATACAACTTATGGGAATTCCATTCCGAAACTATTACACACAATGGAAGTTTGATGTTCCAAACAACCCCAATGTCGATAAAAAGAATCTTGCAGCGTCGTACCAAAGCGAGCTTCACAAAAACAAGCGCGGTGTGATTCCGAATCCGCCACACTTCTCAAATAATATTAGTACCGGCTCTTTTGGAGATGCTTTGGGTGCAACTTTATACACTCACCAACTTATGAATACGCACCCCTACCAGACGTGTAAAATTGGCTATTCTGTTTATTACTTTGAGAACACGGGCTCACACAACACACACCTTAACACTGTTACACATAAGGGTCCGGGTACCGGTCGCGGTCTTCCCGCTAACGGCTTTGAAGCAGGTGCTGCTGACTACCAAGTTCCACTTTCTAACTCTATTGGCGTCGGGCGCGCTGAAATCATTTGCGGTTACACCGGCTCGGAAGGCATTTACGGTGTTGACGCAGATGGTAATTTTGAAAAAGCAATTGCTCCTAGATATGAAAGATACGCTAGGTCCATTGACAGTCCCTTGAGTGGCAATCACCCCCGTTATCCGAATACGAACTTCGCATATTCTGGATACACACACGGAGAAACCTCATATCAGCGCTATGCCTCTGATTACTATGGAGAAGCGGCAGGTAGTGCATCTAACAAATCTAACGTATTCGGGTTCCACAATGACACGGTTGCATCAGATGCTACGGAAGCGGGAGATCTGCAAGATATTTATCCATTGGGAATGATGGGCTATGCACAAGGAAGCACCCATAACGAAGAGATCGAAAGAATGGACCCGATCAAGCTTTGGTATACCAATCCGGTTCACATTGCCAACCTTCGTTATGCTGATAATCTTTATCGTCACCCGAATGGCGGCGGCGGCTCAGTTACTCATGCTGGCACAGACTCCACTCTTGACTATTTCAGTTCAGAAAAGATTATGGCAAAATTCCCCGATCTTGAAGCAGCACTAAACTCCCCAAGAACTGTACCTTCTGGCAAGTTCTTGCCACGCGCTGGTGTCCCGGCATTAACAAGATCCCTTGGTAGTTTGGTTGGTTTCAATATCGGTGCCAAAAAGCTTGGACAAGTTGCAGAAACTAAAAAGGTTAAAGAAGCGGTTATCGTAATGCCTTATGTCATGGCTGGTCCAAACAGAAGCCGCCGTCGATTTGTGGAGCTTAATAGAGATCAGATTGATCGCTACTTCGGTCGTAACGATTTCTCGAACACCGCATACTGGGCATCGCTTGAGAAGCTGAGAGGTTTAGAGGGCACAGCGGTTTCTCCGGTAAGTGGTTTGCAGGTCAACTTAGGTGCTTCCGTGTTACGCCAAATCACGCTCATGCAAGATTACATCATCCCACCTCACCTCGACTTTACCAGAACAACCACAGCCAAGCCATACGCAATGTACATTTTTGAGTATGAACATGAGTTTTCTGCTCAAGATCTTGCTGACATGTGGCAGGGGCTGTATCCCGATTCTGGCAAGATCATGAAGCAAGTTACTAAGCAAGTTTCTCACAAGCTTAATGTGTTGGAACTTCTTGGGGCGGCAGCAGAAGACGGTGGTGATTTGCCAAATCAGCTTAGGTTTATGGTCTTCAAGGTTAAGCAGCGCGCCGAAATTAACTATTTTGCACAAACAACAGATAGCCTTGATGACGATAGATTTAAGTTCAAGTTCAAGGCAGGAGAGGCAAGAAGAGCAACAGAGTATAGTTACAACTGGCCATACGACTTCTTCTCGCTCGTTGAGACTGCCAAGATTGACATGTCTGTTACTTTACGAAACAAAAAACTTATCGAAAACATTCAACTTCAAGAGCTTAATGAGCGCCTTGAGTTAGGAACCAGAGCATCATCTATCGCAGACCTCAGCTTGAGATCATCCACAAGCATGAGCATTATTTCCATCTCCGAAACAACTGTCAGAACAGCGGCAAGAAACGCAACCACATCGATGGCGACGGCAGCAATCTCCGCGACTTATGGCACACCCAGCCCAGCGGCAGGAGTCACGCCATCCAGCGGTCCTACGTTATCAGGACCGACTAGGGGAGGTTATTAATAATGTCGTTTTTTGATAAGAAGGAAGAGGTAGTCGAGATTATCCTAACGTCATATGGGAAATACAAACTTTCCAGAGGCGAGTGGAAGCCTACATTCTACGCCTTCTTTGATGAAGACATTATTTATGACAACAGATACGCAGGCAATCCTGAAATTTCTGGTGCTGCAGAGGCGAGAATCCAAGAAGAAACTCCATCAATGCGCGCTCAAACTTCGCATTCCGACCTTGAAAAGCAAGTAAAGAAGCTGACCCGCGCTGTCAAAAACAACACGCCTCAGAATGCACAGTTTGGCGTTGGCGCTCAAGATGCATACGCAACCGCGATACGCTCCAGCGTGACTCGCGCGCCTTATATGCTTCCATTGGGTAACTCCACTATTGTGTCTGAGAAGATGTTGTACGCGCCTGCATGGGAAATCAAAGCGCTCAAGAACGAGTTTACGGCTAGCATGGCATACGCTAGCAGTTCTTACGAGAACATTACAAAAATCCCGCAACTTGAAGTGCATATTGATTACACAACAGAGATTCATAAATCTGAAACTGGTGTTGATCCTGCTGCATGGGAAGAGGGGCTGAATCATCCCGCGACCGAGTTTGACGATGATGTCAAAGGCGAAGCGCTTCCCGGTACGGGCTTGCCTCGCGACATGTACCTTACAACATATTATCCTGACGGCACATATATAGTTGTTGATGATAACTACTTAGTTTTAGAAGTCAACGAAATGAACTCTGCCAGATCGGTTGACCAGTTTTATGTTGAAGTGTGGGAAGTCGAAGAAGACGAAACAATGCAGCCCAGAGACAGAACCGGACAGACGCTGACAAGAATGAGTTTTGTGAAGTACGGAGAAGAAATCGTGGACAACATTTTGCTCGACCCTTCGGAAATCCCACAATACAATCTTGCGTTGTTGGATGACACATATGTTGAATATTTTATGGACGTTCAAGCCGATGAAGAGATCGACGACTCAACAGTTTGCAACTATGTCGCAACTGATGACAGAACAAGAAGAGAGTGGACAAGGGTATTAGATTGCTATGACGCAGTTGAAGATCCCGGCTCAGTGTTGTATAATACAGATGACATTGACCTGCTTGGTTCGCTGTGCGAGGAATGTGAATAATGGCTTCTAATGACATGAATTTCCTCAAGGATCTGATTCCTTCATCAGTCATCAAAGTTCTTACAATTGAGACTGTTGGTGGCACTGTATTGCTTGAATCAAACCCGCACATTGTCGAAGAAACTGTGCCAGTCTATAAGCGCGCCGAGCTTCAAGCAACAATGGGCGCAGAAGGTGGAGCACAGTTTGAAGCGCTTATGAAGCAGTTTGGTGCCGACCTTGGCAGTGTGTCTTATAGCGGCGCTCAGCTTGGAGAAATTGGCGCAGCCATGGGCATGGCAACGAGCAACAAGGAAACTACCATGGTTACCCTTGATGTTGCACTGAAAGACACTTTAGATCGTGAAGACGTTGCTGGACAGTGGTTCATGAGCGGAGACATCACAAAGTATCTTTTCATCATCGGCATTCAGTTCAAGAGCAAGCGCGCCGTTAATACATACCGTACTCTCATCGGTAAGGCAACTGGTCCGGTTATGCAAATTGCTCACGCTTATTTGGCAAACAAGATTTCAAAAGAAGAGCTATTGGCTCAAGCAAAGAAGCAGAATATTCCCGGCGTCGGAAACCTTATTAAATCAAAAAGCGACATTACGTTCGATATCAGATCCGCACAAGACATTGTAAACTCAATTGACAGCAGCACATCGGGTGAGGCAATCACAGAACAAGATCTCATGCTTGCTGGCTACTCTAGCATCGATACTAACGGCGACACTATCTACGAGTTTCCTGCTAAGTTTCAGTTTGAAATCGACAGTTCGTCACCCAGTCACGCAGCCTACTACATCTGTTCGTACATTGATATCGAGAAGCTGCTAGAAGATAACGGTCTTACCACCAATACAGTCAACATGACTGCCAACCAGTATGCTAATAATGGTGAATGGATCACTGCCTTAGCAGACGGTGAACTTAGCGGCGATAGCAGAATCTCAGATTTCAGAGATGTTAATAATGTTGTACCTGCACATTCAGTAGACTTATCACAAATTAATATGCTCGATGAGTTGGCTTCTGGGACCGCACAAAACTTTACAACTTTACCCGCATACAAACACAAGTATTTCAGCGACATCCATCTTTCGATAATGCCAAACCGTACTTGTGGTTTTCTTTTTGCTTTCAGTCAGCTTGACTTTATGAAAGACAACTCTGTTTACGGCAGATTCTTTGATAATGTCGCTGACGATATTGCAGACGATGTGCTTAAGAAATGCACTATTGAAGAAATCAAGATTCTGAGAAGGAGAGTCAAGCACTTTAAGCAAGGCTCCTACGCCAGAGGATATCCGAGCGTTTACGAGCCTTTTTCTAACGAAGAAAGAGAGGACGTTATTGTTAGCAGCAGAGCCAAGAAGAGATCTGGCAAACTCCAATCAACACGCAGAATCATCCAGAAAAAAACCGGAGCCCCCACAGAAGATGGCAGAACCAACAGCGCAGGCATTCGTGAGATCGAACTTAAGACGAACGCGACCAACGGCAAAGACTTTAGAGTTCGCCATTTCACAGGCAAAGACATCAGCGTCAAAAGACAAACCGATGGCATTTACCAATACGGTGTAGAAATCACCATGAGAGATTACGTGCCAGTTTATATTGGAAACCAACTGCGTATCTTGAGGCGGCACGTTGCACGCTTGAAAGAGTACGAGGTATTTTCGCAGATTCCCGTTGTCAACCGTTATCAGCAGACTTATAAAGATCCGCACGTCGGCAACAAGAGAATGGATCAACAAACAAATAAGGCAGAAGCAGTTGTCAATATTGTAGCAGGCGTATCCACTGCAAACACCAACTCACCAAAGCAAACGCAAGTCGGCTTTTACGATCCAACCATCAACAGATTCACAACCGATTTCAGAAGATTTGCAGCACGTCGATATGCTCGTACACGTCCATGGCGTCGAGCACCCCGTGCATTTGTTGAGTTGCTTGATTTGATTTCAAACGACAACATGAGCGATACTGCAAAGAAAAAGATTAGAGACAACATGACAAGCGTGTGCAATCCAAACTCTGGTACGCCACGCGGTATCAATGCTGTAATCGAGACATTAGAGATTTACATTAAGATTGTTGAAAGTCTGATATCGTCAGAGCCGCCTACAACTAACTCATCAGCAGCGTCAAACCCAAACACACCCAACGGTGGTTCTGGCGTTACAAACCGCACTGTGACCTATCAGACGTGGTTTAGCAACGACGCATTCAATGCTGATGCCCCGCCGTCTACCGGAGCTTCGTTTTTGAACATGTCGTCGGGTGGTTCAACCACATCTATCGGCATGGTGTCAACTACTGACTACCTTTCCAGAGCAGAAAGCGAGGTTGTAAAGTACTTCACTTCGCCTACCGCTGCGCCCAACGTAGACGCATCGTTCAAGTGCTTGTCGGCGCAATCTGTGAACATGCTGACGCCGGAAAACACTGTGAATCTGCAGACGCTTAGAAGCTATGATGGCACATTCTCAGAAAGAGTCGAGATGAAAGAAGCTTTCAAGAGCGTCGTGCAGTGGATGGGATCAAATAGAAAAGCCGGCACTACTCGCGTTTTGACGATTGATTCAAAGCAGCGTGTTGGTCAGGCAATTGCTCCTGAGTTTGGTTTGACACTGATGACTGGCGAAGAATATGGAAATGCTCTGCGCGGCGTAACGTTGCAACAAAACTCTAATTCAAGATTATCATTTGGGGCTGACGAAGCCATCTCTGCATCACCTACAGCTATAGGACTTGCTCTTAATCAGAATGCAGCAGAGGACGAAGAGATTGATTATCTTAACGTATTCCCTTCTGCCATGGCAACTTCGGAATGGGCTGCACAACAGACAGGCGAAGAACTTTTAGACGCATTTACTAACCTTGCTGCCGGTTTTGAGAAGTCGGAAGAAACAGAATTCTTGACACAGCTTGTGATCAACACTAAAAGAGACTTTATGCACTCTACAGAGAAGAATCCTGCGCGCTCTACAGAAGCCAACTTCACTCCGCAAGCTGTTATCATGTATTTGGTTGAGGCTGCTCTTGCGGCAGGTGGCTATGATTCCGCATCGTTTGAGACTATCGCAAATAGAATCCTTAGCACGTTGCCGATCAGTATTCAAGCCGCTGGCTGGAGCTTGGCACCAACGTCAAATGTCAATGCAAGCATCAAGGGCAGAGTAGGATCAGAGTATTGGAATCACCCAGTTGTCAACACGATATATCAACTTTACTTTATGTTGAATGTACGTGTAGAATATTTGGTCGGCTATAGAGAATCCAACTTAAAGCCTAAATATGATAAGACTATTGGTTCTGAAATCTGGGCACCCCTAACTGGAGATGTCGTCAGAGATCTACACAGAGCAGAAGGGCAACAAATCTTATGTCGATTGCGTCCGTACAACAACGAGACACTTCGCATCGCATTTCCAAAGGCACTACAGATGCCGATTTGGAATAACACATTTTTATTAGTCGGCAACAACGACAAGCCACTTTCAGGTATCAGACGCAAGATGGGATTTGTCAACCCAGCAACACAAGTTATTAGAGAAGGATTGAAGTACTAATGGCAAACGGAAAAAAGCAATATGTAATTTCAACTGCCGCATATGGCATTACATACGCTGCAAGAAATAATCGTTTCAAATCACATGCCGACAAGATGCGCGCTCGCAAGCCATCAGAACAGAAGCAGTCTAAGCGCGGAACTACGCTTGATTCTACAAGTCGTCAAAAAGAGACAATGGACTTCTTCAACACACTACAACGCTCAGATAAATTTCTAGAGGACAAGGAGCTTGGAGAGGGAAGGTTAACCCCTATCGATCCGATTCGCACATTGTCAAATCGTGTGTGGTCTGTGCAGGGCGCGCAGCCAGACACTAAGATGATTTTTTGCTCTGGCGCTATGTCGCAAGAGGCTGATGATGAAGTGTATAAGTCAGTCCCATTCGATATCGTGTTTTCGGATCATGTTGCCAAAACTGGTGACGGAGTTATCCCTGATGCAGTCGAGGATAAGATGACAAAGTGGCGCGACAGCAAAAACGGCGGGGTCGTTCAATCAGGCTTGTTTCCAGTATACCAGCAAAATATTAAACTTTTACCGATTGAGAGCGCGTTCAATCAATATTATTTGACGCTTACCGGCTTAACTCCCGAGCAGATTGCCAAGGCAGATGAGATGGCACAAAACCCAAAATACGGAGAGCAGATCAAAAAGACGCAAGTAGGGTCTGAGTTCCAGAAGGAAGGTTCTGTATATGCATGGCATCTTATGAGAAACTTTATTGGCAAGAACGCAAGGACTGTTGCAGCTAGTGACGCTGCTTATGAAGATTTCTCCACATACGTTAACGCGCCATTCAACATGCTTGAGTCGCAAGTGATGTCTTTTGACGGCACCACCGCATATGCAAGTTGTGCTTCCGAGTACAATTTCTACTCTATGCTTTACGAAAAGTTTTCAAAGCACGCACCAGAACTGCTTCTGCCGTGCATGCTTCTACAAACTGCGGCAGATTCAGAACTGGGAGATCCAGAGACTATCAAGATTGCCAACGACAATGTTACGCTTGGTGGAGCTATCAAATCTGCAACTGCGGGCAACTTAATCGGCAGAAAGAAAAAGAGAGATGCCGATGCTGCAGAGGCTATGACGATTTCCAGCATGTACTGGCATGAATTCGGCTCAGTGCTTTCCAGAGTTGCGAAAGCAGCATCTGACAGTCAGTCGAGAGGCATACCCAAGAGTTTGGATGATTTAGCTGATGCCGCTTCAACACGGCAAGTGCTTGGTCGCATTTTGCGCTCCAGTCCCGCTGCAGCATATGCTGCTGATAAAATGAGAAATCTTGTTTTCAGCGGAGACTACGGAAGACTCATTTCAGACACTGACAGAAATAGAGAAAACTATCCAATGTATGCAGACATCAACTTCACAGCAGACCAGTTTGCTATGTTCTCTGATTTTATTGACTTTGCTGGTCTTATGCCGGATTTGATTGATTCACTTATTGCTTCTGAAACTGGCAACGTGCCTTTGTTACAAGACGTACCGCGAAAGAAAAGACCCAAACGCTCCAGTATAAAGTCTATCTTTGAAGGTCAGCCAAAGATGCATGTTGTACATCGATCTGATGGCGGCATTAGCATGAATCAAAAACAAGATATTGCGCCCATGAAGCGAAGAGTTTTCGACGTAGAGACATGGCTGTATAAGCTTTTAAATGACGAACAGGACACACAAAAGATGACTGGTCGCCTGCACGCGCATGCTTCTGTAATCGCTGGCGATGGGATGGTCAACACATTAGAAAAGCAAATCAAAACTATCATTGCTTTAGGCAAAATCAAAGACATGGTATCAGATTATGTTCGCAGCTACGAACAGATCCTCAAGGGTGAAACTGCATATGCTGAAACTGTCGTGTACCAAGTTAGAAAGAGCGTACGCGATGCCCGTGATCGCAACGGTCGATTCGTTCAAAATTTCTGGTTCGCCAACTCGACAGACATTACAAACATTAACTTCATGGACACTCAAGTGCATTATGGCAAAGAGTATGTGTATGAAATTTTTGCTCACACGCTTGTTATCGGCACCCGTTACGACATCGGCAACAGAAGTCTCGACATGAGCCCGCTTATCAAATCTACAGATAAGCTGTCTAGCATGTTGAAGGCAAACGATCAAAGCTTAAAAACGATGACGTTCCAAGACAGTCCATATTCTCAGGCAGTTTGGTACACACCAGCTTTGAAGATTGTTAAAACTCGTATTCACGCAGAGTCAATCATGATGTTTGACAGCGCACCTATCGTGCCAGAGGTAGAGTTCGTGCCATACAAGGGTATCGATCACAAGATTCTTTGTGTTTTCAAGGGTAGCGTGGGACGTTCGCAAATGCCGACAATCATGATTAACTCTGATCGCAAAGCGTACGGTCCTAACTTTGCAATGACCGAAGAGCAGGCAGTCAATCTGCAGCGCAAATATCAGAAGAATGAGATTCTACCCGGCGAAAACTTATTGTATGAATCTGATGACCGTCCTGAGTTTTTTGAGGTTTACCGCCTTACGAAAGCGCCATACAGTTATAAGGATTTCGACGGTCAGTTGTATGCGAGGGTGACAACAAGAATTCCAAGTGAGAAGTCAACTTATCCTGCTAGTGACATCATGCCAAAGTATGGAGACTCTGCCAGCATGGTTGACATTATTGCGCCCAACAGAAAGTATTACTATATGATTCGCCAAGTCGATGTACACGGCAACTTCTCTAATCCATCTCCCGTTTTTGAGGTTGAGATGGTCAAACAAAAAGAGGTTATCTATCCGTTGATTAAGGAGTACATCTTCAAAGACCCTATTCCAAGAACGAATAAGAAATATTTCAACAAGTATATTAAAATTGCCCCAACGGTTCAGCAGGTACTAATTACTAATACAGAGGCTACATCTGCGTTTGACGCAGCAAACGGAGCCATTCAGTTAGGTGCTGCAGATACCAACATCTGGGGCAAGAAGTACAAAGTTCGCATCACTTCCACTACAACAGGAAAGTCGGCAGATTTGAATATTCAGTTTAATCAGAAGCATAAGAAATCAACGACCGAAATCGAAGGTGGAGATGTGGTGGACAAGGAAACCGGCGTAAGGACTAAGACAAAGGACAATACTGCTGGTCACTCCAAACACAGGCGTTAACGCACGGAAAAGAATGTTTTAAGAGAAAGCACTATTTACTGTATAATAAACTAATTAAGAAACGGAGACAAGAGTTTAATGGGATTCTTAGATAATTCGGGCGATATTATCCTCGATGCAGTTTTGACTGACACGGGCAGATTTCGACTCGCGAAGGGCGACGGCTCCTTCAAAATCAGTAAGTTCGCACTTTGCGACGATGAGATTGATTACTCACTTTATAATAAAGATCACGCTAATGGTAGCGCATACTATGATCTGGAGATTTTGCAATCACCGGTAATGGAGGCATTTACTAACAATGGCTCTATGATGAAGAGCAAGCTGCTTTCCATCTCTCGTACCAACTTGCTTTATCTGCCGATTCTAAAGCTTAACAACAACGCTCCTGATGCGTCGTTGACCACGCTTGATAGCGTGTCCACGTTTGTTGTGGCAGTTGATGCCGATACAGAAGCAAACTCAACTGGTGGCTTAAATGCATCGCAAACCAACGGTGTACTTGCTGGTGAGTCGCTTAACTCTCCGTCCCATATTCGTATTGATCAAGGGCTCAACACCAGTGAGATTCCCCCTTCGTTCACTATTGATTCCGACTTGGCTGAGACTGCATACATTGTCGAGATTGACAACCGCCTCGGTCGAATCGCTCACCCCACAAAGACTTCGCTCGCTGACCCATCGTTTATTGATGATGACAACATTGCAAGCTATTACCTGACTCTCAACGATAGTGGGTACGTGAGTTCTAACGAGAGCACTTCAACTTCTACACAGGATAACACGCAGGTCATCACTGGACCTCGCGGTACAATCCTTAAGTTCAGAATCCAAGCAAGTTTGGAGTTGAATACCAGCACATATCTGTTTGACCTTATCGGTGGAACAGGCACGGTCAGCATTAACCGTAGCACTGACAATGGACCGGTCGCTTCAAGCTTCACGAATTACATTGATACTATTGTGCGCGTAACCGGCGCTACTACCGGATACAGCTTGGACATTCCAGTGAGATTTGTTAAGAAGGCATAAGGAATAAGACATGGCGACAACATATAAGACTTTTTCAAACAATGATATTGTTTCAACCAAGACGCTTCTGAACGAAGCTATCCCTCTTACTGGAACGGTGATTTCCGGTACATACATGGAAGGTACTTCCGAGGTTAATATCAAGAACTATGCTCACGGAATGTTCCAGAGCGTATACGATTACCCATACCTCAGTTCTTCTGCAAACCACATTTTTGATATTACGATGGGCTACTCAGCTAATTCTGATTTGTCTGCTTCTACGAGCACGCAAAACGCTAAGAAGATTAATATCTATAACCAAATGGCTAAGGTGCTTGTTGGGCATAGCTCTTCTGGTGTCATTCAAGAGTTTGACGAGGACGGTGATTTGACTGGTGGAACTAAGCTGCGTGAGTGTTTCTTCATTAACATGGCGCGCTTGCTTACCAAGGACGAGATCAAGAAGGGCTCGTTCTCTTTAGAGCTTGGCGTTGCTCCCGGTCTTTCTGCTTCTTTCCATCGACGCATTAAGCTTACTGATTACAATGCTCAAAATGACTATCGTGTAAACTCTCCTGCTGGAGATTATGCTGTGCTTTATGCAGAGACAAGTTATGACGGCGATGGTAGCAGCACTTTCGTTCATGGTCCCGGTACATCTGGAGGCACCGAAAGAGTTAAGGCTGGTTTGCTTTATTATCAAGCTGGTGTGGCAGTTCTTACGGCGTCAGTTTTCGATCATCACTCAGCATCATCTGACGGTTCTACTGCCGGCGGTGGTGGAATTTTGGGCGATGATATTGCTGCAAGCGCCAGTGTACACATGGGTCCAGAGATTGGGCAACTTTTTTATGTCAATCAAATGTTGACTGGCTCGGAGATTTCGTCTTCGTGTACAGCCCTCAGAAGCCGTATGTATAACATGTCCTTCAACAACACGACAGAGCTTAACTCAACGATTTACTTCTGTCGCTTGAACCACAACGAGTTCAACTACAGTTCTAACCCAACGTACTTGAATAGCTCTAAGATTCGAGTTAAGAACGTTGCAGGCGATACTCCAGTTGCTTATGTTACTGGTGTCGGACTTTACTCATCAGACAATGAGCTAATGGCTGTGGCAAAGCTTTCAGAGCCGTTGAAGAAAGACCCAACAAACGAGTTGACACTGAGAGTTCGCCTAGATTACTAGGCGGGCTTTCTCATGATCACACCTAAACTTAAGAAGAAATACGAGAAGCTAATCTTAGAGCTTCGGTATCTTACTGCTGATTATGACTATCACAGGATGGCATATGAGTCAGCGCAAAGAAAGTTTTCAGAGGCGTTTGAAGAGTACGCTGTCGAAAAAGAGCTTATCAGCCCCGAAGAGCGTATTCTAAAAACAGGCGATATCGGCGATGATCCCGAAGAAGAGTTCACCGAGCTAGAGCCAACAGAGAACGAAGACAAAAGAAAGCGAATGAACGCTGTTGCGAATTCTGTGTTCAAAAAGATTGCGAAAGCCACTCATCCTGACAAGATCATGCATATGTCGGAAGAAGAGCAACAGCGCCGTGAGCATATGTTCAAGGATGCACAAGATGCGTCTTCCAAGCGCGAGTGGTATCGACTGTTGTGTATTGCCACCGATCTCGGCATTAGTTTGCCGACCCCAACTAAAGAGCATATCATGATGCTTGAGGCAAAGAACAAAGAATTGCGATTGACGATTGAAGGTATCAAAAAGACATATCCTATGGTTTATGAGATGATGCCCAACGAAGCATCAAAGAAAAATCTGTTCAAGGAATTTGCCAAAGCGATTGGATATAGCGCTTTAGACTAGTTATTTAAAATGCCATACTACAAGTTTAAGAAAAGAGATCTGATTTACAATCGGATCAAGACACATCCGAAAGTCGAGTTTACTATTGCGCGTGGACCGGGCGATACGACTAGCAAAGTTTATTATAACAATCGTCCTGAGATTCTTGGACAGTTTGATTTAGGTAGCCCTGAGTCTGGCTATGTATCGCTTTACGAGAAAAATGTTGACAAGCTTAGTGGTTCTAATAACTTCACGTATCCTTTCATTGTCAAGGGCAGTTCGATGCACACGTTCGGCACAGTCAGTTCTACAGGCTTTCATAGTATGCAGTACGGTGACGAGATTACCGGCAGCTACCCCTTGACCGCATCTATCCAGCGCATTTACTATCGCGAGAACGACAGTCGCAAGCATGTGTTCGCGCTCAAAAGCATCTTAAACAAAGCCTCCACTACCAGCGCGCATTTCGCCTTTACCGGTTCTGATGCTTCGATTGGTACGTGGGACAAGAGCACGCAAGAGATGAACCTTATTGATGTGCCATCGATTTTTTATGGCTCGTCGATTAAGAAAGGCACCATCAATTTGCGCTACTACATTTCTGGAACGCTCGCTGGAGAACTTTCTGATATTTACAGAGATGGCGAATTAGTCCAGATTGGACCTACAGGATCGGTTGGTTCCGGTTCTGTTGCGGGCGTAGTTTTATATGAAGCCGGCATTTTTCTCTTGACAGGTTCGTGGGATATTGATAGTATTGAGAGGAACTATCGAAGTGCAGGTGCCGGCGATTTAGTCACATCTCAGTGGGTCAACTTCGGATATGGAATCCCCACCAGAGCATTGGAAGAAAGAGATGAAGGAACATTAGAGGGCATGGATCAGGCAGTAAACAAGGTGCTTGAGTATGTTGACATGAAGAGTGACAATGTTACTGGTTCGTCATACTCGATCTCATTCCGAGGAACAAACTACATTCCTACGGTCACAATGTTTTGCCGCGCTCCCAAGAACAAACTAAACCACTCCAACAACCCGACATACATTGCACACTCGTCTTCGTGGGATGAGTCAGGTTCAGTTGCAACGATTACGGGCTCTACGATTTACAGAGAGCACGACAAACAACAAATTAATAATGTTGTATACAGCGCCTACAACAGCATCACGGGCAGCTTCAAGAAAACCACGTTTATCACAGAAGTTAAGATTTATGATGATCAAATGAACTGCATCGGGATTGCTAAGCTAGCAAAACCAGTAAAGAAGACGCCAGAACGCGACTTCACATTTAAGTTAAAAGTAGATTTTTAAGATGAGTAATACATTGGGGCTGGATATCAGCACCACAAGAATAGGCATCGCTGTGCTTGATGCCGACGACAAACTGCTACACAGTGATTTGATCAAGTTCAAGTCAGAGCTTCCGCTTGAGGATCGCGCTGCTATTTTTGAGTCAATCATGCGCAAGGTAAACACAAAGTACACCCCGTTCTACGTGTTTATTGAAAAGCCAGCAATTAACTTTCGCTCAGGCTCTACCGCGCATGTTATGGCAAAGTTGCAGAGATTCAATGGCATGTGCAGCTATGCATGTAGAAAGGTATTCAAAGAAAACCCAGAGCTTATAGATGTGCGCCAAGCACGTAAGGCGCTGGGCATCAAGATTCCACGCGGCAAGGGCACAAAGAGTCTTGCCAAAAAGGTGGTCATTGATCACGTTGAGGCATTGTTTGAAAACTTTCAATACACCCTGACATACAAGGGCAACCCACAGCCGGGAACAGACGACAGGGCTGATGCTGTGGTTATCGCACTTGGTGGCATAAAGATTTTTGAAGAAAACTCTTGACAGCAGTTATTCTATGGGGTATAGTAGACCTGCATGCATAACGAAAAGCTAAAGATTGTTGCGTCCTGCTTGGGCGACTACCGCGTTGCGGGCGATGAGACTTTGTTTTATTGTCCGTTCTGCAAGCACCACAAGCACAAGCTCTCTGTGAATGTTCGGGCGAACGTTTACAAGTGCTGGATTTGTGATGCGCGTGGCAAGAACATTCGCCGTTTGATTCGTAAGTTCGGCAGTTATGCACAGGTGACCGAGTGGGATCGAATCACTGGTCGCCACGACGTTACGGATTTTGATAGCATTTTTGCAAACGAGGATGAAGATCCACAAGTAATCCAGCGTGTACCACTGCCGCCTGAGTTTAAGACTTTGGCACGCAAGGAGCTTTCTCCCGCAACTATACCAGTGCTTAACTATTTGAAAGCACGCGGCATCGGCAAAGATGAGATTTTGAAATGGAAGATTGGCTACTGTCCGTCAGGTGAGTATGCAGGTCGCGTTCTCATTCCAAGCTTTGACATGGAAGGATATGTCAATTACTTTATTGCACGCGCATATGACGGGTCATGGATGAGGTATAAAAACCCACCAGCCAGCAGAGACATTGTTTTCAATGAGTTGTACCTTGATTGGGATGAGGACATTATTTTGGTAGAGGGCGTGTTCGACGCGATTGTTGCTGGCAACGCTATTCCGATTCTTGGCTCGACATTGAATCGCAATACGTCATTGTTTGCGCGTCTGGTGCATGAAAGCCCTCGCATCTACATCGCGCTCGACTCAGATGCATCACAAAAGGAACGTAAGATTATTAAGAGCCTGCTGCAGTATGACATGGAAGTGTACAAGATTGACACTGACGATATTGAAGACATCGGCTCTATCACAAAAGAAGAGTTTGCCAAGAGAAAGATAGAGGCAAAGCGGATTGAGGACACATCGTACATTCTGAGCGATGCGGTATCCTCTATTCGTATTTAGGAGGAAGAATGTCAGCGAGTCTATTGTTGGCTTTGCTTTGCAGCTATGGTGCTGTGTTCCTGTTCGGTATGTTTATCGGCATGACAGAACCTGCGCGCAAAGAATCAAAGAACATTAAAGAATACAGAAAACACTACGAGGAAGAAATGCGAAACGTGCATAAACCTTCGTGGGATCACCCAAGATTTTAGGAGGCAAAATGAAGTTTGCTCATATTGCGGATACGCATATTAAAAATTTGAAGTACCATTACGAATACAAGGAAGTGTTCAAGCAGCTATATCAAGCGCTGCGCGATGAAGAGGTAGACTGCATCGTACACTGTGGCGATATCGCACACACCAAGACGCAAATCTCTCCAGAGTTTGTGGAGCTTTGTTCTGACTTTTTTCGCAATCTTGTGGACATTGCTCCGACATATGTTATCTTGGGTAACCACGATGGTAACCTGCGTAACAGCAGCCGTCAGGACGCCATTACGCCCATTGTAGAGGCTCTTGACTTGCAGGACTTGCATCTGCTTAAGAACGCCGGAGAAACGCCTTTAAACGCCGATTATACGCTAAACGTGTTATCTGTGTTCGACGAGGATAACTGGACAGATCCGACCGACTCAGACAAGATTAACATCGCTCTGTATCATGGTTCTATTTCTGGCGTCAAGACTGATGCTGGCTGGGTCATGGAGCATGGCGAACACGATATCAAAATCTTCGACAAGTTCGACTTTGCGTTCTTGGGAGATATCCACAAGACGAATCAGGTGCTCGATGATGAAGGTCGCATTCGCTACCCCGGCTCCACTATCCAGCAGAACCATGGTGAAACAAACGACAAGGGGCTGCTGATATGGGATATTAAGGACCGCGATACGTGGGACGTAAAGCACGTTGCGTTCAAGAATCCTAAGCCTTTCGTCACTATTGAGTTGACGCCAAAGGGACGTATGCCAAAGAATATTGAGATCACAAAGGGCGCTCGCCTGCGGTTGGTGTCAAATAATAATCTTCCTCTAAACCGCATGAAGAAGGCTCTTGACGTTGCCAAGCATCGCTTTAAACCTGAGTCAATTACTTTCCTTAATCGTGCGGCTGGCGAGCGTGGAAACGTCGATGCTTTGACGTACAACTTGGTCAAGGAAGACTTGCGTGATCCTGTTGTGCAGGAAGAGTTGATTGAAGAGTATCTAAAGGAATACGAGGTTGACGACGATTTGATGAGCGAGGTTCATTCGATCAACGGACACTATAATCGTATTGTAGAAAAGGAAGAAGAGATCACGCGGAACGTTAATTGGAAGCTACAGTCGTTCAAGTGGGATAACCTGTTCAACTACGGCGAAAGCAACTCGATTGACTTTGAAAAGCTCAATGGTATTGTCGGTATCTTCGGCAAAAACTACAGTGGCAAGAGCAGCATTATCGATGGTCTGTTGTTCACCATGTTCAACTCTACGTCGAAAAACGAACGCAAGAACCTGAACGTGATTAATCAGCACAAGAACGGCTGTGATGCAACTGTTGAGTTCCTGATCGGAGAGAAGCTGTACACAGTCAACCGCCAGTGCGAGAAGTATGTAAAGCGTCTAAAAGGCGAAGAGACAATCGAAGCCAAGACAAATCTTGAGTTCAACTCAGAGTGCTTGGTGACGGGAGACACTACTAGCCAAAATGGTCTTACTCGTAATGAGACCGACAAGAACATTCGCAAGGTAGTGGGTACGCTCGATGACTTCTTACTGTCGTCAATGTCGTCCCAGCACGGCGCACTTCAATTCATTAACGAGGGCACGACTCGACGCAAAGAAATCTTCGCAAAATTTCTCGACCTAGAAGTTTTTGAGAAAAAGTTCAAGCTCGCAAAGGAAGACAGTGCCGACATGAAGGGGGCACTGAAAAGGCTTGAAGAGCGCGACTACGAAGCAGAGATGGAAGAGTTGCGGTCTGCTGAGGCAACTGTGCTGGAAAGCTTAGGAGTGTGCCAACAGGCGCTTGTAGCAGAGCGCACTCAGCGCGACGATTACAAAGACACTCTTGACGACATTGTTAACAAGATCGAAAGCGTGCCGTCAGGCATCGTCGATATTGTCGGCATCAAAAAGAAACTATCGGACAAGCGAGTGCGCGCCAGCGCTTTGCGCGCAGAGAACGTAAACTTGTCAAAGGACTGCGCGCAGAAAGAATCTGTTCGTATCCGAATGGACAGCTTCATTAAAGAGTTTGACATTGACACATATCGCGAGAGGCAGAAGCAGATCGAGCGACTTGTGGCATCCACGGCAGACTCTCAAAAGAAGCTGGACACTGAGCAGTCAGAAGCTACGCGGCAAGAAAAGAAGATACGAATGCTTGAGGATCATGAGTACGATCCAGACTGCAAGTTCTGTTGCGAGAATAAGTTTGTAAAAGACGCTCACGTTGCCAAGGCTTCCTTGCCCAAGACGCAGAAAAAAATCGCATCAATTATGGAAGACATGGCAGCACTTCAAACTCAAATCGACGATCTGGAGCCAGATAGGGTGACTCGCTATCTGACGCGGTATGAAGAGCTTATGCGCAAATCTGCTGAGTTGTCGGGCGAGATATCCGATTGCAGACTGCAGGTGCAGAAGAATAAGACCGCAATCATTCGCATTGAGAAGGAGATCGGCGACCTTGAGGAAAATGAGCGATTGTACGAAGACAACCGCGATGCTATTGAGAACTTAGAGGCGCTGTTGAAAGATCGTAGCCGTGTCGAAAAGAGACTCAATGATTCAAATATTAAACTTTCCGCTCTTAACGAAGAGTTACTTGAACTACATAAGGAACACGGTTCGGTCGAAAGCAAGGTAGAGTCTAACGAGATAGCACAACAAGAGTTGGCTGATCTGCAAAAGCGATATGCTGCGTATGATTTGTTCATGAGGTGCATGCATTCCAATGGTATTGCGTACGACATTATCAAAAAGAAGCTGCCAGTGATCAACGAAGAGATCGCCAAGGTCTTGGCTAACATCGTAGATTTTGAGATCTTCTTTGAGGATGATGGCAAGAAGATGAATGTCTTCATTAAGCATCCTCGACACGAAGCCCGACCTTTGGAAATGGGCTCGGGAGCAGAGAAAACATTAGCAGCTATGGCAATCCGATTGTCCTTGCTCAGCGTGTCGTCACTGCCAAAGGGCGATCTTTTTATCCTCGATGAACCGGGTACTGCGCTCGATGAAGAGAACATGGAAGGCTTTATTCGTATCTTGGAACTAATTAAGACATACTTCAAGACAGTTCTTTTGATTTCTCACTTGGACAGCTTGAAGGATTGCGTAGATACCCAGATTACTATTGATAAGACGGGAGGCTATGCGCACGTTAATCAATAGGAGGTTTGATTATGGATTGGCTTAAGAGACAAGCAGGCAGAGTCTGGGCATTAGTGCCGGGTGCGTTGAGATTGGCAGGAGATGTCCTCAGTGCGCTTTGGGACGAAGTAGTAGATGGTCACCACCGTCTTAGTTGGTGGGGCTTGCTGGCGTTAGCAGTTCTTGCTGGCGGCTGGCTGTTATAGGAGACATTTATGATGACAGCAGTAAAATATACGGGCGCTAAGATTGACCGACTTGTTGAGAAGATGATTTCTCGCAAGTTCATGGTTTGGCTTACCGCGACCGGGCTGATGGTTTGGGCAGGGCTTGAGTCATCGGACTGGGTGATTATTTCAGGAATCTACATTGGCGGTCAAACAGTCATTGATGGCATCGCAAAGTTGAAGGGTCTTGAATGATTAAGCTTAGAGCTATATGGGCAGTGCTTTCTACCGCTTGGGACAAGGCACTGCCCTTTGTCATCAAACACTGGAAGGTGTTGTTGATTCTTGCGCTTTCTGCCGCGCTGTTTTTAAAGATGCGCGCAGATTACCGCGCTATGGAAACAGCCTATGAAGCAAGAATCCAGTCGTCCGAAGCGCAGCTTGAGGGACTGAAAGAGATTCATAAAGTGCAAATGAGAGAGATGGAAGTGCTTATGGATGCGCTACTTGAAGACCTTGAGGTTATTGAGGAAGAGCGTGACCGCGCCCGCGAGAGATTAGAACAGCGTACAGAAGAGCGCATTGAAGAGATTGAGCGCGAATGGGCAGATCACCCAGAAGGCGTGGCAGAACAAATCAAGAAGGAATTTGGTTTCGAGTATGTGGAGTAAGATATTATTAACCTTTGCGTTCTTAACAGCGTCCCCAGCTTTTGCCGATGAACCTGCTGATGCAGAAATGCCACAATTTACTTTTCTCGATTACAATCAACCGGCTCCGTTCCGTGGCACTTTATTCAATCCGCGAGCAACCGCCGAGTTGTTGGCTATGCCCGAAAACCTGACACTACAGTTTGATTTAGAGTTGGAATACCAGCTTGACAAGCAGGCGACGGAGTTTCATTACAGGCTCGCTGCTGCTGATACAAAGTATCTTGCTTTGCAAGACGAGTATGCTCTAGTGCTGGAGCAAAAGAATATGGAAATCACAGCACTACAAGAGGCTATCAACCGACAGTCGCCATCTAATAGAGAGTGGTGGATTGCTGGTGGCGCTGCAGCCGGCGCAGTTATAACATTAGGAATTGTATACGCGGCTTTGTCCGCGTCGGGAAAGTAACATGGCTAAAAAGAAAGACCCTAATTATGTCGCTAGAATTGAGAAGGCAATCTCTGAAAAATACGGATCTGAGGCAGTTCAAAATCCGCGTGCGAATTGGACACCCGAAAAGGAGGCAGATTTTTTAGAACAACTCAAGATTGCAAACAGTAGAATTCGTGAGCTAGAACGTAAAATCGAGAAGATAGAAGTCAATGGCGTTTTAGTTTCCCAGAAACTACTTAATAGAGAAACAAACCGGTCCTGTCCTGTTTGCACTAAGTATTCATTTGAGTCGAAAGACGATGTGTATATGAACAAGTTTGATTGTTGTTTTAACTGCTACATTCAACATGTTGAAGATAGAGAAGAAAGATGGGCAAAAGGCTGGCGACCAAAATCAGGAGATAAACAAACAAATGGCAACGACACTTGAAGTAATCAGAGGCATCTCGCAAGCTGTAGCAAACAGCTATGACGGTGCTCACGACAAGAAGTATTCGCTCGACGGTGAAGAGCGCAAGGTCGGTCTTTTCAGAGAAGAGGGCGACATCATCACCGACTCTAGAGTTATGGACGGATTCAAGGTTCGCTTCCATGGCGACAAGCTTTGCATCACCTATCAGTATGATTGCAAGCTTAAGCATGTACACGAAAACGGATTCGAAAGCGAGATTGAGCAGCGCGTTAACAACGTAGCCAAGTATCTTCGCAGTGAATATAAGAAGGTGACTGGCAACGGGCTTACACTGACCAAGGATGGCGATTGTGATATCATGGTTGAATACATCTCCCGCGTTCGCACATCAGTCAAGGCGTGTCAATTTTTTAAGATTGGCGGCATCGGCGATGTCCTCAGCGCCACCAACGAACAGCCACGCGATGTGGACTCAGCTATCAAAAGCTGGCTGGCTATCGGCAAGGACAAGTACCCCGGCGCAAAGAAGCCATCTAATGTCAAGAGAAAGAACGACTAGGATGGCATGGCATTTCAACTTTCTAAAGAAGAACAGATTAAGGAAATTCTAAAAGCCGGTAAAGATCCCGTATATTTTATTAACAACTACTGCAGGATCTCTCACCCGATCCACGGCTTGATCCCGTTCGCTACATACGACTTCCAGCAAGACCTGCTGTCGTCGTTCAACGATCATCGATTCAATGTGATCCTTAAAGCTCGCCAGATGGGTATCTCAACCATTGTGGCGGCTTACATCGTTTGGATGATGTTGTTTCACCGTGACAAGAATGTGCTTGTTATGGCTACCAAGTTCGGTACTGCCGCTAACTTGGTCAAGAAAGTGAAGGCAATGATGCGCGGGTTGCCTGAGTTCATTCAGATTTCTTCTATTCACGTTGACAACCGCACATCGTTTGAGCTTACCAACGGCTCGCAGATTAAAGCGTCTTCGACTTCTGGCGATGCCGGTCGTTCTGAGGCGCTGTCTCTTTTGGTGCTGGACGAGGCTGCTCACGTTGAGGGGCTTGAAGAACTGTGGATGGGTCTGTATCCTACAATATCTACCGGTGGTCGATGCATCGCGCTCTCTACACCAAACGGTGTTGGTAACTGGTTCCACACAATCTACACAAATGCAGAGTCGGGCGAGAATGATTTTAACCCCATTAAGCTGATGTGGGATCTCCACCCTGACCGTGATCAGGAATGGTTCGATAAAGAAACTCGCAACATGTCTCGCCGCGAGATTGCTCAAGAGTTCGAGTGCAACTTTAATACTTCTGGTGATACTGTCATCCACCCTGATGATATCGGCTGGATCAGCGGCACAGTGATGGAGCCCAAGTATCGCACAGGCTTCGACCGCAACTACTGGATCTGGGAAGAACACCAGTCTGGCGCGTCCTATGTGCTTGTAGCTGACGTTGCCCGTGGCGATGGGGCAGACTATTCTGTGTTCCACATTGTCAAGCTGGAAACTTTAGAAGTTGTAGCAGAGTATCAGGGCAAGCCCACAATCGATATGTATGCCACAATCCTTGACAGTGCTGGTAGAGAATACGGCAACTGCATGATCGTGGTTGAGAATAATAACGTTGGCTTCTCTGTGCTCGAAAAACTTATTGACAAAAGTTACCCCAACATCTACCACTCAGTCAAGTCTACGCATGATTATGTTGAGCAGCACATTGCTGAGGGAATGTCTAACTCGGTGCCGGGTTTTACCACTTCTATGAAAACGCGCCCTTTGATTGTTGCGAAATTGGAAGAGTTTATCAGAAACAAACTAATTACGATATATTCCACCCGCACCTACCGAGAAATCCAGACCTTCATTTGGAACAACGGCAAGCCGCAAGCTATGAGAGGTTATAATGATGACCTTGTTATGTCGCTCGCAATCGCTTGTTGGGTACGAGATACCGCATTTGTAGCAAATGCACGGAATATTGAATACAAAAAGGCGTGTCTTGGGTCGATGATTAGAACTAACACTAAATTAAATACGACAATTGAAGGTCAAATAGGTTATAAAAAAGGCGGCACATTTGATAAAATAAAGGCTGATAAACAAGTAGAAGAATATCGCCAATATTCATGGCTGTACAAGGGATAAAAAATGGCTGATAACAGTAAGCGGGGAAACCCAAATCTTAAAAATCCAAGAAACCCAGAGTCACCGTTATTCAAGCGGCTGACTCGATTGCTTTCTGGTCCGATTGTCAATCGCCGCGTGCAAATGCAGCGCCGATATCGTCGTGCGCAACTTGACAAGTTCAATTTTACGTCCGCAGGCGGCTTGAACTTTAAGAGAACGTCGTACAATCCGTACGACAATCTCAGCGCGCAGGTTATGGCGAACCAGAACCGCCAAGAACGCTATCTTGACTTTGACCAGATGGAATATATGCCAGAGATTGCCTCTGCGCTAGACATTTATGCTGACGAGATGACAACATCTACGATTCTCAGCCCACTTTTAAAGATTGATTGCTCCAACGATGAGATCAAAGTCGTACTGGACAACTTATATCACAAGATTTTGAACATTGACTCCAACTTATTCGGCTGGTGCCGTACGATGTGTAAGTTTGGAGACTACTTTTTGTACTTGGACATTGATGAAGTCCATGGAATTAAGAATGCAGTTGGTATTCCGCTTGAAGAGCTTGAAAGATTAGAGGGCGAAGACAAAACAAACCCCAATTATGTGCAGTATCAGTGGAACTCAGGCGGTTTGACCTTTGAGAACTGGCAGATTGCACACTTCCGCATCCTTGGTAATGATAAATTTGCCCCATACGGCACTTCTGTGCTTGAAGGAGCCCGCCGAATCTGGCGTCAGCTTACTTTGCTTGAAGATGCGATGATGGCATACCGTATTGTGCGCTCACCAGAGCGTCGAGTGTTCTATATTGACGTTGGTAACATCCCACCGCACGATGTAGAACAGTTTATGCAGAAAGTCACGACCCAGATGAAGAGAAATCAGGTTGTGGACCCCAAAACTGGTCGTGTTGACCTCCGATACAACCCAATGAGCATTGATGAGGACTATTTCATCCCTGTACGTGGTGGAGAGAGCAGCAGAGTCGAGTCTTTGCCCGGTGGAACGTACACTGGCGACATTGATGACGTTAAATACCTTCGCGACAAGCTATTTTCTGCTTTGAAGATTCCAATGTCCTATCTTTCACGCGGTGAAGGCGGCGAAGAGGACAAAACCACGCTAGCGCAGAAGGATGTGCGCTTCGCAAGAACCATTCAGCGCTTACAGCGCTCAGTTATCTCTGAACTTGAGAAGATTGGCATCATTCATCTCTTTACACTTGGCTTTAGAGGCGATGACCTCATCTCGTTCAAGTTGCAGCTTAACAATCCTTCTAAGATTGCAGAGTTGCAAGAGCTTGAGCACTGGAATACCAAGTTTGACACTGCATCGGCAGCAACAGAAGGATTTTTCAGTCGCCGCTGGGTTGCAGAGAACCTGCTTGGCATGTCGGCAGAAGAATTCCTGCGTAACCAGCGTGAAATGTTTTATGATAAGAGAATTCAGGCAATGCTTGAAGCAGCAGCAGAGCCTCCCGAAGAAGCTGACCAAGGTGGCGGCGGCGGCTTAGGTGGTGACCTAGGCGGAGACTTGGGCGGCGACCTTGGTGGCGATGAAGGCGGCGATCTGGGCGGTGACCTTGGTGGCGATCTCGGAGGCGACGAGGGTGGTGATGACCTTGGTGGCGATCTCGGCGGCGATGAAGGTGGTGGAGAGGAAGAAGACACAGCGCTTCTGGCAGCACCCGGTCGCCGTGAAGATGGAGGCTATGTAACTCCCGGCTCAAAGGGCAAAGCATATTATCCTGTCAAGAGGGACCGTAGAAAGCGCGGTGCTCGTAAGCGCAGCCATCATGCCGATTCAGGAATGTCGATTGCCAGTACATCGAACAGGAATCTTTTCAAAGGACTTAATGACTTGAGTAGACTTGGACATGGGCTAAACGAGAATGTTGAACCTAATTATACCGAAGAGAAGAAGGTTCACGCTAGCCATTCCGAAACTAAGTCATTGATTGAGAGTTTACAAAGATTGGAGTCTAAAAAGAATGAAGCACAATAAGAAAAGAAATACAGCGTTTTTGTATGAAACTCTGGTTAGAGAGCTAACCAGCAGCGTAGTTAGCAACGACTCTGCTCGTAACAAGAAAATCGTTTCTATTATGAAAGAGTTTTTCAGACGCGATACCCCGCTGGGTCTTGAGCTTGAGTTGTATAGAACTTTGTACGAAACCGTTGATGTTGACCCCATGACTGCTGAAAAGCTTTTGTTAGAGGTCAAGCGCGTATACATGGCGCTGAATCAGGAAGAAGTATTTGACCAGCAATCACAGCTTATCGGCACTATCAATAGGGAGCTTGGCAAGGACACATTCAACACGTTTGTCCCTAACTACAAAGACCTTGCAACCATCTCCCAGATTTTTGATAACCGCACAACTATCAAGCAGCGCACATTGTTAGAGAATAACGTTCTTAATAAGATGACTGCCGGCGTCGTGACTTTGACCGAAAGCACGATGAAGCCAATTGATAATATTGTGTACGACACGTTTGTTAAAAAGTTTAATGAACAGTATTCATCCACTCTCAGAGAAGAGCAGAACAAGTTACTCAGCGCATACATTGTTTCCTTCTCGGACAATGGCATCGCGCTGAAAATGTTTTTGAATGAAGAGTTATCACGCTTGAAGGGCGCGCTTGTCTCATCTCGCTCGTTGAACGAGATTTCGTCTGATGACGCTATGCTTGCAAAGACTGACAAGGTGGTGGAGACTATCGATGCATTCAAGGACCGCCAGATTGATCGCAAGATGCTTATGCAAGTTATGAAGATTCAAGAACTGGTAGCGGAGATTGAAAGCTAATGGCAAAGTTCGTAATCAAGGTAGGAAAGAGCGACGAGTACGATGAGGAAAATCGCGTAGACACTGAAAGGGAAACCCAAGCCACTGTTACGCTTGACGTGCGTAAGACCATGGGTGGGGATCTTGCTATCTATGATCACGAAGATATCGATATCATTGTGTCACCCAGCAAGAAGCAAGTAATCGCTTTTGCGAAAGACGAGGTGAACGACATGGTGTACGACGCCCAGAGTCGATTGTTTGATTACCTTTCTAAGAAAGGCGTGATCAAGCGCGACTCTGTTGAAGGCGGGAATGTATACGGAGCTATGCAAGGAGTACTTGAAGAGCCAGTAGGCGAAGGTTTAGATGCGATCAATGTCGCGATTCTCAATATTACTAAGTTTATGGAAGAGGAAGCGCCGAGGTTCATGTACCAGCGTATGTACGATGAGCAGGAAGAAGATAGGCTTCTCAATCCCGATGCAGAAGAGTCAACTGAGCTTGGTGAAGTACCGCACAAGCGAGAGAAGGGCTCGATTCGTCCCGGTATTTATCGCAACGCATACATGCATAACAGATTTTACAGAGCATAAGAGGTATTAATGGATTTATTATGGTTTAGTTTAGCCGCATATGGGCTTACCCAGATGTTAGTCTACGGTTCTATCTTTGATAATATTCGCCCGACAAAAGGTTCTATGGGAAAGCTCTTCCAGTGTCCGATGTGTTTGGGCTTCTGGGTGGGCTTATTTTTGTTCGGCGTTAACTACAATACAGAACTATTTACGTTTGAGTATACAGCCGCTAATTTTCTGATTTGTGGATTTGTATCGTCAGCCGTTTCATATGTGCTTTGCACGGTCTTTGGAGATAACGGCATTCAAATTGCAAGGAGTAACGATGAACACTAACATTTGGACAGCTAAGTGGATGCTGCAGCCAGTGCGTAACTGCAAGAAGGGCTGCTGACTCGGGCGGGTAGCGCCCGTCATTCACCAGAGAGATATTATGAAGAAAGTACTTTTACGAGAATATTATGAGCTATGCGAAGGCGGCGTCTGTCAGGATCTCTTGACGGAAGAGGAAAAGATCTATGTCAACCAAGGTGGCATGATGCTTTCTGGCAAGCTGCAAGAAGCTGATGTTCAGAATGGCAATGGTCGCATCTATCCAAGAAAGATTCTTGAGAGAGAGGTGAAGACCTATCAAAAGCTTGTACAAGAAAAAAGAGCCCTTGGGGAATTAGACCACCCCGAGGATTCGGTTATTAACCTTAAGAACGCTTCGCACATGGTCACTGACATGTGGTGGGACGGTCCTAATGTTATGGGAAAGGTCAAAATTTTAAATACACCATCCGGCAAGATTCTTCAAGAGCTTGTCAATGACGGTGTGAAACTCGGGATTTCGTCACGCGGACTTGGTTCGGTCAGCGAGGCTCAAGGGCGCACGATTGTAGAGGATGATTTTCAGTTAATCTGTTTCGACTTCGTATCAGAGCCTTCGACTCCCAATGCCTTTATGGGGCTCAGCGAGGGTAAGACCTACAAAGAACCAAATGTATTTACAAAGGCAGATAAGATTAATCGCCTATTAAACGATATCGTCGAGGATTAAACAAATGAAGATTAGTAAAGCAAGACTTAAGCAGATTATTAAGGAAGAGCTTGAGGCAGTCGTGAACGAAGAAGAGGAAGAAGTGACCGAGAACACTGAGACAGAAGACGAAGCTGTGGAAGAAGCATATGCTGGAGCCAAGCCCGGTCCTTCTCACCGTGATCGTCCCGGCTACCAAGCCGCTACGGTTCGCGGACGTGTCGCCGCTCGCGATAGCGGAACCCCTACTTTGGATGCAGCCGCTGACGCGCTGGGAATGACGCCATCACAACTCATGATGGACCTAGCCAGAGAGATGGGAGCTATTCCTGCCGAGGATGGCGAGCCGCCGCTCGATATGCCGGAAGGGGAGTAGCATGAACAAAGCCGAGTTAAAGGCTGTATTGAAACCCCTAATCAAAGAGTGTATTAAAGAAGCAATTTTTGAGGAAGGGGTTTTGTCAGGTATTATCACTGAGGTAGCTCAAGGGCTTACCGCAGGCACACCTTTGGTTGAATCAGCGCCCCCGGCTAAGGAGCGCCGCCAACCACAAAGAACACCTAAGCGATCTGCCCAAGCAGAAAGATCGCGAAAAGAATTAATTGAGTCCATTAATAAAGATGCTTATGGTGGCGTCGATATTTTTGAGGGAGTTGAGCCAATGACATCTGGAGGCAGATCATCAGCAGAGCCCCAGCCCGGTAGTCCCTTGGGAGATGTAGCGCCTAATGATCCCGGCGTAAACATTGATGGAATCTTGAATATAGCTGGTGACGCTTGGGGCAAATTCATTTAGTCAATACTATTTATCGAAGGGAAGGAATATAAAAGATGGCAGACAACAGCACATTCGGCTATTCAGCGGGCTTACAAAACGTTGGATCCTACATGGTATCGGGAGATCCCTATATCTCAGGCTCGGATTCACAAGCAGTTAATACAGAGGTAGAGTACGGTTTCCAATGGGTTGCGTCTAAAGTGACCATCCACAATTATTCCGATAGAGTTCTTCGCGTACACTACAACTCACTTACCGCTAGCGGCGATGTTGCCGGCGGCTTGACCAGTGGCTATGGTGGTTTGCACTATTTGGAAGTACAATCCGTAACAGGCTCTGCTGGCGGCGTCCTTGAACTTGGCGCTAAATGCACTGGTATCTATGTTTCTGTGCCCAACGATGGTGGAGGCAAAGGACACTACAGAGTTTATGCTGAACTTACCGGCATTCCTGCCGGCAGAATGTACGCTTTGACTGGCTCTGGTTTGACCGAAGCCCCTGCTGGCAGTGACGCATAGGTAACTTAAATGGCATTCCGTAGAAACAGAAATCATAACAGACGCCGTACGCACAGACCTCGCCGTTACGAGAGAGAGGTTGTGCCGGGACCACCAAGACAGTCGAATGTTACTGTCGTTGCACGCAAGGGCGAGCCTGCCGAGAAGATGATCCGTCGCTTTGTCCGTAAGTGCAAGAAAGAGCGGATTGTTGAACAAGTCCGTGAGAATAGATATTACACAAAACCCTCTGACGCCAAGCGCCTCAAGCGCGCTGCGGCTATTCGAGAGGCAGAAAGGCTCCGCAAGAAGGCTGAACGAAAGAAAGAAGCCCAGCGCAAGCGCCAAAGTAAGCTGCGCCGTATGAGAGCCAAGGGAGGCGGCTCAAATGGCTCCACCACCCGATGATTATGGATGGGCGTATATTGACGCTCAGCGAGCAACAGCTTCTGCTGACGGTCCATCCGGCTCACTACAGTTTAGATGGGGTAGTGAAGATTTAGTACCCGGTCAGTTCAGCGGCTCAGAAGATTTAGTATTTTATGCCGCAACAGATGGGCACAAGTCTGCTCCTGACGCTAGCGGTTCCGCGCTGTACTTGTATGGAAACATGTACATTAGTGGCGCGGTCCATGCTGAGACTTACACAATCAGGCAGGTGACCTCCACAGAGGTTCAGGTATCGGGTAGTACACAGTTCGGTGACACCAGCGACGACACTCACCAGCGCACAGGCTCGCTGGAAGTTAGTGGCAAAACCATCTTGAGCGACGAGGTTCATGTTGCCAACTACATTCGCCACCATGGTGATGGCGAAGACGGTCATTCGGACACATATATCCTTTTGGGCACGGATCAGATGACCTTCCGCGCCGGCAGCACAAATATGCTGCGAATATATGGCTCTGACGCATCCGGTAGCCAAAACTTCATTGGGTTGAATGCTAGCAGCAATGCTGACGATGACGGCACTACGAACGATACAGATTTCTTTATGCGTGACGGTCATTACAATGATGGTGATTCCCCAAAATACCATTTCTATCTTAGAGGTAACGACGCTGATGTTGCAACCAATGGCTCATTACATATCACAGCCTCTCTCGGACCAATCACAGGCTCTGGCGAGATTCACGCGGCTAGATTTGTAAGTAACGATATCCACACTTCTGGCTCTGTCCACATTGGCGGGAGCAATCCTCTCGCACAGCCCGATGAAAAGAACGATCTTGTTATTGGTGACTTAACAGGCAACCGTGGAATGACAATTGCCTCTACTGCAACCGGTGTCGGTACTATTAGGTTTGCTGGAAATACAAACGCAAACGATGGCGAAGGCTGGATTGATTATTCCGGTAACACGAAGAAGTTACGCATCGGTACGGACGGTCTGAACACACGGATGGTTGTCGATTCTGTAGGAACACAGGTCACGGGCACGCTGGAAGTAAGCAGTAATACGATCATTGGTGGAGAGATTCACGCTGCCAATTACATCCGTCACCTAGGCGACGGCGAAGACGGACATTCAGATACATACATGCTCCTAGCTACCGATGCTATTCAATTCCGCGCTGGTAGCAACAACATGATCACCATGACGAGCTATGATGGCTCCGGTAGTCAGAATTTGATCAGCTTCAATGCCGGATCAAACGACCCAGATACTGACATGGCGATGTATTCAACTGACGGTACGTTTGCATTCCATGTCCGCGCTCTCGATCCACTCATCTCTCACCCCCAAGTCAACTCTTCGATGCACATCTCCGCTGCTCTCGGACCAATCACAGGCTCCGGTGAAATCCACGCAGCTAAATTTGTAGGCAATGATATGTGGATCTCTGGTGCCGCTGCTCACGGTACTGGACCCGTACTTGCTGTCGGTAGCGCCGCCACTGTAGCTGGCGCGGCGGTTGGCAATAGTATCGCGACAATCGATGCTTCTGGTTCAAGCCATGCACTTTATATCGTAGGTGGTATGTCGGCTTCCCATGACATTAAAGCTGAGCACCTTTATGTTAACGACCTTTATATCTCAGGTACGGCACACGGCATTGTAGTTGACAGATCAAACTATGCTTCTTCCAGTCTCACAACCAATCGTACATATTCCCCAGTTGGATTCGACACCTCTGGATATCTGTATGTTTCTGGCTCAAGCATCCTTGGCTCTACCGCTGCAGAAACTCACCAAGTCACAGGCTCGCTGGAAGTAAGCAGTAACGCAATCTTTGGTGGAGAGATTCACGCCGCTGATTACATTCGTCACCTAGGTGATGGTGAAGACGGTCACTCAGATACATACATACACTTAGCCAACGATACTATTCAATTCCGCGCCGGTAGTAACAACATGATGACTATGACGAGTTATGATGGCTCCGGTAGTCACAACTTAATCAGTTTTAATGCCGGCACCAATACTCCTGATACTGACATGGTTATGTATTCTACGGATCTTGGGAAATTTGCATTTCATGTAAGAGTCAAAGATGATTTCATTTCCCATCCTCAAGTCAACTCTTCGATGCATATCTCTGCTGCTCTCGGACCAGTTACGGGTTCTGGTGAGGTTCATGTGGCTAAGGTTGTTGCAAACGATATTGAAACTTCCGGCTCTCTGACCGTTGGAACCACCTTTGCAATGCCCGACAACCAAGCTGCGAAGATTCTTGTTGCAGATGGCACAAGTTATCAAGAGGTTACTGTTTCAGGAGATGTTACTATTTCCAGTGCAGGCGCTGTGACTATCGCTGCTGCCGCTGTTGAAGATGGCATGGTTAATGAAAACGTTATCGGCTCCGCAACAAACTTAGGAGCCACTGCTGCCCAGTCAGATGAGTTGTTGATTTTTGATGCTGATGGCAATGCTGGCGAAAAATTAAAAGCTATCACAATTTCAAACTTGGAGGACACTGTATTTGGCAATGTCTCCGGTGATGCTACAATCGCTGCAGGTGGTGCTCTTACTATCGCTGCCACTGCTGTTGAGAACAGTATGCTCGCAGGTTCGATTGACGACAGCAAGTTGAACACAATCTCAACCGCAGGCAAGGTTGCTCTTTCTGCTCTTGAGATTGACGGCGCTAATGACATCGGCGCAGCCTTAGCTGATTCCGACCTTATTATTGTTGATGACGGCGCTAACGGCACCAATCGCAAGGCTGAGATGAGCCGCATCAAGACTTACACCAAGACAGATGTGGGCACAGCCGGTACTGTAGAGGGTGACAAGGCAATCATCGTATCAAATGCAGCATCTATCACAGGTGGTCTTACATCGGTGACAGGTTCTAAGGATCTGTACTTCAAGGATGTCAAAGCAACCAGTAATCTTATTTCTGATGGCGGATTGCTCGCATCAGGCTCTAGTATTCTTGGTTCTGCGAATGGACACACACACCAAGTCACCGGTTCTTTTGAGGCGCAAAGCATCTCTGGTTCCAGCACTTTGAGTGCTCAAGGTGGCGCACATATTGGTGGGCTTGGGTTGACTCTTGACGGAGCAGGAATCAAGTTCAATGTTTCGCCCTCAGCCGGCACCGTCAACCTTTCAGTTGACGATGGTTTGGGTGCTGATGTTGCTATGACGTTCGGAAGAAACGGAAAGGTTACTAAGATTGGTGACGACACTCCGAGTGACGGTCAGTATCTTTCATGGGACGCTCTCGGTGGAAAGGTCGCATGGTCTGACGGTACAACTCCAGACATGTCAGGTTCGGATCCGCACTACTCTAGCACAGAGCTTAGAACATCTGGAGATCTCAAGGTATCTGGTTCGGTAACACTTGGTGCAGGTGCGACCCTGAGCGGCTCAGCCGCTGGACCGGGCAGCTATCTTGTGCTTGACACGAACAACAATATCAAGATTGACACGGCAGCGTCAACATACACTAACGATGGCGCGTTCATTGAGTGGGGCACTGACGCCGAGATCAAACTACAGCACATCCCAGACACGGGACTTAGAATCGAGAATCTAAACAACGGCGACAATCAGCAAGCAATCCTGATCTTAAAGGGCGGCGACGGTACTGTTGCGAACGCAGATCCAATTGGCGCTCTCCACTTCATGGGTTCTGATGCAGGCGGTGGAGATTCCGCAAACTTGTTGGCTTCCGTAGAAGCTTCGGCATCATTCACGCACGCATCCGACAGAAACGACACAACATTGGTGTTCAAGACAGCGGGTCAAGATGCACCCGAAGCTGTCAGAGCCATCATGATCGACGAGGAACAAACACTTAGAGGCTATGAGGCGGCAGGAACCACAGAAGGTTGGAACATCACTCCTAGTGGTTCTGCTACGTTTGCAGATCTCGCAATCAAAGGCAACATTGTACACGTTAGTGATGTTGACACAGCGATCAAGTTCACGCCTAACACAATGAGCCTTCATGCAGGTAACAACACACAACCATTACTTGAGCTTTCGCAGAATAGCGTTGTCTTTAACGAGGGCAGCAACTCTGCCAATTTCCGTATTGAATCAAACGGAAAGCAAAACGCATTCTTTATTGACGGTGCTGATAACAATGAACAAGTTCTGATTGTTGACGGCTATGACAACGGCGGTATTTCAATTGCTAAGTCTGGTTCTCTCTTGGTTGGCTCTTGGGCTCATTTTGATGGAGATGTTACTATCATCGGCGATCTGACGGTGGCTGGTAATGATATTAAGAGCAACACAGGAAATACTGTACTTTCGTTTGACAACGACGGCTACATCGACAACGATGTTGTTATTCAATCGAACACTGCCCAGTTGAGTCTAGCCAGCAAGACTGGCGAAACAAAGCTTGCGCTTTATGGACCCGGTGGAACCATCTCTAATGGCGGGAACATTGGTTCAATCCGCTGGTACGGTACGGAGACAGACGGCATTGCCGGCAATCCCGCACAAACGGCTTACATTCTTGTCGAGGGCGATGAGGCAGCATGGACCTACAACTCATCGCTGGGTACAATGATGAAGTTTGCCGTTGGTGTTGACGGCAGCACCTCTATAGATGAGGTCTTGTATATTACTGGTATCTCCGGCGAAGCCCGCATTGGTATCAGCGAGGATGCGCCCGCTAACCTGCTCGATATTAATGGCGCTGTTGCGATCGGCTCATCTTACGCAGGAAGCTCCACAGCACCAACGGGTGGCATGGTCGTTCAGGGCAACGTCGGTATCGGAACTGACAGTCCAGATCACAAATTGCACGTAGCAGCTACACAGGCTAGCAGTTTTGTCGGTATCTTTGAGAACGCAGCGACCGGAAACCAAGCCGACGTTCTTCGCCTTAAGGTTAATGATTCAACAGGCGACATTGATTCTGGTCATTGCTTCCTGCAAATGAGAAGTGCCACCGCCGCTGTTGGAAAAATCATTGGCGATGGATCAAACGGCGTATCCTACTTGGATGCGTTCACTGGTCGCCACCCGACAGTCACTGCAGATCCTATCGGCAGTCTTGTGGTCGGGCTTATCGTATCTTCTACGGGAGAAATTTGGATGAAGAATGAGTCAACAGTCAGCACAGGACTTCCAAAAGTATCTGTTGCATCAACTGACAATGACAAGGCAGTGTTTGGCGTCTTGAGTCGTATTGAAACCAGCGACGATACTGACGACTACTTCTATGGTGGATACCATGCGCCTGAAAATGTTGGCGAAAACGAAACTCCCATCGTTGTCAACTCAACTGGCGAAGGTCTTGTGTGGGTAACCAACAAGAATGGAGAAGTCGAGAGAGGCGATTACATTTGCTCGACTGTTGTACCCGGTTACGGTGGAAAGCAGGCTGATGATCTGCTACACAGCTATACTGTTGCGAAGTGTGTTGAAACAATCGACTGGGCTTCGGTAACGGATACGATTGAGCACGACGGAGTGACTTACAAGAGATATCTTGCAGCTTGTACATACAACTGCGGATAGCCCTTTACACGAAAATAGAAAATTGGCACTTTGCTAATGAACGAACTACTTATTATTGGAAAACCGTATCTATTTCCTATTCTAATTGAGAGGATTATTAATGTCTAGTATGCTTGAACAGGCTATCGTCGATGCAGCGGCTCTTAAGGAAGCTGCCTTGAAGAATGCCGAAACTCAAATTCTTGAGAAATACGCACCAGAAATCAAGGACGCTGTGGATCGCCTGTTGAACGAGGCACCCGAGGATGAAGAGCTTGGTCTGGAGCCAGAAGAGCCCGGTGTAGAGAACCCCATGGGTGGCGATGAGGAAGCAGCAGTTTCTGATTTAGACGCTCCCCCATCTTATGCCGAGGGAGAGAAGCTTTGTCCCTGCCCCGACGAGGAAGAGAAGATTGAGCTTGATTTAGACCAGCTTGCCGCTGCTGTTGCAGCCGAAGAAGAAGCTGGCGGCATGGGTGCCGTAGCCCAAGAGCCCCGCGAGGACGCTATGATGGCACTCGAAGAGGGCGAGGAAGAGGAAAGTATTGATTTAACTGAGGAACAGTTGGCAGCTATCCTGCAGGAGTTGACAGAAGAAGTCAAGACCACTGTGGATATTGAGGTCGTTCCCAACGGGCATCCCGGTGATGCCACTCGCAGAGAAGTCGAGGAAGCTTCTGAAATGGAAGCAGCGAAAGAGGTCGATTCAGATCTTGAAGAAGAACTTGACGGCATGCGCAAATCAAAGAAAGATTTAGAAGAGCAAGTTGCTGCACTGACAGCCGATAAGAAGAAGCTTGCCGAAGAATACAATGAATTGAAGAGCATTGCAATGAAGATGAAGGACAACCTTGAGGAAGTCAATCTCTCCAACGCAAAGCTCGTCTATACAAATCGTGTATTGAATAGTGTCTCCTTGAATGAGCGACAAAAGAATAAGATTGTCGAAGCACTGTCTAACTCACGTACTGTCGAGGAAGTGAAGGTTATTTATGAAACTCTTCAAAGCACAGTGGGATCCGCTCCGACAAAGCGCGGTCCAGAATCACTTAGCGAAGCCATTAGTAGAAAGTCTACCACTTTACCAAGACGCAAAACCCAAAAGACAGTTGGTTCTGAACATGCGGTAAACCGTATGCAAAGACTAGCTGGAATCAAATAAGACAAAACAAGGAGAACAATTTAAAATGTCTATTATTAATAAGTTGACCGAAGGAATTGTTGCTCGCGATGTGTCGAAGGAAGGCGCTGCTCTGCTTGATAAGTGGGAGCGCACTGGTCTTCTTGAGGGTCTTGAGAACAGTCGAACCAAGGATACCATGGCTCGCCTTCTTGAGAACCAAGCCAAGGAGCTACTTCGTGAGGCATCCACCATGGCTGGTGGTGACGTTGAAGGATTTGCCGCTGTTGCATTCCCCATCGTGCGTCGTGTATTCGGTTCCCTCATCGCGAACGACCTCGTGTCCGTTCAGCCTATGAGTCTCCCAAGTGGACTCATTTTCTTCCTTGATTTCCAACATACCTCTGCTAAGCTTAACGCTGCTGCAGAAGAGTCGCTTTACGGCGGCAATGTTGTCGGTCAAGAAATCACTGGTGGTGTTTCCATCGATGATGACAATGTTACTCGTCACGGCGAGAAGTCATTCTACGCCATGAACCAAGGTTCTAGCTCTCCCACAGGCTCTATCAGCCTCGCAATCGCGAAGGTTCTTGACTCTGGTGAGGGTGTGTTCGAGGTCGGTGCTGCCGACGCTACCGACAAGTACCTTCGTTTCGATCCTGACCTTGCGGCAGGAACTTACGCACAGGTTCTTCACCTGACTCTCACTGACACTCAGCGTGAGCAGATGGGTCTTGATGGTAGCAACCAAAACCCCGTAGCCATTAAGGTTGAGCCACCCAACGTAGTTGGTGCTTCAACTCCTTCTGGTTCTACTCAAGTACGTCGTCTTTCTAAGGCGTCCGGTTCCATTCTTGAAGTTGTGTTCCACGCGACCGCATCTTTCAGCAGCTTGGCTCCCGGCACAGGTGACGGTACCACTACGGTAACCTTCCCTCTTGTTGACGACTTCACTGGCACTGCAGCCGCTGGTTCTAACCAAGCACTCGGCGCTGTTGTTGGTACTGATGATTGGGGTCTGGAGGCAAACGAAGGTATTGCCGAGATCGACATTAAGGTCGATTCGATCAGCGTTACCGCCGTTACGAAGAAGCTTAAGGCTAAGTGGACGCCAGAGTTGGGACAGGATCTTAACGCCTATCACAACCTTGACGCCGAGGTCGAGCTTACCTCTATTCTCTCTGAGCAAATTGCTCTTGAGATTGACCGCGAGATCGTCGAAGATCTCATCAAGGGTGCATCTGCCGGTACTTACTACTGGTCGCGCTCTCCCGGTCTGTTCGTGAAGCGTACAACTGGCGCTGAGATTGGTGCATCTGCCAAGGCTCCCGACTTCACTGGTACTGTCAGTGAGTGGTATGAGACTTTGGTTGAGACTATCAACGACGTGTCGGCTCAAATCCACCGCAAGACTCTGCGTGGTGGCGCTAACTTCATCGTCTGCGGACCAGAAGTTGCCAACATTCTTGAGTTCACTAGTGGATTCCGCGCAAAGATCACCGCCGACGACTCTAAGGGTCAAGTCGGAGCGGTTAACGTTGGAAGCATTTCCAAGAAGTGGGACGTTTATGTCGATCCTTACTTCCCAAGAAACGTCGTCCTCGTTGGTCGTAAGGGTGGATCTTTCTTAGAGAGCGGTTATGTATACGCTCCTTATGTGCCACTGCAAGTTACTCCCACCATCTTTGGTGTCGAGGACTTCGTGCCACGCAAGGGTGTCATGACTCGCTACGCTAAGAAGATGGTGCGTCCTGATATGTACGGTCTTGTTATTGTCCGAGGACTTCTTGGTGAGTCTGGGGCTTAATAACTAAAACCTCCAAAAGCAATAAAGCTCCCATCTGGCAAGTTCAGATGGGAGTTTTTGTTTGTGCGAAACTAATTACGATTGACGGAGGATATAATGAATGAGCCATCCCAATTTAACGCCAAAAAGCAACCTAAGCAAAGTAATCTTATCATCGACAGGATCGACTGATGATGTTACTGCTTCATTGCCGTATGGCATCTACACCTCCAACACAGATTTTATTTCTGGAGCCGCCGACCAAGTAGCATACACATATAAGAAGCTTGGTGGTGATGTGTTGGACATCGAGCTTACTAATGCTAACGTATATGCAGCGTATGAAGAAGCCGTTCTAGAATATTCCTATATTATTAACTCGCATCAAGCCAAGAACACACTTTCTGACTATCTTGGCTCTATGACGGGCACATTTGATCACGATGGTGAACTCAAGGCGGGCGTGCTTTCGTCCAGTCTTAGCGGGGCAGGCGGTTTATCGCTGAAATACCCACGATTCGAGTTCGCATATGCACGCCGAGTCGCTGAGGGTATGGCTCAGGATGCCGGCGTTGGTGGAAACGTTGTCGAGTATTCGGCTTCCATCAAAACAGTTACAAATCAGCAAGATTACGACCTTGACGCAATCATTCAAGAAGCTGCTAGCACTGGTACGGGTGCCAATGGCGATGCCGTGGATTTTGCAGGGCTTGTCGGAAACAAGAAGCTGCTGATTAAAAAGGTTTTTTACAAGACACCGCACGCAATGTGGAGATTCTACGGCTATTACGGTGGACTGAACACGGTGGGCAACTTGTCCAACTACGGACAATACTCAGATGACTCAACATTTGAGGTTATCCCAGCGTGGCAGAACAAAGCACAGTCAATGGCGTTTGAGGATTCAATTTATACGCGCAACTCGCACTACTCGTTTGAACTTAAAGCGAACAAGCTAAGATTGTACCCCAAGCCAGTATCGTCAAGTCCCAAATATTTCTGGGTTACGTTCTCGCTACCTACTGAACCATGGGAAACAAGTGGCTCAGCAGATATCGGAATCGACGGTGTAAATAACCTTAATAATGTGCCGTTCCAAAACGTGCCTTATAACAGTATCAACTCGATTGGTAAGCAGTGGATTAGAAGATTCGCACTTTCGCTCTCGAAAGAGACATTGGGGCAAGTCCGAAGCAAGTTCGCTCAGATTCCGATTCCCGGCGAGGCTGTTTCGCTCAATGGCGATGCTTTGCTAACCCAAGCGAAGGAAGAGCAGGAAGGCTTGAGAACAGAACTGAAAGAATTGCTCGATGAGTTGACATATAATGCTATGATGACTGGCGATGCAGAGAAAGTTGATCAGGTTAATAACATTCAAAAGAAGATCCCATTGTCGATCTTCGTATTTTAGGAGTAAGCTATGTCGGATCCTAAAGATAAATGGAAACAACCAGAACAGCCACCCAGCCCACTCTTTACAGGTCAGAGAGAGCGCGATTTGGTCAAGCAAGTCAACGACGAACTTATCGAGAGAGTCGTTGGTCAGGAGCTTCTGTACTTTCCGCTTGACATTGAACACACAAACTATCACCCCTTGTACGGCGAGGCTATGAATAAGACATATTTACCACCAGTTGCTGTAAAAGCATTGATCGAGTGGGAAGGTGTGCAGACAGCTTACTTAGAAAGCATGGGTATCGATAGAAAGACGGCATTTACAGCACATTTTCACAAAAGAAGACTCACAGAGGATCAAGATCTGTTTGTGCGAGAAGGCGACATGGTGAGATACGGAGAACAGTTCTATCAGATCGTGACTGTATCGGAGCCTAAAAGACTTTTCGGACAAATTGAGCACATGATGGAAATCAGCGCAAAGTGCGTCAAGGTAAGAGAGGGTATTTTCGATGGCGAGTGATTCAAACCATTTTTCTGATGCGTTCACCATGGCTGGAGAGGTGGAATTAGGAGACATTAAGTTCCAACCATCCACCATTGAAACGCACGATTTTGCTTTGTTCAACTATATTGATTCAGAGTGCAATTTCCACGTCAATTCCAATAAAGGCTGGAAGAAAGTACCAGTAATTTGGGTTGGTGCAGAGCGAGCGTTTCAAGTTAAGGAGCGAAAAGAGATTAGAGACTCTGGCGGCATGCTCGTACTGCCCCTGATTGCTATTGAGCGCATGTCGATCACCAAAGACCCGACTCGCAAGGGCATGATGCCCGCCAATATTCGTGATAACCCTGACGAACAGGGCGGCTCGATCACTATTGCACGCCGTATCAAACAAGACAAGACCGCTATTTCTCGTAATGCTGCAACAAAGAGAAAATGGGGCGGCGATGAATATGATGGTGACGGACAAAGACCAAGCATGTCAAGCAGGTTCAAAACACAGAAGCAGGACGGTAAGGTTATCTATGAAACGATCACCATGCCAATGCCAAGCCGCATCTTAATCGAATATAAGATGTCAGTACAGACCGACTTTCACACACAAATGAATGAGATCCTGCAGGCGATCCATTCAAAGCTTAAAAACCACAAAGAATTTTTCATCAATCACCAAGGGCATCGTTTCACTGCATTTTTGGACGACTTCTCGTTCAATAATAACTTGGCGACTCTTGAAGAAGAAGATCGTGTTCTGCGCACTGAGATGACTATTAAAGTTGAGGGGTACTTGATCGGTGGTGGACCCAACGATCCCAGACCCAAATATGCGAGAAGACAGAACGCTGTTCATATCGCAATCCCACAAGAAGGAATTCTCGTATCAGACGCAGGTTTCAATTTCACGATTCCTGAGAAGTTTGCAAGACTTTCTAGCGATACTGCAATCCGAGAAGTACGAAGGATCCTGCAGGAAGCCAGTGCCAGAGGAAATGTTAAGGTATCTGGTGGAGCAACGTCGTCAGGCGCATCAGCCAACCGTGACGAGGTGATTCATCACGACGACTTTATCATTCAACAGTCGGTAACCGGAGATCTGGATGGTTCAAACACTACTTTCAGTTTGCAAAGCTCCGCTAGATCGAATACGTTGACTTTGATTCATAATGGTCTTGTATTATCAGAAGGTGACAGTGCCGACTATACTATCTCAGGCACAACCGTTACTTTAGCATTTGCTCCAGATGAAAATGATCGTCTTGTAGCTAGTTATGTGAAAACATCATAATAAATAAGGAGAAGAAGTGATGTGGAAAAAACAATGGAACAAACTCAAGACGGCTCTTAGTGCGCCAGAAGAGTATGTTGAAGAAGAACAGGAGGAAACCGTGGAAGAAGAGAGCGGTCCAGAATACAACACAGACCCTGTGGTTGAAATTGCTACAGAAGATTTCGCTCCCCTGCTTGCAACAATTGAAGGCATGAAAAACCTTAAAATGCAGCTTGGAGAGATGCTTCTTAGGCATGAAGCTGAACGTGCTGCAGCGGTCGAATTAAATTCTAAATTAAATGAGAGGATGGCAGAGCAAATCATGGAACTCAGATCTATATATAATGTCGAGCCCACTGTTGATTATGCACTGAACTTTCCTACGGAGGATGGGGGCACAGGTTCCCTTGTGCGCAGCACTAATGAAGATTAATTTCTTCTAATTTGTGTCCTTTAATCAGTAGTATTCATTTACATCTTTAACGGTGGTCTTAGACACCGTGGGGTATAGGTTTATCTCACGGCGCTTTTTTCATACTTTAGGAGGTATAATGAATGGCACGAACTTTAGTAAACTCACAACAGTTAGCTCCCTTTTCCGGTTCAACTGCGGTGCAAATCAAGGTCGATTCTGGGCTTTTCCCCGGTCCCGGCTCTGGTGACGCAAAAGACGCATCTCTGAACATGGTTTCGGGTTCTATTTCTGAGGTGGGTACAATTTATTTCTCTGATGGAACAACCGGCGTAGACGGCTCCATCGCATACGAAAGCTCAGCTTTCCAATTTTATGGTGGCGCAGTAATGCAAGGAAACTTGGATGTTGTTGGCACCATTTCAGGTGACACAAGCCTCACAATCGACGGCACGACTCTTTCTGCTGCCGAGCTTGGAGTTCTTGATTCTGTAACCCCCGGTACTGCTGCTGCAAGCAAGGCTATGGTCCTTGATGCTAGCGCTGACATCACTGGTGCTCGCCACATCACCATCTCTGGTGAACTCGATGCTGCATCTGGAGATTTCTCCGGCAACATCGACGTTGATGGAATTGCTAACCTTGACGCTGTAGATATCGATGGCACTCTCCAAGTTGATGGTGCTACTACATTCGGTGTTGATGACACTGGTGTAGATGTCAAGATGTTCGGTGCAACATCTGGCAGATACTTGCTTTGGGACGAATCCCGTGACGCTTTGGCTGCGCCAGATAACGTCAAGTTCGAGATTGGTTCTGGTCAGGACATGGAGCTTTACCACGATGGTACTGATTCCTTCCTTTCCAACAAAACTGGTATCATGAACATTGCTAACCAGACTTCTGGCATTGCTGTGAACATTGGACACAGTACTTCTGAGGTCACATTTGGCGATAACGTTACTGTTGCTGGTAACCTTACTGTTCAAGGCACCACCACCACTGTTGACGTTGAAGTTATTCAATCCGCTAACGGTGTTATCTTTGAGGGCGCTACCGCTGACGCTAACGAGCTTACCCTGAAGGCTGTTGATCCAACCGCTGACAGAATTGTTCAGATTGCTGACGCTGCAGGTTTCCTTATTCCTTTTGCGGCAGCTTCGACTACCGTAATTTCTTCCACTCCAGAAGAACTCAACAAGCTTGATGGTACATCTGCTGATGTTACCGCTGCTAAGCTTAGTAAGCTTGCGGCTCTCACCAACACTGAGATCGACTTCGTTGATGGCTCTACTGCTGGAACCGCTGTGGCTTCCAAGAATGTCGTTCTCGACGCTGGCAAGTCTGTTGCTGGTCTTGGCATTGTAAGTGGTGCAGACTATATCGCAACCAACGATATCGTTGCTAGAAATGATCTTTTCGTTTCTGGTTCTACAACTCTCGGTTCTGATGGTGCTGATTCATTGAACATTGTTTCAATGGCTACTGCATCATTCGGCTTCTCTGTCTTTGGTGAAGAAGGTGCTGACGGTGTTCTTAGTCTCGCTGCTGATGAAGCAGACGACCCCGGTGACCGCTGGCAACTTGTTGCTATGGCTGCAGCCGAGCGCTTCGAGCTTCGCTCAGGCGGTGGGAACAACAGCCCACTGGTGGCAGAATCCAACGGTAACGTAACTGTCCTTGGTGATCTTACCATTTCTGGCGATGATCTTATCATGGGCACCAACACTTCGGGTCACATGCTTGTTGCAGACGGTACTAGCTACAACCCTGTAGCTATTAGTGGCGATGTCTCTATGGCTGCTAACGGTGTTGTTACTATTGGTGCTGCTGCAGTTGAGCACGGTATGCTTAACGACAACATCATCTCTGGTCAGGACGAATTGGCTCACGCTGATATCGCTGACGCTGATGACATGATGATTTCCGACAACGGAACCATCAAGAAGGTTGGCGTTGATAGCCTTCGTGATCACTTCTTTGGCGCTGTTAGCGGTGACGCTGCAATCGCTGATGGCGGTGCTCTCACTATTGCTGCCGCTGCTGTTCACCACAGCATGCTTAACGATGACATCATCTCCGGTCAAGACGAGTTGGCTCACGCTGACATCGAAGATGCCGATGAGTTGATGATCTCTGATGCTGGTACTGTTAAGAGAGTTGGTGTTGATAGTCTTCGTGATCACTTCTTCGGTGTTGTTAGCGGTGACGCTGCAATCGCTGACGGTGGTGCTCTGACTATCGCTGCTGACGCTGTTGAGCACAGCATGTTGAACGACAACTGCATTAGCGGCTTCACCAACCTTGGTTCTACCGGTGTTGATGATGCTGATGAGTTCTTGTTCTCAGATGGCGGCGCTCTTAAGGCTCTTACTGGTGCTAACCTTTACGGTTGGGTATTCAGCAAGGTTTCTGGTGATGCTACTGTCTCTAACGCAGGTGCTCTTACCATCTCTGCTGCTTCTGTCGAAGGTTCCATGCTTAACGACAACGCTATTTCTGGAAGAAACGACATCGGAGCAACCCTTCAGCTTACTGATGAGCTTTTGGTTAGTGATGGTGGTGTTCTGAAGAGAATGGACGTATCACGTCTTGCTGAGCCAATGGCTGGTGACGGTCTTAGACACAGTGCAGGTAAGCTTGCGCTTGACTACGAGATCGACACTGTTCGTGGTAGCACTGGACACAACTACAACAGCACTACTGGCGTCTACACCTTGAGTGAGAATGCTGCAAGTGGTTCTGAGCTTGTGTTCCTTAACGGTCAGGTGCTTGCACCCGCTGCGGACCTTGCTGCTGGTGATTACACCACTGCAACTGGTTCCATCGAGCTTCACCCCGATCTTAAGTTGGACGGCGACGACGTTCTCAGAGTTTGGTATCTTGGTGAGTAATTCATCGTAGGTATTAATCCTCATTTTTTGGGGGGTCCGCTGGTCGGACCCCCCTCTTTTTGTCTGCATAATAAGATTTCTATTCTTTCATGTCCGTTGGAGTTTCCATTGACTATTTATTACTGAAATATGGCAATAAAGAAGCTGTATGAAGAACGCATATGCCCTTGTTTGTGCGAGGGATAAAGTATTAATGCAGGAGATTAAGCATAATGTCAATCACTAAGTTTAAGTTTGTTTCACCCGGTGTGTATATCAATGAGATCGATAATTCTCAGTTACCACGTTTGAGTGATCCTATTGGTCCAGTTATTATTGGACGCTCTGAGAGAGGACCGTCGATGCGTCCGACTCAGATTAATTCATTTTCTGATTTTATCGAGGTATTTGGTAGCCCAATCGGAGGTCGCAAGGGCGACGACGTTTGGCGTGATGGAAACATGATCGGTCCTACCTATGCCGCATACGCTGCGCAAGCATGGCTTCGCAACACCAACGCACTTACTTTTGTTAGGTTGGTTGGACAGCAGCATGAGGACGCAACGACTGCCGGCACCGCTGGTTGGTCTGCAGGTACTGTTGGCACCGATGGTGGCGCTTACGGTCTGTTTATTGCAAACTCTGGCTCTGGCGCTACTGCCAAGAAGGGTGCCCTTGCAGCAATTTGGTATCTTAAGAGCGGCGAGCTTGCCCTTAAGGGTACTGCTGCTGGTTCTACTCTTGACGACGTTACCGTTTCCGGCTCTAACGTTATGGTCGAGTCGAACGGTAACTACGCTGGCTTCACCGCACAAATCATGACAGGCTCTACTGTCGTACATGAGACACAATTTAACTTTGACAGAACTTCCGCAACTTACATTAGAAACGTGTTCAACACCAACCCCATGCTTACCAACTCTCAGATTACTTCTGACGTTGAAACCTACTGGCTTGGTCAAACTTACGACCGCCACTTGGTAGAGCAGTGTGGTCAAGAGGCTTCTGGTTATGACGGTCAAGCCGGCTCCGCAGACATTTCTGATGGCGCTTCTGGTGAATACTACGGTTTCGTAGCCCCACTTAAGCTTGGAAGCAACACTCCCGGTGCAATGACCATGGGTGCAAGAGAGGCTAAGTCTGGCTGGGTTATCGGACAGGACTTGACTTCCAACAACTCGTCGTACGACGCTGCTAACATGCAAAAGCTGTTCCGCTTCGTGACGCTTTCGCCGGGTGACTGGGAGCAAAAGAATCTTAAGATTTCTCTCCAGAACATTAAGACTTCTCCCAACGACTACAACAAGTACGGAACCTTCGATATTGTTATTCGTAAGGTTGATGACCTTGACAACTCTATTTCGATTGTCGAGCGCTTCTCAGCTTGTAACCTTAACCCATTCTCGGCAAACTTCATCGGTCGTAAGATTGGTGACAGACGACTTGGCTGGAGTGACACTGAGCGCCGTTACAGAGAGTACGGCGAGCACGCTAACATGTCCAAGTTTGTTCGTGTTGAGCTTAACGGAGACATCGAAAACGGTACTGCAGACCAGCTTCTGCTTCCATTCGGCTTCTTCGGACCTCCCCGATATATCGGATTCACAGTCTCATCCGGCTCTGCGCCTAGCACTGTAGCATCTGATGGTGGAGTGACCATGGTTACCAACTCTGGTAATGGTCTTGCTGCTGGAACGTACCAAAACGTGTTCGGTCGCGATACCGATGTGCTTTCCGGCAGTGTCGAGCTTTCCGAGGTTACTGGTGGTGATGTACTGGTTTACATTTCGGGCTCTACCGCCGACGATGGTGCAGAAGCAGGAGATGCAGCCGCCGCAGGAAACGACGAAATCGGCTTCACTGGTTCGTACACCTTCCCAAGACTGTACTTGAGAGCTTCTGCTTCTCAAGGTGGTCTTTCGGACGCAGGTGATGCTTACTGGGGTGTTGACACGACTCGCGAAGATTCTTCGATTCTTCTTGAGGACAGTTGGAGCGACACTGTATACCCACTTGCATACGGAATTAGTTCACATGATGCAGACTCTAGCTCGGATACAGAAGTTTCCTTCTACTTCACGCTTGATAACATTATTAACAACTCTTCGCCTACGGATTACAAGCCCGCCGAGTCTACATGGCTTTCAGGATCTCGCGCTGCCGGTACTTCAATCACCGCAGTTAGCTCTTCCTACAAGGCAGTTCTTCTGGCAGGAGCAGATCGCTTCACCCTTCCACTCTACGGTGGATTCGAGGGTGTAGACGTTACACAATCTGAGCCATTCAGTAACGTTGTTATTAGCTCGACCGCTACGGACACTACTAACTACGCATACTACTCAGTCAAGAAGGCTATCGACATGTGTTCTGACCCAGAGGTTGTAGACATGGACTTGCTCTGCATGCCCGGTCTGACTCATGAGGGTCTTACTAACCACATGATTAACGTTGCAGAGAATCGTGGTGACTGTCTGGCTATCATTGACCTTGCTAACGCATACACGCCTAAGACAGAATCAACCGCCGCTGCAGAAAGCCGTGGCGCTAACGTCAGCACCGCAGTTAGTAACATGCGCAGCCGAGGACTTAACTCCAGCTACGGCGCAGCTTACTTCCCATGGGTACAGATTTCTGACCCACAAACTGCACAGCGCGTTTGGGTACCGCCCTCTGTTGTCGCTCTCGGCGCAATGTCCTACGGTCAGAAGACTCAGGAGCTTTGGTTTGCTCCCGCAGGCTTCACCCGAGGTGGACTGTCCGAGGGACGCGGTGGACTTCCAGTCATCGCAGTCTCTGAGCGCCTGACTTCATCGGAGCGTGACGATCTCTACGACGCAAACATTAACCCAATCGCTCAGTTCCCAGCAGAAGGTATTGTGATCTTCGGTCAGAAGACCCTGCAGGTTACCGAGTCGGCACTGGACCGAATCAACGTTCGTCGCCTCATGATTTTCGTCAAGAGAGAGATTTCCAGAATGGCAGCAACCCTGCTCTTCGACCAGAACGTTCAGTCCACTTGGGATCGCTTCACCGGTCGCGTGAACCCCTTCCTTGCCAGTATCAAGTCAAGGCTTGGTCTGATGGACTTCAAGGTAGTCTTGGATAACACCACGACAACCCCTGATCTTATCGACAGAAACATCATGTACGCTAAGATCTTCTTGAAGCCTGCTAAGGCAGTCGAGTTCATCGCTATCGATTTCGTGATCACCGACTCTGGTGCAGCGTTTGAGGACTAAGATATAAAATAGCGGAACGGTAGGGGGTTTTCCTCTCCGTTCTACTATTTATTATTGAAACGCCGGCATGTAAAAAAGATGCCCCAGCAATAGAATATTCGGAGGATATTAATAATGGCAGATAGATTTTGGAACGAACCCGATGTCGAACCGAAAAGAAAATTTAGATGGATTTTGAGCGTGGGAGACAGCGATATTCCTGCTTGGGTCATTAAGAAGGTTACCAAGCCTACTTTTACGATCAGTGAGGTTAAGCATAGCTTTATTAATCACTCGTTCTATTATCCCGGTCGTGTCGAATATAATGAGATTGAGTTCACGCTTGTGGACCCAGTTGACCCTGACATGGCAGCAAACCTTTTAGATATTATCAAGGGCTCAGGATATGAATTGCCAGAGGCATTCGAGATCTCTAAGCAGACGATCACCAAGGGTGAGGCAGTTGCTCGTTTGAACCACTGTTACATTCAGCAGATCGACGCCGACGCTAATATCATCGAGCAATGGGATCTTACGAACGCATGGGTTAAGGAAGTTAACTTCGGCGACTTGGATTACGAGTCGGATGACATTAACGAGATTACCGTTAAGATGCGTTACGACTTCGCACAGAAAACCGTATAAATATTTTAAACAACTGACAACTTAAGTTATACTAATCATACATTGGAGGATTAATGTCAGGTCGTAATAACGACGAACGGACAGGAGCTAGAGCAGCCAACGATGGCGACTCGACTGCAACCGTTCAAGCTGCAACGCAGCACCCAAGAGAAACAAACCAGCCGGGACTTAACTTTGTCGTCCCAACAGAATTTGTAGAGTTGCCATCGGGCGGTAGATACTACGCCGATGGTCACCCTTTACATGGTCAGACTACGATTGAGATCAAGTACATGACTGCTAAGGATGAAGACATCCTTACCTCACGTTCCTTGCTCAAGAAGGGTTTGGCTATTAACCGTTTCTTGCAGAACATCATTGTTGACAAGCGCGTGAAGGTGGAAGACTTACTCATCGGAGATAAGAATGCCATGCTCACCGCTGCGCGTATTTCCGGTTACGGTGCAGAATACGCTACCAACACCACATGTCCTGCCTGCAACACCACAGACCAATACGAGTTCGACCTTGAGCAAGGTGTAATCACAGGCTACCATACTGAGCACTGTGACCACGGTTCTTTCGATGGTCGCGTCACTGACAATGGCGACAACACGTTCAACATCTTGCTACCAAAATCAGAAGTAACTGTCACGGTTCGCATGATGACCGGTCGCGACGAGGCTAGACTGACTCAGAGCATGACCAAAAAGAATAAGAGCAGTGTTGTTGGGCATGATACTAGCATGACTGACCAAATGAGATGCTATATCTCAGCAGTTAACGGAAGCTCACAGACGGCACACATCTACGGATTTGTGAACGCCATGCCAGCATCCGATTCGCGCTTCTTAAGAGCAACTTATCAAGCGTTAATGCCAAACTTCGACCTTAGACAGCACTTTGTGTGCGATGCATGTGGTTACGAGCAGGACATGGAGGTGCCGTTTACTGCGGACTTTTTTTGGCCTAAGCAATGAGTACATGCAAAACGTCTACGAGCAGTTCTTTCTGCTTAAGTATCATGGTGGATGGAGTTTCATAGAAGCATATAACCTCCCAGTAAAACTACGCACATGGTTCATGAAACGCCTGCAGAAGCAGTTTAAGCAAGAAGCAGCGCAAATGAAGAAAGCCCAGAAGGGCTCTAAGTCATCCTCCATGCCACGCGGACCTCGTTAGCGGGTACGCATCTTAAAAAGATCGGAAGTATTTCCGGTCTTTTTTCTTTTTTAGCAAACTATTTATATGAGAACAGTAGTATATCTTACTGGAGGATTAAGAATGAGTGAAAATCATGGCGACTTAGCGCCTATTGTTATTGACCTATCAGCAGCAGAAAATGGCGAACTAAATGAAAGCTGGCTGACTATGTTTGGCGGTGGAATTAAGATGATTCTCCAGCGTATGTTTGGCGGCGACAAGATTCCCTTGGTTGTGAGAGGGAACAAGCGCCAAGTAAAGGACTTTACGCGCACGCTTGCCGGCGAGAAGAGATACTATAAGGATTATGTGAAGTACGGATTAGATGATCCTCGTACTTACCGCAGCAAGTACGCCTTACAGGGTGCTGTCAAGAAGTTTGAACGTAGTACAGGGATTGACTGGCCATTCAAATAAGCCTTGCTGCTCGGGGAGATTTTAGTATATGGCAATTAACCTTACCGCCGAAGAAGTAGGGAGACTAACACAGCAATTCTCTGAGATGGGCATGACCCTCGCGGAGATTATTGATCATATTGATAATATGACCGAAGCGCAAAAGCGTTCGGCACAAGAATCCAATTCGCAGATTGGCTTTATCGAGAAAAGGTTAGAACTGCTTCGCCGCGTGTCAGCAGAGCAGCAACAACAAGGTCAATGGGCTGAAAACTTTTCTCAACAGCAGACTCTTCTCATACAGCTTGAAGAAGAGAGGCTTGAACTCGCATTTGAGCAGGGCAAAATTGATGAAGAAGAGTTGCAAAATGGCAAGCTAAGGATCAAGCAGCTTCATGAAGAGAATGCGCTAGCTGATCAGGCTGCTGACAAGTCCGTAGAGGTAGCCCAAGCCCTCACCGGGGTCAGCGGCGCTTGGAAAGGCACAGTTATTGGTTCGTTCTTCCAAGGCGATTTTGAAGCGAACCTTCAAAGAACTGCCATGGCGCTCACAGACAACTTCTCAGCAGCCAATATGCTTGGCTCTGCGCTGATGAGGGTGCAAGAGTCTACAATGATGATGGTTGTTTCAGCCGATGCGCAATTTGCAGAGGTTAATAAATTAACAAACAGCACTGGTGAATACAATGATATGATCATGGACACCATGCAGAACAACCAGCAGTACAACGTTAGTGTTGAGGATGCTGCCGAGTCTGTGAACGCGCTCTTCACAGAGATGAGCAACTTTAGCAACATGTCTAAGGAGGCTCAGGCTGCGGCAGTAGAAACCACCGCACAATTGAAAGGTTTAGGCATCGATGCCCAGACAACTGCAGCAAACTTTGAGATTCTGACTGGTGCATTGGGCATGTCTTCTGCTGCCGCAGCAGACGTACAGAAAGATTTCGCAGCCATGGCAGCAGACTTGGGTGTTAGTGCTGGTAAGATTGCAAAAGACTTTGAGAGAAATTCAGATGTTTTCACTGCCTACGGCGATGAAGCGGTGCGAGTATTCAAAGAAACAGCAGCCGCTGCCAAGGCTACTGGTATCGAGATGAACGCCCTGCTCGGCATTACTACACAGTTCGACACTTTTGAGGGCGCGGCAAAGGCAGCAGGACAGTTAAATGCTGTTCTTGGTGGTGGATTATTAAACTCTATGGATCTTTTGAACGCCTCTGAAGAAGAGAGGGTTCGCATGTTGATCCAGTCGGTTGAAATGTCGGGTAAAAGCTTCAACCAAATGAGCAAGTTTGAAAAACAAGCGGTTATGAATGCTGCAGGCATCTCAGATATGACGGAGGCGAATAAGCTGTTTGGACAAAGCCTTGCTGAGTATGATGCGGCGCAAAGAAAAGTTGAAGACAACGCCGAAGCGCAAGCTAAACTTGAAGAGCGTGCTGCAGCAGCGGCGAATATGCAGGACAAACTTAAAAGAATCATGGAGCAATTCGCTGTGGCTGTTACGCCCATTATTAACGTTATACATTTCCTTTTAGATGGATTGCTTAGTCTCAATGACATGACCGGTGGAATGCTGATTCCAACCTTGATCGGATTAGCTGCCGCAATGATGGCTATCCAGCACGCTTCTAAATTGCAGGCAATGTGGAGCACCATTATGACCGGCAAAGCTATTATACAAGCCGGCGCAGAGGGTGGACTAGCTGCAGCTAAGGGCGCTTTGACTACTGCCACTGCTGCACAGACTGCTGCCGCGCCTGCAGCCTCAAGGGGCTCGTACATGATGGCAAGAGGCATGTCTGCATTAGGAAAGGCTGCAGCTAAAGCAGCACCCAAGATTGCAGCAGCCCTTGGACCTATTGCCGGTATTGCTGTGGCAGTCGCTGCTCCGATTTTGTTATTGGCTGTTATTATTTGGTCGATGAAAGAGTTGATCTTGGCATTTATGGAAGCGCCCGAAGCAATCGCCCCAGCTATTCTGGGCTTGGCGGCATTCATCGCTGTTGCTGCAATCGGGCTACCAATACTAGCCTTCGCATTCGCTTCTTTCTTTAACATCTTGGCTACTGCGGCTCCAGCGATGGGCATTTTAATGCCAGTGCTGCCAACCATGGCAGTTAGCTTTGGTATTCTTGCGATATCGCTGTGGCTTTTGGGCAAAGCAATCCAACAGTTCGTGGGAGCCGGCATGCCAGAAGCTATGGTGTTGGCTCTTGCCTCGCTGTTTGCATTTGGCACAGGCTTAGTGATGCTCGGACCAATCATGAAGAAAGGCTTTAAAAAGGTGGGTATCAATGTCGGTATTTTAGCTGTAGCATTGCTGCTTCTTGGGATGGCACTGAAGCAGTGGAACGATGTGGGTGTAGATGACGCAGTTCTCGCCTATGTGAGCTTGTGGGCATTTGCTGGTGCTTTGATTCCTCTCGCTTTTGTGATGAAGATGGGCGCTGAAAAGGTTGGCATTGCTGTTGGCATTTTGGGGCTTGGCTTGTTGCTTCTGGGCAAGGGTTTACAAGAGTGGAATGACGTTGGTTTGAGAGCAGCCTTCGCTGCGGTCGCTGGTTTGGTTGTCTTCGGCACTTTGCTTATACTTGCTGCACCATTTATCACAAAGGGTACTTTCTTGGTCGGAGCCGCCGTGGGAGTTTTGGGAATTGGACTGTTACTGTTGGCGAAAGGCATCAAGGCATTTGAAGATGTCAGTGTTGGTATGATCCTGTTGCCGCTAGCTCTGTTGGTATTTGGGTATGCCTTGATTCCGGCTGGTATTGCTCTTGCTATTGGTGGCTCATTATTGTTGATTGGCGCAGTCACAGCCACCCCCGCCTTGCTTATGTTGGCGGTTGCTCTTGCGCCATGGATGGAGATGGACTATGACAAGCTTCGTGGTCTTGGTTCAGCATTGTATGATATGACAGATGGTATGGTTTGGGCTGGTATTAAGATGGCTATTGCTGGTGCATTCTTGCTGTTCGGAGGTTGGAGAGTCGCGCTCGGACTCGCCGTGCTCTGGCTGGGTCTGGCACCGTGGATGACCGAGGCAATTAACCTTGATCAGTTACCTACTCTGGGCTGGGCACTAGCAGAGTTTTCAATGGGCTTGTTAATTGCCGGAATATACATGGCATATGCAGGTATTCCATTCTTGTTTGGTGCTGTGCTGATTAGTCTGGGCTTGTTGGTGTTGAATGAGCCTCTTAAAGAGTTCGCGAACACGTTAGCTGTATTAGCACCGGTCGCACCACTGATGCCGGCTATTGGAGTTGGCTTGCGCGCAATCGGAAACGCTCTGCCAAGCCTTGGTTGGGGCATTTTCCAACTCGGTATTGCCGCAAGTATGCCATTCTTTAAGACAGGTCTTAAGACACTGGGCAGGGGCTTACGAATGTTCGCAGCAGCAGTGTCAAACATTCCAGAGGAAAAGGCATTAGCACTGGGAGCACTGTTCCAGAGCTTGTCTAAGTTCACGGCACTTGGAAAGGTGGGTGGAGTACTTAGAAGCTTAGGATGGGGTATCTGGGCTATTGGCGCTGGACTTAAAAACATGCCAGAGGGCGTTCAGGCTGTACAGTTCTCAGTCGCTGCTGAATCATTAGCAGAACTTGCAGCAGAAGCTGTCGATCTAACCCCGGAGGCTGTAGAGAATGTGCAGAACCTTGCAGACGCAGCCATTGATTATGGTATTGCCAGCCGCCTTATGCGCACCAGCGAAGACGATGCTCTTGTGTCCGCTCTTAAGGAGCTTGCAGGGATTGCCAAGGGCAGCGCTGCCGCTGGCGCTAAGGGACAAGACGTTGTGCTTGAGATCGATGGCAAGGAGTTTGCCAGAGCAGTGTCCGCTGCTATTGATAGCAAACACAATATGCCGTTCTAATAATCTTGCTCGGCTGACTAGTTAAACTATGGGCAAATCGCCCCATGGGAGGATATTCTAAATGGCATCTGACTGGACCAAGCAATTTCCAGATCTAGGTCACCCCGGTTATGTAGACTATGAGAAATTCTTAGTTTTCAAGGGAATGGTGATCGACTTTTATCACATTCCTAGTGGATACTCGGTCGCATTCAAGGGAATGATCAACAGTTTCTCTGATGAGTATTCCTCCGAATGGAATTCAGAATCAGTTTATGGTCGTATGGATCCGATCTCTGCCTTTCAGGGCACAGCCAGAACTATTAGTATTGAATGGGACGTTGTTGCTTCGACAGTTCAAGAAGCAAAGCTGAACATGCAAAAGTGCGAAACTTTAATGTCAATGCTTTATCCAACATATGCTAAGGGCGGCAAATCAAACACGATCAATGCCTCACCCCTGTTCAAATTTAAATTTGGAAACTTTGCACACGACGCATCTAAAGGCTCGGCAGCCATTGGCGCTCGGGCAGAGTCGGCTGGACTCACTGGCTACATCGGAGGCTTTACATTTGAGCCCGACTTTGAATCTGGTATTATTGACGGACCTGATGATTTTACCACTGCACCATTTGAGCCGGGAGAATTTTACCCGCAAAAGCTTACCTTGTCGGCAGAGTTTACTGTTCTACACACTCATGACATGGGCTGGATTGCGGGCTCTACTAATGCACCATCGTGGGCAGAGGATATTTCCTCTACAGGCGGCGCAGTCGGACTTGCGCAGGCAGGCTATCCGTATTCTACACCGGGAAGTCACATGGCTGGATTCGAGGGCGTGTCTGGAAAGGGTGCTGACGGCGCTACAGGTACAGGCGCAGCACGCTCGCCCGAAACAAAAGCAACAGAGGGCACTGACCCCGGCGACGATGGGGCATTAGTCGAAGCCGCATTATTAGGATTATTATAGAATGAGCAGTCGTTATAACCAGAGAAAAAAACTTACAAACACAAAACGCTTTTATGAGGATTACATGGAGCAGCGTGGCGTTAAGAAGATTCGTCAATACTCTACGCCCAAGATGATGTACCCAAGTCCTAAAGCTATTGCAGACGAAATCACGCGAGTTACACATATTTGGAAGTCGAAAGACATGTATTGGAAACTAGCTGCAAAGCATTACGGAGATTCACAGTTATGGTGGGTCATTGCATGGTTCAACAAGAAGCCTACCGAGTCTCACTGCGAGTTGGGAGATATTATCTACATTCCGATGCCTTTGGAGACTGTTCTATATCATTACTCTGTCGGTTAGGAGATAGGCTATGGCTGAGGAAGACGATTATAAATTAACCTTTGACCATCAGTGCTTTCTGATGGACAACTACGAAATTCTGTCGCCACTAAATGAGCAGTGCGGTTACGAAAACTTTCATGCCATGGGCTTGGGCAATGGCGCAAGTGTGCATGACGTGATCAGTTCTTTGACCGGTCGCATGGGTCTGCAGAAAATGATCAGACTGAAACCATCTGAGCAAGGCTTTCTGCAGCCACAACTGCGCCTGTGGAGAGTGTTCCCTGCCAATGCTGACGGCGGTATTGATGAGGCAGAAGATGAATTTATTTTTGACACCGCGCTGAACCCAAACACAATCGAAGCTATTACTGCTGGTACATCTAGCCGCGCTGGTGGTTCTGGTATCAAAAGTTTTGAGTGGGAGTTCGCCGGGACCAACCCTGCAGAAGCAGAGGCAGTCATCAATGTAAAAATGACACTGTTCTTTCAGAACATGTCAGAGCTTAAAAGAGGTTGGGGCGAAACACAGGATCCGGGTACTGGTTTTGACGCCGGTACTGCGCGTGGATCACGACCCAGTTTCATGGAGTTGATTTTGCTCCCACCCGGCATGAAGGTTGGACCTTGCGGAGAGGCAAGAGAATACAATCCACAATTTTATAAGATTAAAGCTTCTGTCGGGTGGTCTGTTCCTCCCACTTTTGAGAATATGGACCAGCAACTCGTCCGCGAACTCAGAGGCACGCAGTTGGTCATGTATCTTAACTTGATCACGCACGAATTGAAGGTCAAAGAAGACGGCTCAATCGAGGTCGATGTAGAATACATCGGCTCTACAGAGATTGCGCTTGAATCTGGTCAGGCTGATGTGATTTTTCCCTACGGCTCGTCGCAAAGTGCGACTGTTAGTAGCGGGTTCTTGGGTGTGGGTGAGGATGACCGCACAATCGAAGATGTTGATGCTGAGATCGAGCGAATGGAAGAGGCTTTAGAATATGCCGACGTTGCTCTTGGTTGTGCAGGCGGGGAAGATCCGCAACTCGACGAAAGAAGGTCTGAAATCGTAGGCGAGTTGGCAGAACTTACAGAGACTAAGAAAAAGCTGACCTCAAAGAACCGTTCACAGGCGTACGAAAACTTTACTAAAAACTTGTCCGGCAAGATCAGGCACTTAGACTTGGATAATGGCTTCCTCAAGAAATGGGAAGAGAACACATTGAATGAGCGCGTGCCTTTGACCTCTGACAGCACTGGTGGTGTTGCGACAATCACCATTGGTGACGAAGGATGGTTCAGCAACCCGCAGAAAGAAGCAGAGTCCGCAGACCCAAGCGATGTTTCAGATGACGATATTTACTTTGTCTATTTTGGTGACATTATGGAGTTGGCGTGTAAATCATTTGCTCCCGATGCCCAAATCGACC